TTGAGTTTGTTAGAGATGTTTGCATTCTTTTGGGTATTGGGGTTTTCAGTATTAGAGGTCACACTAGAATATCTAATATTACAGAACGTCCTTTCACTATGTATAAGCTGAAATTTTTACGAAGTACCCTTGATGAGGATTTCTTTGTTATTCCTCATCATAAGAAGGCTTTCCTGAAATTGGGAGGAAGTAATGTAAAACGTAATGCCATGAATTGGACTGTGATCTCGGTTGAACCGACAGCTCGTGTTGAGAAAGTTTTTTGTGCTACCGTGGATAAACATCGGGATTTTGTTTTGGGTGGTAATCTGGCTACGGGAAATTGTGACTTCTTTGGTCCTTATACGGCCAATAACACGATGTCTTACGCTAGGTTCCAGACCCCCAAGGACATTGACAAGTATGGCAGATATTCAGAAGACCCAACGGCCAGAGCTTCTCTGAGAGTTACGTTCAGGTCGTGTATTGCCAAAGGTCTTCGTGGTGCTGGTAACATTGTTATTATTATGGATGAAGCAGCTCACTTTACAGACGGTGGTCAGTCCTCGGCAGCCAGTGTGTACGATGCTGTTACTCCTTCGGCAGCCACATTCTCCCCAAAAGATCAGAATGACAAGAAAATCCCTATAGGTGATGTTGAAGGCCGTGTAATTTCAATTAGTTCCCCACTTGGTAAACAGGGGCACTTTTACGAACTTTACCAGCTTGGGTACACTGGAACAACAGCAGCTACAAATATGCTGTGCATCCAGGCTCCAACCTGGGAAGTCAACCCAACTCTTCCTCTTTCCGAGTATGAGAAATTCTATTATAAAGATCCCGTAGTGTTCTTTACAGAGTTTGGTGGCCACTTTACAGACCGTACTCGTGGTTGGTTAGAACGGGAAGAAGATTTGCTGGCATGTGTGGATAACTCATTACGACCTTTAACTCAGGCACCGGCCAGACGCCCTCACTTCATCGGAATTGATGTTGGGTTAGTAAAAGATGGCTCGGCTGTAGCTATTGGTCATACGGAGCGTGTTAATGGCAGTGAAAAAATTGTGGTTGATTTAGTTGATCAGATAAAGGCAGGTGAAGGAAAATATAAAGATGTTAGTAGATTAGAATTTGATCAGGTGGCTGACTGGGTAGCAAAATTATCTAAGAAATTCTATATTGTGGATGGTATATTTGATCAATGGGCAGGGATTCCATTTGAACAGGCACTTATAAAACGAGGGTTACGTCAAATTAAAACTGTTCATATGACTAGACAGATTAACTCAGACATCTTTAAAAACTTTAAAGATGCCATGTGGGAGAAGTGGTTAATGTTGTATGATTGGCCTATTCCACAAGATCCCGGAGAAGGCATACATTGCCCCTACATTGCACAACTGTTGGAAATGCAAGCCCAGTATCTCTCTAAGTACATAACACTCGTCCAGGCTCCCCAGGTGGCTGGGAAACATGATGATATGGTAGATGCTTTAGTTAGAATGGTTTGGACGGCTAGTCATAGCCTTGGTACATCTAAAATTATCTCAGGTGTTCGAAATCCAAATGCCATTGGTGGGGCAACAGGTCATAGGGCCTCTCGGCGCGCTCGGCTGAATGCTCGAAGGACAGGTTCCAGTCCCGATCGGCAACCTTCACGAGTTAATAGGGGTTGTGTAAGGGGTCGTAGATGACTACACTAGATCCTCAAAGTCCTGTTCGTGCTGATCATAGGTTTATAAAAAAACTGATGGCTTCGGTATTAGCTGGTAAAGTAAGCAATAGACCCGAGGAGTTTGACGCAATCTCTAAAAACTTCTCGGCTAAAGGGGGTTCATGGGTTCGGCTATTTAATGGTTCCCCTACGGATTTTAGTTTGTTAAAGAATATTATTAAAGGTGCTTTTGATAAAGATTTGTTGACTAAGAGTCCAGAATGGAGTGCTTAAATGTCCAAGATGCGTGGCCGAAAGGCTCCTTCCCCCGAGGAACAGGAGCTAAATCAGCAGTTAGTGATTGCTGAGCAGGCATTGTTACGGGCAGCTACAGCCTGTCAGAGAATTGGTAAACAAGATCGGATTGTGGGCAGAAGAGCTTTACAGGCTTCTCGGAATATACACGCTGCAATTAATTCTATTGGAGAGATAGGGAATATGGTTCCAAATATTGATTCTTCAGACCCTGATATGATGTCCGAAAAGCAGCGGATTGCTTTATTTAGGGAGATACGGAACGCCCGATTGGAAAAACATAAAAAAACTCGTCTTAGGAGATCTGAATAATGGCAAGAAGAAAAAAACAACAACAAGATGCTGTTGAGGTTCGAAAAGTCCCTAATAAAAAAAAGGGAGCTCAAGCAGGTAAACCTGATAAGATTATGACTGGTGCTATGAGGATGAAAACAGCTTTTTCAATGGCTTCGGGGACGACCGTGGGAGCAGGGGGTAACTTTTACTCTCCTGAATTATCCACAGATTTCCTTGAACTGCCCCAGAGTATTGATGAGCAGCGGAATTTTTATCGTCATTTCTATAAGCATGAGCCATTTGTAGGCCAAGCTATTGATCTTCATACAGAACTCCCGCTTTCAAAGCTTCGGGTGAGTCTGCCTATAACTAAAGATCGTCAAATGGCCGAGAAGGCTTTGAGATTTTGTGAACAATGGTCAAAGAAAGTTCGGCTTCTCCATCGACTCCTGGAAATTACACATGAATATCATCTTCTCGGTGAGGTGTTTATTTTCTGTGAGGACATTAACCCTAATATTCCTAGAGAAATTAGGGAAGAACCTGTTCGTGAGATTACGTCTGAGGGTAAATTACTGGAGTCTTGGGTTCCTTATGATGATGCAAATGCTCGTGAAGTAGCTTGGTTGAAGAACAATTACAAAGGGTGGACTGCTATTAAGACTCTCCCACCAGAGCAGATTCAGATGGAATCCTTCCCGTTTACGGATGAGCATCTGTTTGAGTTGGTTCCTGATTCTAAATCCAAAGATGTTGTGAATAAAGCTCAACAGGGTGATATTAGAGCCGCTGGGATTGTTGATTCGATGTCCGCAGATATTGTGGGTGCTATCCTTGCAGGTGAGAACCTCCCTTTGAATACGGATCCTGATGCAGGGTCCTTCGTTTATTATCTGGCCAGAAAACGTAGTCAATATGAAGAACGTGGAAGTTCTATTCTTCAACGTTGCCTACTCCCAGGCACTCCTATATGGATTAAACGGGATGGTATTGTTCAACAAGTTTCCGTCGAAAATGTAAATGAAAACACTGATACAATGCTGACACATAAAGGTCGTTTCAAACCCTGTAAAGCAGGATCACGTCCCGTAAATGAGGTTATAACAGTATTGGATATTGCGGGTATTACTGAAAATCTTAGTTTAACTTCTGATCATGAAGTTTTGAGGGTTAATGGGGATGGGACAGAAGACTGGGTTGAAGCAGGTAAATTACAACCTGGAGATATGGTTAGAGAAGGTCATATTGTTCCTGATGGTGATCCTATAAAGACTATTAACTTGGTAGACTGGTGGCAGAACCATTTCTTAAGTTCAGTTAAACGGGGTAGACCTGATATGGGTTTGCCTGAAACATGTCGGGAGTTGGTTGTCCATAAAGCTTATTCCAATGAGGAAGGGCTTACTGTAACGTTTCATCATGACAACGATAACAAAAACAGGGTTAAAGCCACCTCTGTACTGGAGAAGATACTTACATGGGCTAAGAGCCTAGTTACACCTATTACGATGCCTCAAGCTGCCGTAGCGGTTGCTGCAGGGGTGTCTGAACGGGATGTACGTGTATATACCCCCCGTCTTCGGAAAGAAGGTATGCTGAGGGTTGAAACTAAATCTCTAGGTAGGGGGAAAGGACAATCCTCAACGTGGTATCCAGCAGATACTGATAAGCTACCTCCTGTTATAACAGAAATGGTTTCCCCCATTAGTGAAATTATTATTAATGAAGATTTCTGTTATTTACTGGGTACTTGGATGGGTGACGGTTGTGTGTGGACTGAAACAGAGAGCTTGTTGAATGTTCATAGCATAGGATGGTCTTTACATGATAAAGATATAGCAGCCCATGTAAATAATCTGGCTGGTCGTTGTTTTAAAGGGTCTGATATAAAAAAAGGGTGTTTGGTTAGTAAAGTTGCAAAATCTAATGACATCCGTATTGAGGACCCTCTCTTAGCTCGCTGGTTCAAAGAAGAATTTGGGCATACTGCCCAAGGAAAACATTTGCCAGAATGGGTTTTCCACCTGTCTGACAAACATATTATGGCTCTTTTGCAAGGTCTTTTGGATACTGATGGTTGGTTAGGTGTAGGTAAGGCATATCGAATTGAATTTGCTTTGGATAATAAGGTTTTGATAGATCAAATTCATCTGCTTTGTAACAGGGTTGGGATAAAATCTAAGGTTGGTATTGATCATAAGAAAGCACGGTCATGGACACGTACTTGGGATACCAAGGATGGCACTCGTACAAAGACATATCATTATGAAGCTAAAGATTTTCCTAAATTATCATGTTCTCGGTCCGAAGATGTAAGACGTTGGGCAAAAGGAAGTATAAAAGGTTCTCGTGCAATTTGGGATAACAGGGGTGTTGATAAACGTGGTGGCCCAAAAACCATAAATGGTTGGATGGTACATAAGATAAAATCTGTTTCACATGTTCTTTATAAAGGTCCTGTTTATTCGTTCAATGTGGAGGGAGATACTTCACACTTTACTTTAACTATCACCCATAACTGTATGAGAACACTAGTTTTTAGAGATAAAGTTAGACAGTCGATGACTAGCATAGCTTCTCGTCATATGACTCCTTATAGGCTCGTATGGGCTGAGGATATGAATGATGATCAGACAGAAGAATTGCGTGAGCAGGTAGACTTGGCTCTTCAAGATCCTGATTACTCTATCATTACTTCTTTCCAGGTCAATTGGGAGGAAATGGGAGCAGATCAGCGACTACCTGATTGGAGTTGGGTTTGGGATTTCACTGACCGTCAGCTATATGCTGGGTTGGGTGTAACCGAGGGTTTGTTGTCTGGTGAGAGTTCTTATGCTGGTGATAGATTGCATTTGGAAGTCATTAATACAAGATATATGTTGCTTCGAGAATTGCTTCAAGATTTGGTGGAAGAGTATTTCTTCAAGCCTATGTGCCGTCGGATGGGTTTTGTTGAAGAAGATCAGGATGGAAACTTGGAAGTAGTTGTTCCTCGGTTGTCATTCACTCGATTGGCACTTCGAGATAATGCTGATACGTTTGATGCTTTGTTCAATTTGTATCAGAAGGGTTCTTTGGACATTGATACTATCCTCGACCTTCTGAATATCGATCCCGTCACCACAAAAGAGAAACTCCTTCGTGATTTTGGAACTCTCAATGATGCTACCTTTAATGAAGTGCTTCGAGGTGCTTATAGCCGTGTAGGTGAGGGATTAGTGGAGGGTTCCAACTTGACTGAGAAAGTTGCTTCTGGTCTAGGATTACAGTATACGAAACCCGTGGAAGAAGGTAGCGGTCGTTTCTAACCCTATAAGACCCTTATATCAGGTACTGGGTTTTCCAGATGGAAGGGTTTGTGATGAATACACATCAGCAAAAACAGGCAAAGCAACTTGCATTCCGATGGATTCGGAAGACGGCAAGTGGGTGGGAAAAACGAGTATCCCACCTTACTGACAGGTATTTTTTGTTGAAGACGGGCAAGGAATTCCCTACGGGTGAGGCTTTGCAGAAGTACCTTGAGGAACATCCGAAAGCTGATAAACGCCGTCATTGGGTCACAGATGAAAAGGAAAACAAAAAAGTTGAAGAGGGTAGTAAATCTAACCCTGAGATCGGATACGTCCGGAAATGGGGGAAAGCCCGCGCTTCAAAATTAGAGTCCATGAGAACAGGTTCTTTTACCCCCACTCCAATTTCAGGAACTTTGGGAGCTAAATCAGTTAAAGGCATCCAAAAAAATGCAAAAAAACTTCTCCGAACCTATTCAGCTCATCTTCCTGGTGATGATGTGGATAATATGCGGGATTTCATTGACGATCTAGGGGACACCCTGGATTCGGCCCTTTCCTCTGGGGATTTCAAAGGGGTTAAGGCATCTGCCATGGACAAGATTATGCATGATGCCATTGAGGATCTTGTGTTTCAAACACATGAATCCTACAAACGTCAGCTCGGTGATCATGGTATTCGACATATCGTTGGGAACATTAAGACTCAAAATCAGGTTTATGATGCTTTGGATAAGGCAGGTAAGAAAATTTCTGCTGCCGATAGGCTCAAAGCCATGTTGATAATGGTTAACCATGACCTTGGATACACAGCTGCCCCTGCTGCAACAGATCTTAAATATACAGGTAAACACAAGGAATATGGGTCAAAGATTTTCAAGAGTGAGCGGGGGGATAACTATCAAGATTTGTTTGGTGATGGTTTAGATGAGTTTGTCCATCTGATTGAGACCCATGATTCTGATGAGATTGATTGGGATAAAGATCCCGTTGGTAGTGGCATTCGAGTTGCCGATAATCTTAGCCTCTATGCTAAAGATAAACTTCCTGGGCTATTCCGTCTGGTTCCAGATGGCCTTGATGTATTAGAAGAATTGGGGAGAGCTGCCACGGCAAAACCCCCTGATGATGATGAAGTGGAGAGAATCAAAAAGTCTTTAAAAGAAAAGGTTCAAAATACAGGGCTTTCTAGTGCTTTAAAAGATGCACTTCTGAATGCTGCCCAAGAAGTCAGTAGGTTCACTCCTAGATTTACGTTAGGTATGCTCGGTGGCCATGTGGGTTCAATAAATTTTAAGGATGGTTCCTTGGTGGTGAAGGTGAAGAAGGATGCCTATGACACCCAGCTCCAGAAATTATTTGACATGGGGCAGTCCCAGTTTAATAAATTAGCTAAGTCTTATGGGGTTGATAAAGTTACGGATAATAAGTTTGAGTTGTCTAAGAACGGCAAGTCTGTCCTGAAACTTAGTATTGGATAAATTAATGAAACCTGAAAAATACTTCGGTGCTGCATATGGCAAAAAAACAGGAGATGGGACGGGAGTAGGTCTTTTTATCCCCCTCCCCGAACCTTTGGCTTCTCAATTCCCTAGTTTGGGGGATGCGGATACGAGTCCTTCCCATTGTACATTTCTGTATATTGGAGCTGTCAATAAAGACCAAGAAAAATTGTTCCTGGATACTTTGACTCAGGTGTTCACCGGTTGGGATAAGTCGGTGATGGGTGTTCTGGATTACCTTGATTATTTCATCCACCCTGAAAAAGAACGCCATGTTGCAGTAATGAAAATCCGTTTCAACCAACGGATGGATGAAATTCGTTGGAAACTTCGAGATGCCCTGATTGAAGTTGGTATCCATGTAGATGATGGTTTTCCTTTGGTTTATCAGCCTCATGCAACACTTGAATACATTGGCTGCCTTGACACTCCTTATGTGGGCACAGTTCCTTCAGGGAGTTGGACTTTCAATAGCATTGAGGTTTGGGGACTTCCAAAGCTCCATGTGATTCCATTCCAGCAAACACCTACAGACAGAATGGCTTCAAAATACATAGCGTCATTAAAACACCAGACATCTATCGAATTGATGAAGTTCTTGGCAAATGCTGTGAACAAACTTGGTGCAGGGAGGCATGTCTATGTAGTTGGGGGAGCCGTCAGGAATTTCATTATATCAGAGCCTATAAAAGATATAGATATCGTTGTGGATTCCATTGGGGCAGGGAAAGATTCAGCTTGGTTGGCCAAGAAACTTCAGAAAGCCATTCCCACCCGAACCAACTTGGTGACAAATCAGTATGGTGTTGCCATAATAACAATCAAAGATGACTGGTTCATCGGGGATTCCAATTTGAAGGGTGAAACTATCGAGATAGCTAATGCCCGTAAAGAGTCTTACGGGGGGGTAGATGGCAAAGGGTACAAACCTCACATGGTGGAACCCTCGACTATTCAGGAAGATGTAGTTAGAAGAGAGTTTACTTTTAACACATTATTGTGGCAGATGTCTGAATTAGCCAACGGTCCTGAGAAGGCTGAGATTCTAGATATGACGGGATGTGGCAGGAAAGATTTGGATGAAGGGATGATGCGTTGTCCCAGTAATCCAAATAAGACGTTCACAGAGGATCCATCACGAATGATTCGTGCCATAAAATTCCTTATTAAGTATGGGTTCAAGATAGCTCCTGATGTGAAAGCTGCTATCAAACGGAATGCTCCGAAGTTGAAGAATATTCCATCTGGGCATTTGAGTAACATGATTGTCAATTTGTTTTTTGAGCCTGGATATGGTTCTAAGGCTTTAGTTGAGATGAAAAAATTAGGACTTTTGGATGTAGTTCAGGAGATTGCGGTTAAAGATAAGTCATTTAGGGAAGCTCTGGCAAATTGGTCTGATCGAAGTGCCAAGATAGATTTCCTGTTTGAACTGATGGACTATAATATGCCTACAGGACGTAGGTTGAAGTTCCTTAGTAAAGCTGATTTAGTGAAGCTCAGGGATATTACAGCTCCAATGTCTTCCGATGAAACCGAGAGACTCATTGCTCCGTTGGAGCAGCCTGGTAAACTTGTGAATATGAAAGCTCTGATTTCAGAGTTTGGGTTGAAGGGTCAGGAAATCAGGCAATTGACGGATGTTATCCGTCAGGCCATCTTAAAAGATCCTCGGATGGTTATGACCCCAGCTCGTCTGGAGAGGGAAACCCGTAAACATATGGGGAAGACAGCTAAGGTTTATACAGAGGCCGATCTGTTTCCAGCTCTACGAAAGTTTGAGGATGCCGTTGAACAACTGGATAAATATTATGCCATAATCCATGTCTATGTGGAATCTTTAGGTGATAAGGGTGGTGAAAAACAGTTGCAATTGGCTTTTGAGAGGGGTGTCCGACGGTATTGGGAATATGTTATTAATGCAGGTGCCGAATTGTCTCGGATAGTTCTTGACCAGAAAGCTATCCCTGCGGGGCAGGCTAAGAAAATTGAGATGGCAGCCCGATTGTTTATGTCTGCCCTGCGTTTCCCAAAGAAGTTTGACAATTGGATGAAAAAGAATACTAGGCATATCAAGTACCTAGAAGAAGCTGCTAAGAAATGGAAAGACAAAGAAGAAGGCGATGAGCTGTTTAAGATTGGACCTTTTGATGTTCATAATACTATAGGGGCATCTGATAAGGATCTTGAAGGAATCAAAACACTGGTTTCAAAAGGAATCTCTTTGGTCAAGAAAGCTAGTGGTGCTCTCACAGGTTACAAGAAGACTTTGTATGGTGATGTTTTCGTCGTTGGTAAACTTCTGAAATCCCATACGATGGCTTGGTATGAGATAGGGGATGATTCTGTTTATATGAGGCTTATGAAAAAGGTTGATTATGATGATCTTCAGTCCTTGCTTCATGAGTTAGCTCATCGGTATTGGAGAAAATTCTTATCCCATGGTGTAAAAACCCGCTGGCATGTTCATCACAATGCTGTTGGAGGATCAATGGCAGGTAAAGTTGATATGCCTGAAGTTGGGGACATTCTCCCATTTTCTGTCAATAAAACAAAAAAACCAAAAGTACTGGGGATTGAATCTGGTGTTTATATTTTAGAAGCCCGTTCCGGTAATCCTTTAGCTGTGCAAAAGATGACTTTATACAAATGGATGCAGCAGGAACAGAAAACTGGAAAATATCCGACTAGATATGCAGCCACGGATGCAGAAGAACATTTCTGTGAAGCTATGGCTCTTTACGCTTTGGGGAAATTAGGTCCTGAGCATGTTAAGGCTTTAGAAGAATCTTTAACAGGGAAAGAGGATGAGCTTTCGTTCATTCAGAAAGATGTTGCTGCAATGACAGATCAAGCTATTGAGCGGGTAGCCAAAGGATTCAAGAAACGGGCTTCATATTTCAGAGCTGGTGACCCTATTTTCTTCGGTAAATACAAGAATAAAAAGGGCATAATCAAAGGTTTCGGGCAAAATTCAAAGAATCAGTCTGTAACTGTTATCATCGAGCTTGACCCTAAAGGCAGAAAACAGGAGAAAGCAATCAGTTTGTACAACATCTGGCATCGGGACATTGAACGTCGTGCCTCTGTTGACCGCCTGGCTATCAAGTACGAAGCTCGTGTCAAAGAGCCTTGGAAGATGACTTTTAATGAATTCAGGAAATCTGTAAAAGTTCAGAGAGTTGAATGGAAAGCTGTCCAGACTTTCCAGGACTTCTTGAAGGCCAAACGGGTTAACCCATCAGATATTCCAACAGAAGCTGAGGAAGCAGATGCTATTGGTGGGTTGGTATTTAGGCGTCCTAATATGACAACTCAGCAAATAGGGCGTTTGAAGACATTAGTTCGTAAAAAATTGTATAAGGATAAATTATATAAGGAATGGGGGACTACTGTTGATAGAGTTGAGTCCCGTTCAGATTTGGATTTAAGCAGGGCTGATGATAAAGCCTATTTGAGAGTTGAACATAAACGGGCAATTCGTAAAGCTCTCCATCATCGAAAACATGTCCCAGATAAAGTTTTGATTGAGTATCCTGAATTGACTGCTGTAGACAGGATTGCATCCAGGAGCTTAAAAGCTAAGGGTACTCATAACTTTTTACGGATAGAGAAACTTATGACAGATCTTCGTGAGGAATTACCACGAGGTTTTTATAGGAATACCCCTATAAAGGAAAGTCAAGTAAAAGATATTCAACGAAAAGCTCGTGCTTTGTATGATGCCCTTGTCTTTGATTTCGAGGGGACACGGGCTGCTTTCCTTTATAAAAAGAAAGCCCATCGTAAAATCGAGAATTTTCGTAAGTTCTTTTTAGCACTTACCAAAGTAACAGGTCCTGAAGAAATGATGGCATACCTCCAAAAATGGGGTGGTAAGACTAAAGGGTACTTTGAAAAGTTTTGGGACTCCATGCGGTTTACTTTAGGTGTCATTCAAGCACTTGATGTGGAACGTATTGATTCTTTCTCAGTTGGTAAGTGGAATGTCTCATTATGGACATCTCCCCGTGCTGATTGGGATGATGGTAAGGTTGGTCGTTTGCAGTGGGTTTTGGACAGGGCTGATAAAATGACTACCTCTAAGGGGTTTGGGGGTGTGTCTTACGGTCGGGTAAATGCCTATCCCTCGGGTAATGTTCCAGTATCAGGGCATGGAAGTGGTTCAACCATGGCAATGTATAACCCCTCAACTGATTTGGTCAGTTTGGGTGCAGGGAAAGATGTTAAGAGGACTCTCTTGGATTTAATCCATGAATTAGGTCATCGTTATTATTTCAAAAAAATGGGGTCACGGGGACGTGCCGCATGGGAGGAGTTTTTTGAAGCCTCTCAAGGTTCTCCCAATGTGGATAAGCTAATTGCCGATTGGGAAAGATATGTTAAGAATGCAACTGGATGGGATGGTAAGAAATACGGTCGGTATCTGTTTCAGTATTACTCTTATTTGAAGAAAAAAGACCCTGAACAAACCATGTGGCTTGAAATGGTTGCAGATAAAATAGATATTAATGAGCCTTCCAATGCTTATGGTCCTAAAAAGGGGATTACCCCTGGCCTTGATCAGTTGATTGCACGTAAAGGGGAAGCTAATGTTTTCCTTCACCCTGTAACGGCTTACAGTGCTACAAGTCCATCGGAACTATTTGCTGAAACCTTCTCTCATGCAATCTTTTATGGGCCAAATACGATTCCCGAAATAGTCAGGGATGTGTTCAAGCGGGCAGCCCCTAAAGCAAAAATGGCCTCTGATAGGCAGATTAATCGCATTGCATCTAAGTTTCAGAAGAAAAAAGAAGTCCCTAAAGCAGATGGCAAAGGGACAACCACGGTCTATGAGTACAGTGAAGGTCAGATTCAGAATCGGAACAGGGACAAAGCCAAACGAATAGAGGCTCTTCGGGGGAAACTGGATAAACTCCATACGTCTATTAAGAAAGACCTGAAATCCAAAGATGAACAGACCTGGATGACTGCTCTGGCTATTGGGCTTATCAATGATACATTTGAGCGGGTTGGTAACTCAGGTTCAGCTAATGACGGCCATTTTGGTGTGACTGGCTGGCAGGCCAAGCATGTAACTTTGGGGCCTGGAAAAGCTACTTTCAAATACGTCGGCAAATCAGGTGTGAGTCAGTCCAAGACAACCACCGATAATGGCCTTGTGAGTGCCCTGAAAGCAGCAATGGAGGGTAAGACGGGTTCTGACCCTATATTCAAGGCAGAGAGCTTCACAGTGGATTCAGGGAAGATTAACACCTATCTGAAGCCCTTTGACATCACAGCTAAGGATGTCCGGGGTCTTCATGCTAACAGGCAAGTCCAGAAGGCTCTTAAATCCATCCGTTCTGCCGGTGGGAAATTACCAACGGATCCAAAGGAAAAAGAGAAGAAGTTGAAGGCTGAATTTCAGTCTGCCCTCGAACAGGCAGCAAAAGCTGTCGGTCATGAGGCTGCCACCTTGAAGAATCAGTATTTAGTTCCAGGATTGGAAGATAATTATCTGAAAGATGGGACTGTTAAAGAGAACTTGGCCAGACAGAAAAAGGCAACTAAAACCCACGGGGAAAGAGATGACGAGGAAACTGCTAAACTCGTAAAACCTCTCCCTAAGAAGAACCCTCCACGGTATGATCTTAGAAACGAACGGGTTAATGTGGATAAGGACAAGGATACAGGGGGCAATAAGGCTGATAATGATAAGGACATGAGCCTGAACTACAAGAGGGTTGCTATAGACCGTCTGGCTGACCGTTGGTTGAGACACGCTGTTGAGGCAAAGAAACCTGGGGATATCTGGAAAACGAACAAAGGTTATTCAGTTAAATTGGATGATGACACTATCCGACAGACGGACTCTGGGGCCAAGGCTAAAATTATACTGGAGAAATTCCGTAGTGGGAAGAAACCCGAGGATGATCCGAGCGGGAAAAAGAAACCTCAAGAGGTACCTGGCAGTGTTGAGAAAGCTCTGATCAAAGTTGAGGAAGATAAAGCTCAAGCCAAAGTTGATGAAGCAGCTGCGAAGGCTGATGAAGTTCCTCAAGATGAAGAACCTGCTTCCAAGGAGGAAGCTATTTCAAAACAGCCTGAAATCTCGAAGTCAAAGAAACAGAAACGATTTGATGAGGTCGCTGCTGTTTATAATGGTTTTATTGTTGATATGGGGAAAGATAAACGGTTCAAATCCGTATTAAAAGAAATTAGTGATTTTGATAACCCACAGGAAGTTATGACAGCTTTCCAAACTCAAGTTACCGATATTAGGGCTGAGATAGATAAAGGAAACCTTTCTCCTGAAACCATTCAGGCTGCTTCAGATGCATTAGAAAACCCAGGTGGTGATGGCATGGCCAATGCCAAAATGGTTGGTCAGACTTTGGCATTGGCTATGATAGCCAAGAAATTAATAGCTAATCCTCTTTATAGAGGTGGTCAGTCTTCTGGTTTAGATGCTGAAGGTACGGTATCTGATTCCCGTGATCTAACAAAAAAAGCCAGGGAAACTGCAAATTATTACAGTTCCTTAACTCCGATTCTCCGACAGGAGGCTATTGCTGAAACTAAGAAGCTATTTACGGGGTTAGAGGGAGGTTCTACTCAGCGTCATGAATTGGATAAGTTAGCTGATGGTATTCATCATGCTGCTAGTGTTCAGGGAGATTACGATGATCCCCGAAGTGGTAATGCTTCTTTAAGGCCACCTCCAGGGCCAGGCCTTCGGAGTGTCTTGCAAGTTTTGGCCACTAAAGGTGAAGACCAGGATATTTTGGATATTATAGTAAATAGCTCAAAAGGTGGCCTGGGTTCAGATGATGCCAAGCTTAAAATCAAAAGTGCTTTGGACGATTTATCTGATGATGATTTGTATGAAGCTTGTGGTGGGGAAAATGGCCCAGATGCACTTACTATAGATTTGTTGCAGAATGGGGGTCTGTCTTCTAAGGAACTGGAATATGTTAAGGATATGTTAGTAGGTGGTTTGGTAGATAGTATTTCCTCTCATGATGAGATAACTGCCCGTATAACGCAGGGTGATAAAGTAATTCAACAGTTAGTAGACCTTGAAAAAACTCAAGACCAAAAACCAGAAACTAAAACCCTAGGGGACTCTGAAAATTCAACCCTTCACGGGGACACAGAATATTGTTGGACATGTCCCCGTGAAGATGGAGCACCTTCTTCACAAGAACTGGTTAACAATATAGAAAATGGTGCCCGAAAGGAGACTGATGAGGAGCGGTTTAAGTTGGCTGAGTGTCTGAAAGAGGCTAAGAGTCCTGAGCGTAAGCAGAAGTGTCTCGATAAATTGAATAGGGTGCCCTTAGATAAATTAGCTAATGATAATGAGGATTTACGCCCAGAAGATCCTTGGCAGGACGCATGTAATGTTTACCGTTTGAGCTTAGCCGAGGCTCGATTAAAGTTTTTTGAAGAAACTTTCGGTGAACTTCCTATAGATGACCCTTTTAAAGTCCAGATTCAAACAGCAATCAAACTTTATGATGCTGAAGAGTTGGACAAAAGATACATCCGAGAGGGTGAGAAGTTAGGAAACTTATTTTAAGAAGTAAACTTTTTCAATCTTTCATCTATATTTGAGGATACCTAAGTAGAGGGCATAGTGCGCCTCGTTTTAACTTGAGTATGGATGACCTTACAAGGAGGACATATGATGACTATGACGTTGACTAAAAAGGGCGCACGGCAAGTGACTGAAACATTGGATAAGGTTGCAACCTTATTTCAGAATGACCACAAAACCCTTGGGATTGACCCAAAAATTGCCACTGATTTTGCTCACCGTTGTGATGTTCTTTCCGACCATGTTGAGAAACGTGCCGGAATTAACCGTACAGCTCTGACAGAATACGATCCTGTAAAAGAAACAGGATTCAATCCCGAAGAAATCGGGATTGAAAGATCGGGTCCCCTTGAAATGGTGGATTCAGATGAACCTTTCATGAACGGTGAGTTCACTCAGCAAGAGAATCGTGAACTTCGTTATGACCAGCAAAGTGGTAAACTCGGTCCAGACCGTACTACTCTTGCCCCACAAAACATTCCTGCAGGCAAACAAGCATTCGAGAAAATGGGTCGTGAAACTGTCATCAACAAGATGAGTATGATGAATGACACTCTGCATAATACAGCTTTGAAATTAGCTGCACTTAACCAAAGCATTTTGGCTGATGGTGTGACTAAGCTAGCCCAAGCTGTGATGGATACCCAAGTAGGCATCTCTCTCGGTATCGTGACTGCTGCTCAAAGCACTGAAATCATGGATTCTTTCGAACTTGTGATGCCTCACATTGCTGCTGTAAGTCCTCAAACTCAGTCTAAAGTTGCTAGGATGATTGATCTTGCACTTCATATCGCAAAAAAAGCGGAAGAAGATGAAGATAATGACGACAAGAAGGACGACAAGAAGGACGACAAGAAGGACGACAAGAAGGACGACAAGAAGGACGACAAGAAGGACGACAAGAAGGACGATAGTGGCAAATCTTTCTTTGAGAAGATGGAAGAAGCCAAGGCTAAGAAAAAGGCCAAGAAATCTGGTGAAGATGAAGATGACCTTGATGATGATGATGATGTAGAAGGCAAAAAGAAAGCAGCTAAGAAGTCTGATGAAGATTCAGAAGCTGAAGAGGACGATGATGATGTGGAAGGTAAAAAGAAAGCCTCTCACGGATTCATTCTGAACGCTGACTAAATCATCTACAAGGAGCATCTCGTGGCAAAAACAGCAGCTATCGTCAATTATCAAATCCGGGGAGCACAGTTCGCTGTTGGCGATGTGGTTTACCCGTTTTTGGACGGCAGTTCTGACTTGAACGGTCGAGTTGTAGCCGTATGGCCAGCCATTGGCATGGTAGATGTGGAATGGCCTCACGGGTCGGAACGTCTTCCTGTTGAAGATATTCAGAAAATATCTCCTGATTCTTTCTATCAACCCCCTGAAGTGGCACCTGGTGAAAGTAGTGTACCCGGTGGTGCTGAAAGTGTCCCTGTATCAACGGGTCCTTCGGAAAAAGCTGTTATTCCTGAAGAGGAACAAGTAACTCGGTTGACTGCTGCTTTCATCAAAAAAGCTGTATGGCAGAATTCCCAATTACCTGAATTCCGACGAAGACTTGGCCTTTATTGGGCTTCTCGTGACCGACGGTATAGAGCCCGAAAAATTGAATTGGGTGACGGTGTTTATCATTGTCCAAAGTGTGCTGGGGTTGAATTACGGAAAGCCATCTATAAACGACGTGCAGGTGAAAGCTTGCATTTATTAGGTTGCCCAAATTGTCTGTTCCTTATCAAGAAATCTGACATTATAGGTGACCCAACTTATACTGAGTTTGACATTACACCCAATCGGAAACGGAGGTTGTAATGGCATTCATGAAGTATGCAACAGCTACCGTTGTTCAACCACATGTATCGGCCAATGTTTGGAGTAATATTCGGACGGCAGGGGATGTGGCCAGGTCTGGTGGAAACTTGGACAAGAATCTTATTGTTCGGGCTTCCGACTTGTTTGAGCAGGACTTTAAACCGAGTGAGTACCTCTTAACTCATGCTACTATTATTGCTTCAGTTGACACATTTGCTCCAGTAGGATCAAAGGTTGGTTCTCAACTGGTGGATGGCTTCCAGGTCAATCGTAAGTACCCTGACTTTAGAATCACAGCAACCACTGATAAATTTATCAACAATAATAGTGATGCCTGGTCACGAGATGTCCTCATGAAGTCCTATCAGACTTTCGTGGGGGGTCATAATTTCGTGGAGCATATTCAGGTGGAGGAGTTATCCCGGGGACGAATCATTGATGCCGTGTCTCGTGATATTGGTGATTCCATCTATGTTGACATCCTTATTGCTACAGATAGAAAACACACAGACCTGATTCAAGCAATTGAAAATGGGAAAATGTCAACCTTATCGATGGGTTGTTCTGTCGACGGGACTATTTGTAGTAAGTGTGGGCATTGGGCAGCTGATGAAACCGAAATGTGCCCACATATCAAATACGAGAAGGGGAATACATTCTTTGATAACCAGGGGCGTCAGTCACGGGTAGCCGAACTTTGTGGGCATGGTACAATAGACCCACATGGTGGCGTTCATTTCGTTGAAGCCTCTTGGGTAGAGCAACCTGCATTTACTGGGGCTGTTTTACGGAATGTGTTGGAGCCTACTCCTATTACAACTGCTAAAGTACAAGAAGTTTTGGCTTCAGTACCACCTCAATGGTCGGAGACTGACTATTTGAAGGTTGCTGGCTTCATGCCCCTCGTTGAAGAAGTGCTCGACACCAAAGTAATTGATAATGTTGGGCAAATCCGTCATGACGGGGCTTTAGTGGGGGCCATTGGCAAAACTCAACGTGCTGCCATTTATGGTTCCGCAGACCCCTTCCTGGCAGGTTGGGACGATGAGGGTGTTGAAGAGGGGGCTGAAGAGGGGGCTGAAGAGGGGGCTGAAGAGGTCAGTGATACACCTCCAACTGGAGAGCCTGCTAAGAGTCCTTTAGAGGATGCTGAAGAAGATCTTGAAAAACATTTAATGAACCGAGTAGTTCAAAGAATGAAAGACAAGATGAAGGATAAAGTTGTGGATGATGCTATTGGTGGGGAATCCTCAATGGCTCCAAATGACACCCTTATTAAAGAAGGCTCTGCTGGTAGGATGTACAAAGCAGCTTTGAATACGATTGTTTGGAAAACAGCAAGTGATGCTGATCTGGTGAATTCCTTAGCTGAGTATCATCAGAATATAGGTATTGACATTCCTGTGGACATCTACAGGGCGTCATTAGTAGTAGGGTACCATAAGAAATATAGTTCGGTTGATTCGTTCTGGGATGCTTGCTGCCGAGTTCTAGGACGTGTGCCGAATCATTATGAGGCTAAAACAATTTTACGAATTTCCAAATTGTTGACCCAGAGAAAGTCTTTGGGCTGCAATTCTTCTCACTCAGGCAGTCGCTATAAGGAGGATCAGTAATGTCAAGAAAGCAGCGTGAACGTATGACGTGGGCTGTGGGCCATCAGGCGAGTGCCCCGCCCGCAACTCCTGGTTACAACGTGGAAGACCAAGACCATCCTGCAAAGCAGGGGCCGGACCCGGACATGCATAAGTATGAAGACGGGGACACCTCAAGCTGGGCAGAAGATGTCCGTCAACCCCCTTACCCGCAGGGCAACCCTCCTGCAATTCCTGGTTATGATGCCGAAGATCAGGATCATCCTGCACATGAATCTCCACCTCGTGTGTCTCTGACGGCAGCTGTACGGAAACGTGCCAGTAAATGTTTGAAGCTTGCTACCATTCAGTTGGTTGGTAAGAAAATGACCAAAGCTCAAGTTGAAGACCATGCAATGGATTTGATGGAGTTAGGTGATTCTCAAATTGATAACATGTTGGAACGTTTTGGTGGTGGTTTCCTTGCCGATGAATTGGAAGTTGATGACGACCTTTTGGCAATGGATGACATGGACGACCTTTTGGCAATGGATGATATGGATGACATGGCTCTTGAAGAGCCTATCCTTGCTTCCAATGACAATATCATGGCCAAGCTTGAAGCTCTGACTGCTGAGGTTGTAGCTATGAAGAGTGGGTCAGATGACGATGAGGACGACGATGAGGACGGCGATGAGGACGGCGATGTAGAAGGTACTCAGAATGACCCTAAAGGTCCTACTCTTTGTCCAAAAGTGAAAGCATCCGACGACCCTATTGTCCAGGAATTCGATTCATATGATACGGGTAAAACTGGATTCGTTGGCATCGATGAATGGAAGGGCAGCAAAACTGTCTTTGCAGCACTGGATACTGACAATGACCAAATTCTGGCTCGTGTTGACCTCATGACAGCATGTGGTGAGGTTCCTGCTACCATTGAAGCAGGTTTAGAACCTGAAGAAATGGCTATGTTGGCTGAGATGTCCATTGATCCAATTGATCCAATTGATGAAATCCTCGAAGATGAAGTCCTCGAAGATGAAGTCCTCGAAGATGATCCAATGGAACTGGAGCTTATGGATGAGCCTATTATCGAAGAACCTATGATTGTCGCTGAAGACGATGCTGGTATGTTTGGTATGACTCATGACCCAATGGGTTTGTCCGACAATGCTCCTGTTATGTCTTCTGAAGACGATGCTCTACTTCAAGAAATTTTCGGTGGTAAGGTTGCCAAGAAATCTGACGATGACGAAGAAGTTATCGAAGAAGAAGTTGAAGGCAAGAAGAAAGCCAAGAAATCCGATGAGGACGAAGAAGTTATCGAAGAAGAAGAAGTTGAAGGCAAGAAGAAAGCCAAGAAATCCGATGAGGACGAAGAAGTTATCGAAGAAGAAGTTGAAGGCAAGAAGAAGAAAGCAGCAGTCCAACGACCTCAACCTCGTAAAAAGAGTGCTGGTGTTCAGCAGGTTGGTAACATGACCAAAGCTGCTGCCAACAGTGAGATGCTTGAACTTCAAAACATGTGGGCATCTTCCCCTGACGTGTCCAAAGTTTTCGGTAGCTAGAACCTGATTTTTGTAACCTAACCGGAGGCTTTGTACTCCGGTTAGGTTTTCCACAATGTTTGATTGTGGATGATTGACAATAGAAAAGTTAATTTTTTATCGGTAAAGACATTATATTTACCGACATCTTAGTAGAAGGTCCTTACCGTAACATTGGGTTACGGTGGATTGAAACAGTGATGGTTAAAACCATCCCAACCAACCCTGTAAACAGGGAGTCAAAAGGAGGCTCAAAATGCCTATTGGACTCGGACAGGCCAGTGGTGGGTGGACTGAATCGTCAGCAGCTCTGAGAATACTATATGCTGGTATTCGTAATACAGAGGGTTTGTTGACTGATGATGCCTATACCCAAACTAATCCACCGGCAGTGGCAACAAATGTATCCACAAAAGTTGATACCACCATCAATGGTGTTCTCAGCGGCAGTGTAGCATTTGCTCGCCCAGATGTAGGAGCTGATTCTATCGGTGGTGCCGGCAGTGCAGCCAATCAGTTGGCCATGCAAAATGCTGTTGCCCAAGCAATCGGTTTTAAAGCTCTCGGTGTGTTCATCAACACGGCAATCGGTAATGCCTATGAGAACCAGCCTGGTGTGGCAAGTGGACGTGGACCGTATATGTCCCAAATGGGAACCTACGGTAACCAACTGTATGAAACAGCCCTGATCGGTGATTCGGTCGGTGGTGACCCAGCAGCTGGTGCAGCCATTGTGTATTACACGGGTGTCGGCCTCATTGCATCACGAAACGGCTATCTAACCCCTGCTCAGCAGTTGAACGCAGCTGCTAATGCCATTATCTCTTGTGATGATGTCACGATAGCAGCCGAATCGTATGTATTGAACACTGATAATTCTTCAACCCTGCTTGGTATCGTAAAGATGCCACCGGATGCGACTCAAGCCGAAGTCGTGTACGACCAGCGTATATAAGGAGGTACTCATGTCTATTGATAATGCCGTGAAACAAAGGCTGATCGGTGAGTACATCAAGACCCCTGCAGGTCGTGCTAAACTCGCTGCTTCTATGACTCAACCCCTTCGTACTCGTCGTGATTACGCCGCTGTGGGACGTAAGACCTTTTTGGTCGAACAACTCCCTGATGGTGCATTGCCTCTGTACGATAAAGACCCTGATGTGACAGCATTCGTGGTTGGTGAAGAAGGTCAGAATATCCTGGCTGTTACCAAACCAAGACGAGTCATTTTCCCTCTGTTTGAAGTTGCTTCAAATCCAGAGATTCCTCTTACCCAGATTAAAGAACGTAGATTTGATCTCATTGAAAGAGCCCAAGAATTGGCCCGTGCCCAAATTCAGGCTGCTGAAGATGAGAGAGTGTTTGCAGTTCTTGACAGTATTGCCACAGCAGGTTTCGACTCTCTGCCAGCTCAGATGAACGCTGACATCCCAGTCATCGCTCCTATTACTGGTCAGATTCTTGCCGATGCCTTTTCCCTAGTGGAACGTCATGACCTTCGTGTAGCTCGTGTGTACATGAATGCCCGTGACTATGCTGATCTCCGTAAGTTCGGTCGTGACATCCTGGACATCGAATCACAGGCTGCTTTGCTTAAAACTGGTTTGATGGCTACCCTCTGGGGTGCCCAGATTGTCACAAGCCGGTTGGTCCCCGTTGGCACCGTGTACATTTGTTGCGAACCGGAGCACTTTGGCAGAATTCCCGTTAGAACGGAGCTCACCGTTTTGAGTGCTGATGATCCGAAGGCTCGGACAATAGGCTTCTCCGTTTTCGAAAATTTGGGTATTGGCGCCTTCAACCCTCGGGGTCTGGCTCGACTGACCATCACCAGATAAACTTTTAATATAACTAAGGTTTTTAGGTTAAGAGACATGAGCCGGATTTTCTGGCTCATGTTTTTTTTTCTTTTTATGCTTGACACCTTTGAGATTGTTCTGTTATACATGTGTTACGAGGTTTTGTTTTTTTGTGTTTACATGTGTTGTGAAAAGAGGGTGTATGGGACAATTAACTCCTAAGTTGTTAAATATTTTGTATAGTCAAGAAGGTCGGATTGAATCTTCTATTGCAAAAGAATTTGGTCTTAGTCAGGTACAGGTAGGTAGGTTACGTAAAAAATGGGGAATACCTACAATGACTAAAGGTGAGAGAATTTCTTTATCTCTGCCTAGTGTGACTACTCAACAATGGGAATTGTTTATAGGTTCTTTGTTGGGTGATGGTAGTATGAGTCAAACCAGTGAGCTTTCTGCTCGTTTCATGGAGGGTCACAGTTTAAAACAAGAAGAGTATTTAAACTGGAAACATCATATCTTAAAGCCCTTTTCAAAGAAGATTTTTAATATTCAGAAAAGAGAGAATGGGAAAATACATAGAGGGAAAGGTTTTGTAACCAGCTCCTGTACCAAATTACGTATTTTTTATGATATGTTTTATCCAGCACCTTTACGGAAAAAGATTTTCCCTAGGAATTTACCTGCATTGATGACTCCGTTGGTTTTAGCTATTTGGTATATGGATGATGGGAGTATTACTTCAAAGGGTAAACCTAGGATTCATTTTGGGTTGGATAAGGTGAGTGAGGACAGGGCAGTAGCTGCTCTAAAGAAGTTAGGTTTGAAGCCTTGTCTTTATGGGATAGAAGGCGGTGACAGAACTTTTCATTTTCCAGGGCAAGCTATGAAATTTAAATCCTTGGTAGAACCTTATATACAGGAAGTTGTTTGTTTACAGTATAAGATACCTACAGAAACTAAACGGCAACAAGGGGACCGGCAAGCTAAGGCATTAACCCCTGAAAGGGCTTTGGTTTTGTATGATGCTGGTATGTCTATAACTATGATTGCTAATGTGTATGGTGTTGGTACGTCTACTGTACGTAGACGTATAGGGTCAGAGAATTTACGTTTTTCTGGCCCTGTAGTTTTGAAACATTCTTTATCTGAAGCTAATATGATATTAGAATGTTTTAGCCCCGAGGATTGGTCGACTTTTTCTGAGGTTGAACAAGATCAGTTAGTCGCAGATATTATGAAAATACTACGAAACACCCCTTTCCCAATAGAACCTTCTAAAGAATATCCTATGACTGTTGTAAGTAAATTAAGTAACACTTTTTTTTATCTGGAAAATGGGGATGTGATAAGACCTAAGAATCATATAGGGACCTCATTCTGTGCTTCTCTTTTCCCTAATCGGTATAGGGCTTCTTCAAAAGGTGGCCCTACTGCTTTTGAGTCGTGGTATGACGATAAACAATTAGAGTGGGCTGTTCGTTTTCAGTTGAGATCCGGTGATCCGGTATTACCTTATAGAGTGTTAAAATCAATTACTATGAGATGTCGTACACCAACCGTCTTTAGACCTTCTGTGGCTGCTTTTATGTGTAGGAGATATCTTCCTAAAGGTGGTGTGTGGTGGGACCCTTGTGCGGGGTATGGCGGGCGTTTATTAGGGGCTTCTTCAGTGCCTGGGGTCCAGTATATAGGGACGGATGTTGATCCTGAAACTGTGAAGGGTAATTTGAAATTAAAATCGGTATTAGGGTATGTTAATTCTGAGGTTATAGAAAAACCTGCTGAGAAGTTTGACCCGCCTCCGTGTGATATGGTATTTACGTCCCCTCCTTATTTTGATAGGGAGAGGTACTCCACAGGAGAAGATCAATCATGGGTTAAGTATAATACTTTTTCTAAGTGGTGTAGTGAGTTTTTAGTCCCTATTATGAGGACGGCTTTTGAAAAATTAAATGAGGGGGGTGTTTTTGCTTTAAATGTTGCAGATATACGTAAAAATGGAGAAGTGGTTCCGATAGAGAAGGCCGTAAAAACCTTAGCAGTGGAGGTTGGTTTTGAGTTACTTGAGACTTTAAAAATGCCATTAGCTGCTATGAACAGAAAAAACCCTACGGAACCTATTTTTGTTTTTAAGAAGTCTTTGAATCTGGGGGGTTCTAAAGATAGTTATTATATAGATAGAGGGTGTAAGGGATTAGAAAAACCTGAAGGGAAAGGGCTTTCGGATCTTGGGGAAAAGCCTGATGAACCTGAACAAGTGTTGGGTTTTTTGCCCAGTCTGGGTATATGTTCCGTTTGTGGGAAAACTTTCCCTACTATGGAGCTAAGGAATGGCAACTGCCCTTCTTGTCTTGTTAAGGGTGTAGAGATTGCTGTTTGTAAGGGTTGTGGTAAAGAGTTTGTTAGGAAGAACAAGCTTCATGAGTTTCATTCTGCTAATTGCAGGGCCCGTTATGATAGGAAAGAATGGAGAAAGACACATCCTGTGAAGGAAATACGTATTTTCACTTGTAAGGTTTGCGGGGTTAGTTTTGAAACGAGTCTACTTGGAAATTTCACTATATGCAATACATGTAAAGAAAATAAGGATATTGCAAATCGAACCAGGATATGCAAATATCGTGAATGCCAGATGTCCTTTGTTGATACTTCTTCAAAAAATGGTATGAACTATTGTTGTGAGGAGCATCGTCGAAGGGAGAAACTGTTTAGGTCTGGGAAACTATCGTCTGTTTCTCAATTCAGAAAGCCCGATCCGATCAATCCTTAATCAGCCTGGCCTCTGAAAGACAAAGAACCCGACCTCTCACAAGGGGCCGGACTTTTTTAACCTTCCTTGGGTATTGTCCATAGTGTCCAATAAACATCAGGATGCTTTCAAATGGACGTAAAGAATATTGAAGATGTAGAAATATCCCCCAAAGCCAATGCTTTTCGAGTGTTGGACGATGGTAATGGGGCAAGTTGTTTTCTGGATTTTCTGGAGTATAGCCAAGAAAAAAACAAGGCTCGTGTTTTATCCCGAATCCATATAAACCGTGGATTTCTTTTAATAATTCTAGACAGGTTGAACTTATCCCTGAAAGAAATAACTGAGGACAGCTAATTTTTACAATCTGTTTTTGGTTTCATCGGTAAGGTATGAGGTGTGAAGGCTATGTCATTTTTTAAGTCCACAAGTATGTGGATTACTAACGGAGGAAAACATGACCCAGATAGTTCATAAGCGTGGTGTATTTCGTAAATTTCGATCCTTGAGTAATATTCATATGGGAGCCTATGAAATGGATCTCCCTGCCCAGTCTGAAGTGGAGTTTGATGGGATGGTACTAAGATGGGGGGATGAGAAATATAATCTCCCATTGTTTGCTGGGGCTATCAATGCAAAATGGGCTGTTCCTATTGAGGATAATGTCAGTAGATACATTCCTCAGCCTGCTGGGATTGAAGTCCGTCCTGCCACATCGGATGGCCCTGAACGTGGTGCCCCGATGGAGGTAGGCAAAGCTCCTGATGAGGAAGATGTTTTGGTTGGGACGGTAGAGGGTAACAATGCCCGTCGAGAAGCTGTGAACCATCCCCCGATACCTGTTGGTTCACAAGAATCAATGGACAGGGCAGCCTCTTTAGCCGAAGTTCGTCGACAACAGGCTGCAGTGGCCCAAGCAGCAGTTCTGGCAGAGGAAGCTAAAACTGCCAAAACCACTGTGGGTGAAGAACCTGTGGAGCTTCCCAGTATTCAGCATTCGGATGATGATGATCCAGCAGAAACTGTGATTCAATCTAAGTTTTTTGATGATACACCAAAAGTTACTCATAATGGGATGGAGATTGTTTCTGAAGATCAGCAGGCTGTTCCTGTTGCTACTATTGGTAGCAGAAGTTCAGCTACCGTCGGAACCAATGCTCTTGGTGGGGCGCGTACTGTTTTATCGAATGCTTCTCAAGCAGCAACAGCTGTGAGAATGGCTAAAGCTACCCGACCTATACGGACGGCTAAGGTTCCTGTTGTACCAGCCCCAAAACCAACCTCAAAGGTTAAATGGAAACGAACAGGGTTGAAACCGGCAGAACGTGCCGTGGTTGCTGTGGATAAGTACGGATCAAACCCAGATTCTCTGAAACAGGTTATGAAACAAGAAACGGATCAGGTACGCAGACTGATCCGTAAAAAGATTAAAGACAGGGTTTAAACCCCCACTTGTATCGGTTATCTTTCAATGATAAGCCTCTGTTAGGAGCATGATGTTTTCTAATGGAGGTTTTTCGTTGTGATACAGAATAAACAGGCCAGTAGTCAAGCGGCATGGGCACTCTTAATGGGTGGTGTTGCACACGCCCGAGTGGATGCTCATCGTTTAAAACATCTGATAAATCGGGCAATACGTTTGGTTGATGCTTCTGAGGAAAAGGAGCATCTTTATCAGGTAGCTGGGGATATTATTGTGGGCATCCCAAAACGACTAGGCCAATTAGAAATAGACTTAGACAGGACAGGTTTGGCATTATCCAAGATGGGTGCTGAATTTCTTTCTGCTAGATTATCTTTATCAGACAAGGCAATGGTGGATGAAGCTGTGGAACCTGCTTTTGGCAGATCCACACCAAAAGATTCTGATGTGGATAAATTGGCAAGGCGTTTTATGATGGCAGGCACTAATTCTAACTTCCCTAAAGCTCCCGAAGTTCTTCAGGGTGTCCTGACAAAACTTGATATGTCAGGGGCAAAAGTGACGTGAAACTACACAGTTACAGTAGACCTACAGAGGAATTATCCGGTTATAAGACGTTTGTACGTCCTGACACGGCTGATAACCCGAAGGACATTAAACCAATACTTCCTTCTCCTCCATGGTCTCGCAGTAAGCCCTCTCCACCTTTAGGATTTGGTAAGCCTGCTCCAGGGAATCAAAATTATAAAATCCCGAATAAACCAGGTGATGATTCTCCCGTACCGAACCCTGCTCCGAGTACAACTGTGCAACGTCGTCCCGAGGTGAATTCGGCTGTAGGTCGTCCTGGGCCACCTTCGGCAAAGAAAAGGCAGAAAGATCAACGTGGTCAAGCCAAGATGTACCACAGGAAATATTATCAAGGACACAAAAGTAAAATTAAACATCAGATGGAAGTTTGGTATACTAAGTGGAAAAACAAATTTAATTATAAGAAAGATCAACAAAAACGTCGTAAAAATCCCCAACAGTTCGAGAGAAAACCAGGTGGGGGGGTTAAGGAGAATAAGAATCGGGCTGAGCAGGATCGTAAAAAGACTGCTGAAATGATATATCTTCCAACGGCTAGTTTGTATTCTATTAGAACTGGACAGTATGGGTTGATGTTGGGTGCCGAGCCTGATACAGGCTATATTATGATTTATTTTGATAATCATGAAATAAGGGAAGTTCCTTTTGACATATTCCTTAATGACTATGTGATGCTTTCAGAAGAAGATATTGAAATTGCTCTTGATAATCTGGATGCCGCTTTTGGTATTGATGAAGAAGCTGAGGCACTCGAACGTGTTGTTGCTAAATATGCTGACTTCTTATATGAGAAACGACCTCCTCAGATGGATCCTGATACTACCTATGACCGTGGTTCCGAACGTCAAAAGAATGATGATTCACCTATACCTGGTAGGATGCCTAATTATTATATCAGGGATAATCCAGGGTCAGCTAAAGTTATCCCCGAGAATAAAGATTTTGTTAATAACAAAGCTGCTATTAAAGTAGCTTCTCGAATTTCGGATATTAGGGATGCATGTAGCTCTGAGTTACGGGCAAAAGCAGGAGGAGTAAGTATTCGTTTGGCCAAAGCAGATGCTCGAAACGCATTATGGTTGTTTGATGCTACTGGTTTTGGTGGAAAGAAATACCGAATTAGAATTAAGGCAGTACCTAAAGGAAATGTTCGAGATATGAATAAGGTTGATATTTTGGTATCGTGTACTTGTCCTTATTGGCAATGGCAGGGTCCTGAATATTATGCCCAGCAAGAAGGGTACTTGTTTGGTAAACCCCGAGGAACTGCCTCAAAGCCGGACGTTAAAGACCCAAATGGCCACCACAAGGCATGTAAACATATTCTTGCATGCTTAGATAAGGTAGCAGGTTATAAGGTGCCTAAAAAGCCTGGGAAAATTAAGAAATTGGCTTCTGCTCTTCAGTATTTGGCTAATCTCATTTCCCAGGGTGAAGTGGCTGTCGTTTCTAGTAATCAAATGGAGTTGGAGTTGCTTCTTCATCGGTATAGTCTAAAAAAGGCTTTTGAAGGAGAAAACCATGCCAATTTATGAATTTCAGTGTAAAAAATGTTTCAAAAACTTTGAAATGATCTTACCAATTACGGAGTACAGTGCAGCTCAAGTCTGTCCTGAATGTGGCAACCCTGCAAAGAGATTAGTGTCTCTTTCTGATTTTATTTTGAAAGGTGATGGGTGGTATGGCAAAGCCCAGCGGATTAAAGGGCAGATGAAAAAGAAGAATGAAAAGATTCTGGAACGGCAGAAAGATAGGTATCATGGGACTCAACCGAGCATTCAGCCGAATGTGGGTGGGAAACCTGTTGATTCCTGGTCTGATGCCCAGCAAATAGCAAAAGAACAAGGCAATCTGGCTGAAACCTATCAGCCATTGGTAGATAAAGAAAAAAGAGGTGACTCATGAGTAGCTATGGCCCATTCGATGCTCGTATAGGTGTATTGGAGCGTTTACCACACTTCGTTGACCTTATTACCAGGAACAAACCAGGGGTGACTCAGTATCGCCTTTGGGGTGCTCGTAACATCAATGATGCTTATGGGGATTTGACCGATAGTGGTGTTGGGGGTACAGGTCCCACGTTGATGATGACAGCAAATTTTGCTGGTCAGCGTGTCCAGAGTCCTGAACTTGTCCGTCGAAAAGCAGGGATGGTGGAAGAAAGCCGTAAAGGTCAAACCTCATTCCAGTTTGACATCGTTGATTTCTTGGCTCCAGCAGCCCCTCAACCGTTTGGACCTGACGAGGAACCTGTGTTTGTACGTCTGCAAGAATTCAGGCAAGCTACAGGTAGTTGGCAGGCCGTTCCGATAGGGGCACCTATTAATCCAGGTGAACCTATCCTTGGGCCCACTCTGGTAGTTCCAGGCTCTCGGCAAAATAAATCAATTTCTACGGAAGTTGTCGGTATTGCCCCTGCTGCTACAGGTTGTATGGAGATGTATCCTCCTAACTTTGATGAAACCCTCCAGCAACCCATTCCTATGCATGTCGTGTTCCCTAGACCTGTGGATAATGTTGTCATTCGGAATGATGCTGAGGATGCTGACACTTGGCTTTTGGTGTCTTACGGCCTTGGCCAACCGATGTTTGCTATCCCTGGTGGTGGTGGTAATGTCAGCACGGTATCTTATGATTCAGCTCAGGGAAGCATCGGTGAGATGATTTTTGCTTGTGATACAGCAGTTCCTGCTGGTTCTGTCGGTGGTGATCCAGGTTGCCCCTTTACGGTTGTTGTTATTTCACCAAGCTGGCGTCCCTAACATAGTCAAACTATTGGGGACATTCTCGATTTAATAAACTGCTATAGTTAAGTGAGCAGGGATGGTCCCTGCTTGTTCGGATGACTTTCTTTTTTTGAGACGGAGGTGGAAAATATGCCTTATATCTGTCTGACAAGAAGTGACATCCCGGACGGAACCTTGCAAATTTTGGATTTGCTCCCAAATGCATCGCTACGGCATCCGGGTTATGACCCCCCTGCCCAAACGCGTTACATTAACCGAGTTCAGAACGAAGCATTGGCTCTAGTCAACGGGGTGTCCTATGGGGTAAAAAATGGGTTGGCAGCCTATATCCTGGACAGAGTGGAGCCTGGAGGCCTACAATTTGGGTCGGCTGAAGTGGACTTGGATGCTCCTGGAGCAGTACTGGCTGGTGATATTATTGCCATTGGTGGAGTCCCTTTCACGGCTACAGATGGTCTTTATGATCCTGCATTGCAGGAGTTTTACTCTGATGTAGGTGGTGGCTCTGACGAAACAGTCATGGCTAATTCACTTATTGATGCCGTGAATGATCCAGCTTCTCAGGCATTGCTCCTGGCAGCTGGTGGGACCTGTACAGCTTCGGCTGGTGGTTCTTTGGGTGCAGGGGAAGTTACTTTGACGGCTGATACAGCTGGTGCAACAGGAGCTTTGACTCTGACAGAAAGCACAGCAGGTGCCCGAATTGACATTTCGGAAGATCACCTGTCCAGAGCATTTGAGGCTTTTACGGCAGCCCATGCTTACAACATTGCCGTTCGAATCATCGCCCGATTGGATGCTGCTTCTGCTTTGACCGCAGCCGATGTAAACACAGCAATCAATGCCGAACCTGGTGTTTCCGGGTGTGCTATTGCCAGTGTTGGAACTCTGGGATCTCTGATAGAGGTACTCTCAGTGTTAGCAGGTCGTGGATACCGTCTGCCTGATTTGTCTTCTATCTATACGGGAGCCGGATATGACATCTGGCATACCGCAGCAGCTGGAAGTTTTGACATTTCCCATTTAGTGAACGACAGTCGGATGGTAGCCGGTGAACTCGTACCGAATACGATTGGTGGTGACACTGCGCAGATTCCGGTGAAGGGTATCACGGACACTTTCCACAGCTCCACATTGGACATTTCTCTCCTTGAGGGTGATTTGTCAAAAATGGGTGCTGGAATCACTCTCTGGCCGGACAGTGACCCTACTCCACATTTCCCGTGGACATATCAAAAAGGGACTGCCTATACTCAAATAACCGCCCGCGTCGTCACGGTCTATGATGATGATGGCTCAGTTCTCGTTTAAAAGGAGGGTACAGACATGGCATATGCGTATATCGTACTTAACAGAAATGACATTGCAGACAATCTTCTGCAAGTATTTGACATCAAACCCAACACCAGTCAGCTCGGAATCTATGATTCTGTGTGGGCTAATCAAGGTGGACAGACAGGTTATTTGACTTGGTTGTCACAGCATGATGTCGTGGCTACAACTGCCGGTGCTGGTGCTATCGAAGTCACTAATGCCGCTTACAAAGGTCTAAATGCCTACCTGCTTGATAACGTCGAGGACGTTCAGAACGGTAACTTGGCTTTGACCGACACTTTTGCCATTGCAATTGGTGATGCCATCCGGGATAGACTCTCGGCAGGTGGAACTTTGACTTTGGCAATTATCAATGGCCTTATTAACACTGCCCTCGGTGGTGCTGCCAGTTCTGATCTGGATGGTACGGCTGTTGCTTCCTACTCAACAGGCACAGTCGAAGAAGTTCTTCGTATTCTGGCAGGTGAAGTTTACCGTGTCCCTGCAGCCGCTCAGGTTGGTGATGCAGCCAATGCTTTCCCAGGTCATGGTGTAGCCCACGTCAGGCTCGGTGCTTATGTGGCTACTACAGACAGTGAATACCGTTATGTCCGTAGATTTGCCAATACAGGTTCTCTGAATCTGTCGTGTTTATCGGGTAATATGTCCAAGATGAAAGCTGCTACCTATTCTTGGCTGAATCCTTCGTACACTTACGGAGCAGCTGGGACAGCCGTGACATTGGATGGAACCCAAATCCCAGCAACAGGAGTCGCAGCAGCCGTTGCGGTTTTCATAAACGACGGCACTTTGCTGTAAGAAGGAGGTTAACTCATGGCACATAAAGCTTATGTTCTTGCCCAGAGATTCGATGTGGGTGGGATGAATATTCAGGTTTTAGACCTTAAACCAAATTCGAGCCAAAAAAGTAGCTCATATGATGGTGACGGGCAAACCTTTTACCTGAATTGTATGGATTTACCTGGATCAACTCATATGATCGCTAATGGATATGAGTCAGGTAGTCGTCAAACTGAACTGGCTGCTTTCTATGAAGCTGTAGCTGATGACACCACGGGTGGTGGTAATGATGTATTAGCAAATCAGAACGCTTGCCTCGGGTTAGCATCTTACCTTCGTGAGCGTGTTCAACCTGGTGGTGTGGCTTTGGCAACGGCTGGTCGGATGACAGTGGCTCATGCCAATGACCAGGCACTCGGTATTTTCACCCTGGTTCGGGCAGGTACTGCTCTAACAGTAGCCGGTATCAATGTCGTATTGTCAAGTGTACCTGATGGGGGTATAGCAGCTACTGATCTTGATGGTGCTGCAGCCTTTTCCAGGTCTTTCGGTTCCGTAGACGATATCCTTAGAATCCTCTCTGGTGAAATCTATCGGTCGCCGATGAATTGTATCATCTGTAATGTTGCTAATCAGTTCCTGACTCTGGCAGATCGAGACATTTTGGTAGCAGCCCAAGTTAGTGTAACTACAGGTCAAACCTTCGTGTCTCAGGGTGGATTTTTGACTAATCTGGAAAATGGTTATGAAAAGATTCCTACTCTGGCCATTACAGGTGACATGTATGCTTCAATAGGTGGTGGTTATTTGTTCAAAATGGAAGCTGGGATGACCTTCAAAAATCCTAACTTTGCATATGCAGCAGCAGATGTGACCCCTTATAAGCCTCTTGCTCGTTCAATGAATGGTACACCCATTCCGGCAACAGGAACTCTGGGGACTGTGCGTGTGTACAATTATGAAGGAACTAATCTGCTTTAAAAGTAGGTTCCTGTTTTAAATCGAGAACGGAGACCACTTGTGGTCTCCGTTTTCTTTTAATAGCCTACCCTATTATAGGAACCCCGTTTTTTGTGGACGGTGGGAAAATAAACAGACAAGGAGACATACAATGGAAACAAGGAAAGAGTTTAGAACTTCAGACCTTTACTTTGCAGCATACTTAAAAGTGGCTGGTGTGGAATTCAGGGGAACAACCAAAGAAGGAACCCGAGTTTTTTTCTTATTTGAGCCAGGAGATGGGATATCTGACTTGAAGACACAGTATTTCAACAGGTTTGCAAAAGTTCCTGCTCTGACATTCGTTGATGAAATTCGTTCAATGAAGGGTCTGACCTACATGGAAAATGGAAACTAATGGCAACTGTCCTTGTTAACACCCCATTCACATTTCAGGTTTTATTCCTGGATGTGGATAATATCCCCATTGTGGCATTGAACCCAACGATTACTATATTCAGTTTCAGTGATCTTGGGGTAAAACAGGAGTTGGTCGCTGCCACTGTAATGACCCCAGCTACCCCTGTGGAAGTTGGACGTTATACTCACACATATACCGTGCCCAGTGCATTCGGAGATGGAGATATGATTTATGGTGAAATGACTGGAGAACATCCTGTCAGTGGAGACTTTCTATGGTATAGTGAGGAAGTCTCGGTGGTAACTTTGCCACCAGGGTCACAAGGATTGTCATGGAATACTGTTAAAGGTGGTTGAAAATGTGGGTTATTTATTTATTGGCTACTTATGGCATCGTGTTTATGCTCCAGAATAAATGGGAGATTAGATTCTTTTGTCACTCTGACTTCTTTGAGAATCTATTGGATTGTGCCTTTTGTTTAGGGTTTTGGCTTGGGGGTTTGGTCTGGATTACCGTTCCGATATTTTCAAATCTTATCATAGACACGGATACAATCCTTGGTTTCTTTTTCTTCGGCCTCCTGTGGTCTTTTGCTTCAGCAACATTCTGCTACGTTGTAGATAAGTTCATGGAGGATTGAATGACTGATATGCGGATAGATTGTAAAGTGGATGTACCTGTAGAGCTGCAGGGTGGTAATTATGCGGACGCCTTCCGAATTATCTCCTTAAAAGGTGATGTTGAGTGTGTCTTGGATTTCCTGTCGCTGTCACAATGCCGTACTCAAGCCTCTGTAGTAGCTAGAATTCGTGTGGAAAAGAAGTTCCTAACTTCTATCAGGGATCGGCTGGAAGCAACACTGGAAGAAATACAAGAAATACAAGATATCAGTTATGGCAACCTGACATCTGAACAGGTTGATTCTATTTGGGATCAATCCGAGGTTTTTGATTCCGAAATTGAAGGTGAAGGGGCTATACCATTAATATGGTTCATATTCCCAGAAAAGGTGGGTTAAAATGGCAGTAGCCTTTATTCCGGGAGAAACAATATCAAGAGGAGACTTAGACATCTTCTTGCAGAATAGTTTAGGGAATCCAGCAAATGCTGCAGAGATTTACTACACTCTTTACTATGTAGCTCCAGGTCCTCCTGAATCCGAAGTACAGGTTGGCCAACCTCAACGAATTCCCGTAAATCCTGCCGTCGGGGAGTATTACGCTTCTCTTATGGTTCCCCAAGGTTCAACCCCAGGAACATATAGAATTCGATGGACATTCAGAGAACTTATCAATTCACCCCAACAGCAAGTCGTTCAGGAATTTGCTATCGTGACAGCAGCTGGCTCCTTATTGGTTCCTGGATATGATCAGGCTCAGACAGCAATGATGAGAAGCCTTCGGATGCTTTTAAGAGATCAGTGTGTTGGTGGTGAAGTTACAGTAGAAGTGGATGCCGATGGTGAATTGATGGTTGTGTCCATGAAAGATTTATGGGAGGCTTTGAAAGATGAAGTCTAACCAGCCACATCAAAAATTATTACCTTTATTAAAGAAATATGAAGTTTTTCCATATGGACAGAAAAAGATAGGTTGAAAAATGTTAAGTGTGCATGATAAACTGAGAAATGCTTTTCGTGTAGGGAAGTTAAAAACGAGATCAGTATCACCTGAAGGAAAAATGGAATGGAAATGTGTAACAGATGTCCATAGGGCTGAGGTTCCTTGGGAAGAAATTCGGAGGGTAGATACTAAATATGGTCATGCTTATTTAACTAAAGGGCATAGAGTTTTTGTATCTCCTGTAATAAAAAAGAATGCTGGGGATTTAGTAGAGAATGATAGTGTTCTTGGCATAGATGCTTCAGATACTGTTTTTTATCCTAGTTTAACATCTATAGCTGTTAAACCCTCTCGTAAATATATGTATGATTTAACTGTTGCTGACTGGCATAATTTTGTTTTGTTTGATTCACGGATGGTTATCAGTAATTGCCCTGACAAATTTTATCATTTCAGGCCACCTGAGTACGAAGGGGATATCGGACAGTATAATCGAATATTTGGTCAGATATGGGAAGACGAGGAACTTTTGGAGTACCTGCTGAGGTCTTTGGATTGGTTCAACATGTTCCCCCCACTAACTCAGAAGATCAATACTTTGACCATTCTGCTTCAAGCCATGCCCGCATGGAGGACAGCCATCCTGTGGGGTGCTATTACTCATGCTTGTTTTGCTTTATCGATAAATTGGGTCGCGGACGAATTTTCTGTTCGTGGTGATCAGGAGGTAACTGTAGTAACTAAATCAGGTAAAGAGATTTCTTTATCGATTCAAGAATTGTATGAGATATGCAAGAACTAATTAGTAAACGACAATTTATGGTAGGCAAAAGGGACTTGAAAAAGACTCCAGATATTTGTGTAGCTAGGGTGCAGGAGGTATTATTACAATGTTGAGAATAAAAGAACAATGTGAAATCAGAGAATCTTTTAAGGAGGGTACTTTACAGGTAAAAAGTGTTGACCCTGTTACAAAAGGTGTGGTATTACAGCCTATTATTGAGGTGTTAAAACATAAAACCCCTGATAAAGTTATGTTAGAAGTGGTTACCGATTGTGGGACGGTGGTTACAACACAAGATCATTCTTTGTTTAAATCTGATATGGTATCTGTTGAAGTTTCCAATTTAAAAGAAGATGATGAAATAGCCTGGGTGGATGGTATTTATAAACCCATGAAAGTCAGAAAGATCAATGTAGTCCCTAATGAAGTTTTTACTTATGATTTAAGTGTCCCTCCTTTTCAGAATTTTACACTCTCTAATGGAGCTGTAGCACATAATTCATATAGCATAGGCGGGGTATCCTTGGATATTGAGAAATCCTCAAAATACGAATCCTTGAAACAAAATGCTGAAGGTCAATTAGAGAAAGCAGCTGAAGCAAAACAACGAACTGTTAAATTTATCCGAGGGTTACAGCAGCCCAGATTCGGCCTCGGAGTAAGGAGCAGTTTTGGCCCACATGTAGGTAACGGCATACTTAGCCCTCGGAGTTTTATGGCTTGGGCTGTTGCTGTTTTAACACCTGCATTAGTTTTTGTTAGTTCTGCCAACAGTCTAGGTTTGGTCTAGGTTTTCGGTAAAAAGTTAATTATTTTTTATTAGTGTAGTTTGAGGTTGCTTGGAGAGATTATAATCTAGTGGTGGAGGTTTAATATGAGTGTTTCTGTAGAAAGGTTAATTCATCGGTATATGCAAGCATTTGTGTCTAAACAATCCCCGAAGGCCGTTGTTTATATTAGTAAAGACTCTGTATATTTTCAGGGTGCCCTTCCTTGTGGGGTTATGGGGTCTATTAAAGATATGATGAAAACTCATAAGAAGGGGTTGGATTTGTGTAAACAGACGGTTTTAGCATTACGCAAGGCATTTCCAACATGTAAAGCATGGAAATTACCCACAAAAGATTTTGATTATCTTGCAGGGGAGACTTCAAGTAGACTTTTCCCTTTGTTTTTTTCAACAGGACAACCAGCTTCTTTAGGGGTGTTTCAATTTGAACTTATGGATGTAGATGAAGTTGAGGCCATCACTCTTAAAGTGATGAAACATTTGGGTTGGGAAATTAAAATAATGGAATAAGGTAGTTATGAAAAAACAAACATCTTTTCAAAAATTCAGTCCTGAAGGATTAAAGCAGGCATTAATTAAATTAGCTTCTGATAATCCTGAACTAAGGAAGCATTTAGTACCCCTTCTGAAAGAAGCTGGGTATAAACGTAGACCTGAGTTTACAATGGAGATTTCAAGGGGGGGCGCTGAATTTGGGTTTTATTACCCCTACGTGAAAACCAACATGGAAGAACAAAAAGAGAAATGCTGGGAAGAATTTAAGGCTATTGTAAAAATCATTTTTAAGAAATATAAGGGTAGGAAACTATATTTTAATTCTAATTTATCTGATATAATAGTTTTACCAAAAGAGTTTATGTTACATAAAAACAAAAAACCTAGTATTAGTGTCCCTGATGTGTTTAAGCATAAGAGTTTAAACATTGAAAAAGAAGTAAAACAGATTGTTAATCGCTTTGGTTGGGTTTTAGATATTGGTTGGGTCGCATATTATCATTAATCCAAGTCTGCAAATAAAGTTGGCCAAGGAAAGTATATGGTGTTTTAAATGAAAAACTTTATCAGACATGCAACTTTGAGGGCATCCTCTAAAAAAGTTATTGATGCTTTTATCTTAAAGAAACCCCTTGAAAACCAATCTATGACTTCAACGGGGAAAGAACTCTCAAGTATTTCGATGGGTGGCCAACTACTTGCCAAATGGGTAGGCCGAAAAATAGCATTTGTAGGATTAGAGTCTTCTCGGACTGTATCCTCTATAGTTAGGTATCTTACGAAAAAGGCTGGTCACTCAATGGTGACTTTCGATTATGACCGAAAGGGTTTTAATCGGTCTATTCATTTTCAAACGGGTGGGGATGTAAACGGTCCTCAGTATGATGGTTATGTTTATGCCAGGTTGCCTTGGCGGGATAACCAGTTTGTGGGCCAGTTAACTTGGACTGAGTATCAGGATGAGTACAGTGTCCGAATGATTGAGGTTTTACCTGAATACCGAAGGACTGGTATTGGTAAAGCTCTGATGGAGTATTTTATGAAAGATCAAAAGATTACTAAATCTGATATTAATACAGGGATGAGAACTCCTGATGGTTCTAAATTTTGGGATAAGTTATCCAAAGGGATGGAACACCCTGAGAATTTAAGAGCTAAAGTAATTAAGCTGGCTCACGAGAACCCTAAGTTACGAAAGCATTTAGTTCCTATTTTGAAAGAGGCTGAATAATGGGAACTGGTAATAATAACAACGATATAACATTTTTTGATTCTGGCCCAAACAAAACGAAATACATGCTAGCTACAGTAAATTCTACTATAAATAGCGATAAAGATACAAACAAGTATCCACCGACTGAAAGACTAATAACGACTGAAACTATTGAAGTATATATTGGGGTTGGTGATCGTGCAGAATTTGTTACACATATTTTTGATGCAAAGAAGGCTGAAAACCAAAGGTTAAATAGAAAACTGAGTTCTTATTAGGTGGAAAAGGGAAGGAAACCTTTCAAAATGTCTAAAGATTTATCAAAGTTAGTAAAGAAGTTAGCTTCTGATAATCCTGAACTAAGGAAGCATTTAGTACCCCTTCTGAAAGAAGCTGTTGTACCTATTAAACAAATGGCAAAAAAGGCTTCAATTAAAACAGTGGAGCAGTTTGGATTATTTAAAGTTTATGGGCCTTATACAGATATAGCTCCTTTGATTAAGTCTTTGAAGCAGTGGGGTTTTAGATATGAGCCTGTTCATAAAGTTTGGGAGATGCCTTTAGAAAAGGTAACCCCAGCTTTACGTAAAAGATTGGATAAATTAATTGCAAAACAAACTCCTTGGGAGGATATTTTGCAACAGGCTGTAACAAACGGTTGGGTTTTAAGTTTTGTTTATAACGAGGAATTGATTCAAGATGCTCGCAAATTAAAAGGGACTTGGGATAAAAAACATAAATATTGGGTATTCCCGACAGCAAGGGCTTATAAGGAGATGTCTGATATTGTTAAAGATAAAGAAGACATTTTGAATGAGATACTAAAAAAGAAAGAGGGTTATCTGCAACAAAAAAAGGAGGCCCTGCGTAAGGGTTGGTTTGTACAGTTTGATTATGATACAGATTTGATAAAAGAAGCCAAATCTTTAAATGGCTTATGGGACACTAATCAGAAGGTATGGGTATTTCTTGATATTTCTGATTATAAGAAAATGAAACGTGCCATACATGAGGATGATGATAAAGATGTCCCCTCAAATGCTATTGTACGCAGTCAATCTAGTAAGAACAAGACTCCTCGTTTTCAAAAAGGAGATTCCTTTAGAGACCCTGAAAATCATAAGGTTTTAACAGTTTTCAACATAATGTCCAAATACTATGCTGAGGATGGAAGGTCCTTTGGTTTGGGTATGGATAGAGGTTGGGCACATTCGTTTTATTGTAAACTGGCCGGAAAAAAAGGGGTGGCTGAAGTAGAATTACAAGAATTTAAAGAATTGTCTCGGCAGCAAATGGTTAAGGCATACCAGAATATGGTTAAGATGTTTAAGAAAAAAGGGAAATTCCCCAAACCTGGCTCAAAATTGATAACTTTACGTGGGAAAAAACATATGGAATCCGATACCTCCTCTATTCTTTATGGTGGCGGGCATTGGTTTGTGGTTGAGAGTGGTAAAATATGGTATGTAGAGAACAACGGGGCAGATGGTGATAATTGGGCTCATAACAATATTGCCACATCTGGTGCGGGGGCATTAGGGTGGTATCTCCCTTATTCTGAGGGGTTAGCTGAGGAGCTTAAAATTATGGATAAGAAACTTTGATGTGGTGGGTTTATGTAATTCAATCTCAAGAAGTCCGGACAGGTAAAAAAGGAAATATTTTACCAGGGTTTCATTATGTAGGGTGTACTACTGATCCGGCTCGAAGGTTGCGTGAGCACAACGGTTTGTTGTCTGGGGGCGGGAAATATACCAGCAAGCACCGTCCTTGGGTGGCCCGAAGTCTTTATGGTCCTTATTTTGGCAGGTCTGAAGCAATGAAGGCTGAGTATGCTTTAAAGCATGGGAAACGCAGTACAGCTCGAACACGGTGGTCTGTAGAAGATTCCCCTTGGTGTCGAGGATTAGGTCCGAACGATCCGTGGGTGGTCAACGGTATTTTTCCTATAGAACTCTGTAAGAAGGAGGAGTTTTTATAAGGTGTTGGCTGAAATAAAAAGAAAGCAAGGAGAAGTTAAAATGAGTAATTTACGTTCAGAATTAGTGAAGCTAGCCAGTGACAACCCTGGGTTTCGAAAACACCTGGTTCCTATTCTGAAAGGGGAGCCTAGAAGTATGAAAAGGGCAAATGTTATGAAAAAAGAAGCTGGTGGTATGGCTAGCGCCTTAGATTTAGTGTTTTTGATCATAAGTCAGGAATCCTCTTCCAAAGGTCAGAAGATGTTTATGGATACTAAGAAAGCTCTTGAGTCTGATGAGCAGTCCAAGAAATTGATGTCCGAGGTGTTAAGGGGGGTGGCAAGATCCTTAATACTTGACCAAAAGGAAAACACGGCTTTAAACTACATCCGTATGGCAATGAAGAATGTTAGATCCGCCGGATCTGCCAGGAATTCTATTTTCAAGGCTGCTCATGCTCTTGGTATCAAACTTCCAAGTTCTATATTTGCATCTAATGACTCTGAATTACAGGAACAATTACAGAAGCTGGCCAATGAGAACCCAGAAGGTATCAGGAAGCATTTGGTTCCTCTTTTAAGATAACTTGGACTTTGATTTAGGTGGTTAGAAGATTACTTAAGTGAAATTGAGTTGGAAATTATAATACTTTCTATGTGAAAGGGTGGTGGAATGAGTGATACAAAATATTTACAGTTATTTCCAGTAATAGATAAAGCAGTAAAGAAATATTTATCTAAGTCCAAATATATAAAACGAATTAGGCTCAAAGGCAAAGATAAACATTCTATTCTATATAGTGTGGATTGGGCATTTGAACCTCATAAAGATGCTCCAATCCCAGAATACTTTGCGGTAACTAGCACAGGGAGAACTCTTTATTTGGAGTTGAGTGTCCCAGGGTTCTTTAGTTATTCATCACCAACTGAAATGTCTATGGATTTAGAGATTGCTCTTATCAACCCTGTTAAGGTTGAACAGAAGATTAAAGAGATTGCAAGAGCTATTGACCCTATAGCTTCCAAGGTGTTGACCGAAATAAAAAGAAAGCAAGGAGAAGTTAAAACGAGTAATTTACGTTCAAAGTTAGTGAAGTTATCCAATGAGAATCCTGATGGTATCAGGAAACATTTGGTTCCATTGCTGAAACAGGCTTTGGCTGGTCCAGATAAGAGTGGTCGGAATTGGAAAGAAATCAATGATTCCAAAGGTCATCGGTGGATGTGGTCTGGTAAACCTGGTCCTGTATTTGGGGTTTACGAATTTGAAGGCCCAGGAATCCCTCTATACCGTCTTCAGACAATTTTAGACGATGGGGGTATGCTGAAATGGAAACGTCAGGTGAAAGACCCGAAAATGGCTTTTGCTCAAGCAGCCTCCGTTTGGAAAATGTTCCATGCTGATGGGACTATGGGCGGCAATCTTTTAATGGGTTGGAAAAGGATGGCTTCTAATAGATGAACGCTATTTAGAATTATTTCTAGTTATTTAAGGAAAATACAATGAGTAATGGAATTAAAGACCTCAAAATATTGTTGGATATTAATGCTACATATCCTAAATTTGGTTCCCCTGAGTATGAGCAGATGGTTACAAAGGCTGTTCTGCTCAAGAAGCCCTTGTTAGTAGCTTATACAAAGTTTGTTCAAAAAGAGGCATCTAAAGACAGGTCTGCCGATCCTGCAATGGTGTTCTTAGGTTCTATGGCTATGAATATTAATAGGGATTTTACAAAGCTGATTACCTCCACATCCAAGAACTATCCTGATTGGATATCTTTGTACAATGGTTTGGTTCCTAGAGGTAGAAAAATAGGTGGTAAAGCATATAAGTCAGCTTTTGCTAAAGGATTTGATGCAGCACATGGTCGAGGGACATTTGTTAGGGCTGAATTAAACAACAAGAAACAGAGGGCTTCTAGTAATTTACGTTCAAAATTAAGCCGTGATGAGAAAATACCAAGATATACAGAGTTATTATCAGCCAGGATTTCCAAATTGGCTTCGGACTATCCTGAGTTACGAAAGCATTTGGTCCCTTTATTGAAACAGGGTTCCATTTTCAAATATGAGTCTTCTACACCTATAGACAAAAGGGTTCTGGTTAGAAACCTTAATAAAGTCCTTGGGAATGTTTCTAGAGGATTCTTCAATGATGAGCATTGGAGAGGGCCTAAGAGAGTATGGGATGCTTTGAATAAGATAGGTATAACTTGGGAGCAGACAAAGAACTTCTATGATGGGAAAATGCCCCCACAATCAAAGACTTGGAAGTTTGAAGTTGAGTTCACCTCTAAAAAAGGTAGGGCAGCTAAATTATATGGTCACATGGTAGCATCTGGTGCTGGTTCTGTAAATGACCCCTTGAGCCGTTATGATATTGTCGTTTACGTAGGATAAAATTTAAGGATAAATTAAGATGAGTACTTTACGAGATAAAGTAATAAAACTTGCCCACAAGAATCCTGAACTTAGGAAACACCTGGTTCCGTTACTAAAGAGTGCTGGTGGTGGGATATATCAAATTTTCTTTAATATATTTAAGGAAGCCTTTAAAGAATCTTGTACTAAACTATACACTCAATTTTACCGTGATTATCGTTGGGAGGATATAGAAGGAGTGTCTTCAAGTATCCAACCAGGACTTTGGCAAGTTGTTTCTAAATATAGTCCTATGGTTGCAGTTTCTTATCATGTGACTGGTACGAAACTGACTATTACTTGTAGTCTTTTAAATCTTCATCATTCTCTATCTAAAATGGAAAAGGTTATTCCTTTGGGGGAATTTCTAGCCCGTGATATGACTGAAAAAGACATGCAAATCCTTATTATGAAATTCATTATTAGTTGTGCTAAGAGGGTTTGGAGATAAGAATCCTAAACTCCGACCTCATCTGGTTCCATTATTGAAAATAGCAGCTATTTTCAATAATGATTTCTCTGAGCTAATCGATAAAAGGATTCTGGTCAGGAAACTTAATAAGGAGAATCTTATTATACAGGATGTAAGTTATAAATGACCACTAAAATGGGATTAACCTCAAGGAGAAATTACGATGAGTGATTTACGTTTAAATTTAGTGAAGTTAGCCAATGATAACCCTGATGGTATCAGGAAGCATTTGGTTCCTCTATTAAAACAGGCTAAAACCTATGACTTTGAGGAAGGGGACCCCATAGGAACTAATGAGAAAATGTGGGCTGAATATAAACCTAGTCTTAAACTTCAAGTACAGAAGTTGGAGCAGCTCGGTCTGAGATACATTAAAGTGCAACGTCATGGTATGTTGGCTTTGTCATTCAAATATAAGAAATGGACAATTGAGATATCAATCCTTCGGTTATTTGAGTTGAGAAACGTAAAAGGTCTGGGTGCTTTTGCCAGTCGTTTCGGTAAATTAGAACAGTTAATCGAAGACGAGATCCAAAATATCAAGCTGGCTGGTGGCCCACGTCAATATTCCCCGTTCTTCTCAACCTATTATAGTAAGGTGAAAGCCATCATGGGAGGGGCAAAGACCAAAGGTTTGGCTATATCTTTTGTTACAGAAGTTATCAAAGAGATGGGTGTTCGGATTTGGACATAATGAAATTTTAGGTTTTCAAAGTTAAAAAAAGTTTTGTAAGATATATAGCTTCTCGTAAAATGGCAAAACCCAGCAGGAATTAACCTGACGGGTTTTGTCGTTTGTGGTTTTGGCTGTGGATTTTTCTATGGAGACCTTAATTGGGTGCTGCTGTCAGAGTCTGATGTTCTGAATAGGTTCCTTATAATCCATAGGTAATAGGGGCTGTTTCCAGTATTGGAGTTTAGCATGGCTGATAAAAAAACAGCAGGAGTTGCAAGTCGTCGGGTATATTCATATGTGGCTGATGATGGAACTGTCTTTTATTCGTTTACAAAGACGAGACAGACGGTTTCCACTGGCAAACGATTAGTATTGCAAAGTCGGAATGGAACCCCTCTGCTCCCGTTCATGGTTTTCATGAGAGGACAGGCAGATAAAGAAGCTTCCGTCGAGGATGATTCTCGGCTGGAAAAAACAGAACAAATGAAAGGACAAACAGATGATTGAAGACACTCAAGACATGGCCTCCGTAACCCAAGACTCCGAAATCAAAGAAGCACCTGCTTCAAGTCTTCCAACAGGGGAAGCTCTTGCTAACGATGACCCGCCCACATCAATTGGTGATGAACCCGAGGGTGGCAATTCTGACCCTTCATTCTTGGGCACTGTTGAGAAATCTGAACAAGACAGCATTATGGCTTTGCAGCAGAGTCATCAACAGCTTGTGTTTCAGCTGGGGAATACCGTTCTCCGTATATTTGAAACAGTGAATCGGGTTGGTGGCCTTGAAGATCAGATTCAGGGTGTTTACCAGGCCATCGGTAAGCGTTTGAATATCGGATCAAAAACTCGTTGGTCAGTGATGCAGGACGGATCAGTCCGAATCATCCCTGAGCAGCCCAGTGGTCCACAGGTCGTTCCTCCGCCGTCGGAGGGTGATAAATCGGAGGGCTAAATGTGTGCAGCAGGATGGGGACCAGCCCCAGGTGATCAACCACTTCCACCTCAAAATGGGTCCGTAATAAGCCCATACATTGCAGGAGTTCTTGACCTTAATTGGGATGACCCATCCCTGCTGGCTAAAAATGCTGCTTGGGTGGTAGTAGGGGTTAATATCTATCGGAGTGATGTCTCTGATAGAGGCCCCTTCTACCGCATTAATGAATTCCCTGTCGGGGGGACTTTTTATCGAGATTGGACTCAGAATGTTCAAGTTACAGAAACTGTAGCTTGGGCAGCTTGGACATATAAGGGTACAGGCCCTAATACCCGACAGTATTCATTTTCTACCACACAACACCCAGTCGTCAAACAAGTACCTGAGCCTCCCTACGATAGGCCAACTCCTGCAAACATGCCCTCAGATGTGACTATCGTCATTGATGGTGTAGAAGTCCCCGTTAATTCCGTATTCGGCCCCACAGGGGAGATTGTCCTCATTAATCAAGGTGTTTTCAACGTGGCTACGGAGAAGATTGAACCTGCATTACTCCCAACGGAAGATGCTGTAGTGGAGATATCATATTGGGTGAGTAAGAACCATATCCGTTCCAGCCTTGATACCAGCTTGTTTTACCGTTTGACTACTGTAGTAATAGATACCAGTACTCCGAGCGGTTATAAAGAAACTGAATTAGAATGGTGTAAGCCTATTTTGACCGCCACGGTTGAGGATATGGATTACATTTGGAGAGAGGCTGTCCGACGAAATGCCTGGATTCTACAACAGGGTGGGGAACGGGTAAAAATCTTCATTCGACGAACAACTGGGGTTCCTTGTAGCTGTGGACTTGATCCGAAGACAAAAGAGTATTTAGGGCAGCACTCACAAAGATGTGTTTCCTGCTATGGCACAGGTTTTATTGGTGGGTTTGAGGGTCCCTATGAGGCAATTATTGCTCCCGATGACTTTGAGCGTCGGATGAGTCAAGGTCCTACAGGTCGTCGTAAAGAGCATACTGGTGAAGTTTTCATGGGGCCAAGTCCCGTTGTAACCCAACGCGACCTTATCGTGAAACAGACCAATGAACGGTATTCGATTGCTCCTTCCAGACGGCCTACTAACCGTGGTAATATGCTTCAACAGCATTTTACCATTGGGTATTTGGATGAACAGGACATCAGGTACAAAGTACCTATTGATGGTGTGGCTGATCTCGTCCGTCCTCAGACTCGATATGGTTTCCGACAATATCCTTCGATGCCAGTGGACGGGGAACTTTCATTCCCAGAATCCACAGCTCCTGATCAGGCAGCCTATCCTGAAGGTCCTGACTCTCAAACCCCGATGCAGACAGATAAGCAACCATGGGCAGAAGGGACTCAACAGAGAGGGCGTTCGCCGGTTTGGGAAAACCAAAACGAATGATTTTCTTAGTAATATCAAGTACTTAGGTGGGTAATGCCTCGTATAAATTACAATCGAATCAGGGCTACCTATGGGAAAACATGGGCTAAGACAGGTGAGATTGAGATAGATGCCAGTATTCTTCAATTGATTGGGGAAACACTAGTGTCTGTGGTTAAAGTTGAGGCCAAGAATGATTTTGCAAAACGGGAGTGGTCACAGAATGACCCAATGGGAGGTCCTTCTATCGGTGATTCTTTCAAATATGAAATTTTAGGAGAGCGGACAGTCGTCCTCAAATCCAGTTTTTATGGGTTAGCTCAGTTGACTTCCAGGGAAGGAATTCCTGAACGAAAAATGACTTGGTTGACTCAGCAGGGTCAGATGAGGAATATTAAGAAACCTAAAGAGTTTGGTGAAGTCTCTAATGTTAAGTCTACATCTTCAAGCTCAAAACCCTTAGTAGTGCCTCTGACTACTAGCACAGGGGAGGTTATTTTCAGGATGGCACCGTTACGAACAGCAGATGCTTGGATTCATCCTGGTATTGCCAGATTTAATTTCATGGAGAGGGCTGTTAGGAAAGCCAAGATTCAGGTAGATAAGATTATGACTGAATACTGTGGTAATGTCATAAGTGCAGGGATCGCCGAGGTTTTTAATGATTGAAGCTCAGATTATTTGCACTTGCCCATCCATATGGATACAAGATTTGAACTTAAATATGAAACGTGGCCAGTCGGCAATGGTTTCAGAATCTAAAGCTAAGGCTTCAACGGATTTGGGTTTAGCACGTAGGAATGGTGGCGTTAGTATTACGTATGTACAACGATTTCAGGAACTTAAACCCCCTCAAGTAGAACCTGTGGTTCAGGTATCGAAGAAAGTACCCTTACCAACTCCTTTGCATCAACCTGAGTCTCCTGTCCTTCCTGCTGAAAGAGTCAGGGTGGAGAGAATGACCTTGGACGAGGATGCTTTGGTGGATAAACTGGCAGCCAAAATGAATTCATTACGAAGCAGTAACACCAATTCTTTAATAGATTCTTTGATAGGTGAAGTTCAGGCCATGAGGAAAGAGTTCTCAGAGGGTCAAAAGAACCATGGTCAGATTGTGAAAGAGGTTGTTCATTCTGAGGGTAGGGTAAAAGAAGATGTCCCTATGTTTATCCCTAAGACTATTATGGGGAAAAAAGCAGGGGATGTTAAGATAGAGATTGAAGAAACTACTTCAGAAAGCACTGTGGATGAGGCTTCGGAAGCTTTACGTGCTTTACGGAAAAAGGAGAAATCATGACAGATGAAAAAACACCTGTGATTCCAGTACCTTTTGGCGTGGGGTGTGATATTGGGACTATGAATATTGTGTCTGCCCGTCGTGGAAAAGAAGGGATTACGACCAAACGTATGCGTGATGTCTTCATCGATTTGCCTATAACTGCCAAGAAGATGTTGAAATTGTCTTCTACCAGCTTTGTTGAACGAGAAGACGATGTTTTGATTCTTGGGGATGCTGCTTTGGAGACGGCTAATGTTTTTGGAACCCCTCCTCGACGCCCACTTTCGGATGGAATAATCTCGGCTAGTGAAATAGACAGCTTGGAAGTCCTTGGTATGCTTATCAAGAATGTGCTGGGTAAACCCAGGACTCCGAACGAGGCTTGTTATTTCTCTGTACCAGCAGAACCGATAGATAGGCCTGACAAGGACATAATTTACCATCGTGGAGTATTTGAACGAATTGTTGCTGAGTGTGGATATACTCCATATGCAGCCAATGAAGCTATGGGTATTGTGTATTCTGAAACAGCTAATGAAGGATTTTCTGGTGTAGGAATCTCTTTTGGTAGCGGCATGACGAACGTTGCCCTATCCATCAACACCATTGAAGGTCTGACGTTTTCCATTGCCCGTGGCGGCGACTGGATTGATGCAGGTGCTGCTAGTTCTGTCGGCCAGACTCAGGCACGTATATGTGCATTGAAAGAGAAGGGTTTTGATTTGATGAAGCCTGAAGGTCGGGAACAAGAAGCTCTGGCCTTCTATTATAAGTCGGCCATTGACTATGCTCTGGATAACATTGAAGAACGTTTCAAGGCCATTCAAAATCAATTTGTTTTGGCTAATCCTGTCCCCCTCGTAGTGTCAGGTGGTACGAGTTTAGCAGGTGGGTTCATGGAGTTTTTCAAGTCTGTCTTTGAGAAACGGAAGAAGTTCCCTATCGAGATTTCCGAGATTCGACATGCTCAGGAACCCCTGAATGCCGTTGCTTACGGTTTGTTGATTCAAGCTATCCAAGAACACGAGGATTAGAAAGGAGTTTATTATGATAGGCAAAAGGGACTTGAATAAACATTAAATAATTTAACATAGTTATGAAAATAAACAAAGCACATAAAATTAGACTTTATCCAAATAACAAACAGGAAACTTATTTCAAAAAAACTTCTGGAATCTCAAGATTCGTTTATAATTGGGGACTCTCTGAATGGAAATCCCAATATGAATCAGGTTTAAAACCCTCCTCCTATAAATTAGTTAAACAATTTAACTCCATAAAACATCAACAATTTCCTTGGGTTTATGAATGTTCGGAGTGTGGGTTAAAGATGGATTGTGATTTAAATGCATCAATTAATTTAAAACAACTCGCTGAAAGTCATTCAGAGAGGATAAATGCTTGTGGAGATGAAAGCTCTGGTCACTGCGTTGCCCCAAGGGCAAGCAAGGACGAAACTATTATCTATGAAGCAAGAAAAGGGCAGTTGTTAACCCGTTTGGTTAACAGTTCAAGTCCCTTTTGACTAGATATAAATATTTATAAAAGTCGTGTACTGAGTTTACTTTTATTGTAATTGCCCTTGTTGGTGATACTCAACATGCTGCTTTACTAGTAACTATTCGAAAACTTCTTTATCTAGGACTGTTGTCAGGTTATATCCTTTTAACCGGTTTTATTTTGACTGCATATTCAGTTATTTCAGGGCTTTCATCTACAGGAAAATTTAAGCTGATTGCTTCACGCCCCAAATTATTTAATCAAATCACAGATGTTTTTAATTCAGGGTTTATCTATTTAATGATTGCAATCGTAGTTGTTGTTTTTTCACTTGTTTTTGATACAGGTGAATTTGATAGTCTGCCCCCCATAATTAATGTTTGCATTTTTATCTTTGTTCTCATGAAATTGATAGGGTGTTTTAAAATGCTGGATAAAATTACTTCTCTAGCATCCCAACCTTCTACAGACCGTATTGGTCCAGATAAAAGATATAAAACGCTTGATCAGGCTCAGATTGAAGATGATGATATATAAAAACATTTTCAGTTGCTTAATGTTTCAGTATTTCTTGAGAAGCCCCCTTTACCCAAGAACCCAAAGAACTTTAATATTGGTCAAACACGGGAGGTGACCCGTGTCATATTAGATAATCCTGATGGAGAAGAATTTGAAACAGGTCTTATGACGGCTACTATTAGCGGGGAACTGCTCGACGAATAATTCCCCTATGAAAGCACCTACATAAGGAGGTGCTCATGTACTTCAGATTAACCGAGGCATTAAAAAAACGACTCATCATGGAACTGAGGAATTATTGGTCTTACCATCCTCTATATCCAGACCTGCCTGACCACATCATTGGGAAATACTCATTTAGAGAACGCCCTTCAACTGGCATTATTGTAAAAACTGGTGGTGGGAGTCATGTTTCGTTGTCAGCTGACAACTACATAGGTATTCAAGAGAGCTATGTCAATTTGACCAGGTACAAAAACAAACCAGGACTGGCCATTGAATGGGTCAGAGAAGATGCTGTTGCTATCCAGAAAAATAATGGAGTTTTCCCAACCCCACCTGGTGTTTATTATGTCCAATTGACTGAGGACAGGGAATTCTGGGTGGATGCCCTTGTTAATATTTACAATGAGATTCTGACTCCTGTAGACACCTTTACATACTCCATGACAGCAGATCCTTTACAAGGGACTCTCCGTATCTTTGAAATGCCTGCTCGGTATCAGCTGGTGGAGGATGAAAATTACACCGTTGAGGTGGATGGCCAAGGGAAACCCACAGGTGAGATTACTCTGAAACAAGCTCTGACAGGGAATAGATATTTGGTTGCCGACTATAAACATCCAATCGGTTCTCAGGGTCCTTATACCATCGACCCAGGCTTTGCAAACAATACAGCAATTCCAGGAGTCGTTCTGGCTTTTGGTCGACGAAACAAAAAAGGAGATATTCAGGCTGTCGTCGTGGATGACGTTCGAAGGTCATCTGCTCAGGTTTATGGGGGTAAGTGGGAAATCTCAATGGAGTTTGATGTTGTGGCTAGAGATGTCTATGCCCAGCAGGAAATTGCTGACCAAACCGTCATTTATTTGTGGGGTATCCTTAGACCTCGGTTATCTTCTGAAGGTATTGAAATGTCCGAGATTTCTCTTGGTGGGGAGTCTGAAGAAGTTTATGATGAGAGTGGTGATGATTATTTCTATAACTCATCGTTTTCGTTGACAGTTACGACGGATTGGGAAGTCCATATCCCATTGAGTGCTTTCCTCCGTCAAGTAACCCCAGCCAGCCGTGAGTATACTGAATATTTGGCTACAATTTCTGATGACCAATTGAGAGAAGCTGGGGCAGGGATACGTCAAGCAGGTGAGATGGGATTGGAAGTTATGAGGGATCCTTATTTCGTTGGGAGGACAGCAACATTTGAAGTAATTCGGTAGTTTTTTAATTTTTCATATCTTCTTAGAGAAAGGAACCAGATAAATGCCCGTATATACATATCAATGTGGTTGTGGAATTCGATTTGAGGGTTCGGCCAGCATGGCTAAACATTCTAAACCTCATAAATGTCCTGACTGTGGGGAGATGGCTGATCGATTGATGCCCTCAGATGTAAATGGTGTTTTCAATCAGGAAGTTTCAGGACCTGTTCCTCAGAATACTGGTGTGGATGGTTTGGATGCCCATATTGACAGGGTGATAGGTCAGTCCGCAGAACAAGGTCGAAAAGCTCATGTGGCTCGTGTCGATACTAAGAAAGAATTGTTACGGGATAATCCTGGGGCAACTGGAAAAGACATTACGAAAACCTCTGATGGGGAGTTTCATTTGATGTCCTTGGAGGAACGGGATGCCCGAGATACAGCTCTCTCTATCAATAATCAGGCTATGAATGCCATTGAACAGGAGAGGATGAAATCCGCTCCTAAATAAAACTAGACCACAAGTGGTCGTGGACAAAACATACAGATGAAAATATGGACTAACATTTTGAGCTTAATTAACCGCCTTTGGCTGGAGATACATACGAACTTACGGATAAACAAATGAAAAGGTTTGAGCTGAAACTTCACATTTGACTTGTGGAATGAACTAAAATTAAGAGGTGTAAAATGGCCTTTCCAGGAAAAAACTACAGCCCGCCAGGAGTTTATACTCGAACACTTTTCGAGAATCCCGTTTCTGGAGCTATTGACAGTTTCAAAATCCCGATTTTCATCGGTGAGGGGAACGAATTTTTAACCCAGAATAATCTGGAGGTCGTTCGGGGATCATCCCAGAAAGTTGACCAAAAGATTGTAGGTGAAGATGAGGCAGGACGTGCTGTGGTCAGCACTACCCAAGCAGGTGTCATCACATTGGGAGATTTTAACGGAGTCTTGGACACGATTCAAGTCCGTAAATACCCCATTGTAGATGGGCAAGGCTCGGGTGTAACTACGAACAGCCGGGCGGATGTGGTAGTTACCATCAATAACCAGATTATGGTTGTTCGACAGGTGACTGGGGCTACAGGAGTCGTCAAGTTGGCTCAACCCCCACAAGTTACAGATGAAATCCGTGTTACTTACTTTTTCAAACGCACGGATACTCTGACTACTGATGATGTCAGTGCCCAAGTCAACCCGAATCCTGCAGTTGTCAGGGGTGTTGATGGTATTGCCGACATAGACTCCCCAGTCGGTCAAGAAGGTTCGGTTGGTTCCAGCATAGTCATTGATTTGCATGGGGACATCACGAATGCCTCCGGTCAGGTTGTTGTTCCAGCTAACAATGTTCTCAATCTAGTGATTGATGGTGTGGCATATGTTATCACCATTGCTCCTCGGAATGATTACACAATGGCTCAAATTGCTGCATCTATTACGGCAGCTAACAAGGGAACTCTGACTGCTGGTGCTTTCACTAATAATTTTGGTCTTTCGGTACTTTTATTAAATGCTAGTGGTAGCATCGTAGTGAAAGCAGGCTCAGCTAATGCTCCTTTGGGGCTCATAACTGGTTCTGCAGACACTCGAACTACAACTTTCTATACCTACGAAGGTCCTATCGTTGATGGTTCTAACGGTGGTGTTGCAACAACAGACCCCGCAAAAGTAGTGGTTAAAGTCAATAACAGTCAGGTCATTCCAGTATCAGTGAATGGAACCACACGGACAGTTACTTTGTTAGCAGCTCCTAAAGCTGGTTCAACTGTGACCATCCAATACTGGTTTAATGCCTGGCAGGATACCTTTGATTACTTGCTACATAATGGCATCACTGAAATTACTCAGTGTGGTGTTGCTCCGGATTCTAAATCTTACATCCAGGATGCTGATTTTGTCCTGAAAGATGATAAGATTGTCTGGGGTACGGCAGCATTGATAGCCAGTGGTGTTCATACTACAGGTGCTGTTTTGTTTGGGGAAACCCAAATTACTAGCACCTTGGTAGACAACAAGACATTCCTTTCAGTTTGTACCTCAGTCGTACAGAGCAGTGGTGGTATCTCCTCTGATAACCGTATGGATTTCACACTTCCTTTCCAACCAACTCTGGGTAATGGACGAAACACCCCCTTGGGTCAGAGTTTGTTCCAGACGGTTTCCAATGGACGTATTGATCTTCCAACCAACCGCCCTGATGTGGTGGATGTATATTGGGGTTACGATGTTCAGGATGCTCTCGAAAGAGGTGGGGTGGCTGTAGATAAAGTGGAAGGTATCACTGTTACGTTGGCTGAGGCTGTTCCAGTCGGGGCCACCGTGTTTGCATCCTTCTGGTACAATCTCCTGACAGACACTGAATTCACCTTGTCTTGTGTGAACCCCGGAGCTTCAGGCATCGGTACATATACCGTTGAAGATAAAGGTGACAACACTGTCTACAGTGCTACATATAACACCAGTACAAAGGGTTCCTCTCTTAATGGTGTGACTCTGGAATTCCCATCAGGTTCTGAATTGACACCCGATCTTCACTTTGAAGGTTTGTCTGGTGATGATTTTGTTGGGCCTGTTGAAGAAATCGTGACAGTACAGTTTGCTTCTCGTGTAGCAACTCCAGCAAAATGGACGCTGCCTGGGAACGGACCTTATGAGTTCATTAAAGAGTACTCTGATAGACTCAGGGTTAAACTGCACACTTACGAATCCGTTAGTGCCGCGGGTCTGAATCTTGATAATCCTTCTGGTAGTGCATCCGTTCCTGGACATGGTGGTGGGTTCTTTGCTTCCATCGTCGGTGATGAAGTGGATTACACAGGTGGAACCAGTGCAACTATTGGTCAAAGTTATTCTTTGGCAGCTGCTGAAGATTTCTACCTTCAAGTAGATGATGCCAATATTCTGGTGAAAACATCCAGTACAGTAACCAACGTAGATGTTAGCTACTTTGCAGATGTCATCAACGAAGCTGCCAGCGGTCATCAAGACATAGCCGTAGCAGGTGGTGTTAGCACTATTGAATTGCCGCACACCAAATCCGACGTGAATAATTATTACGTTGGCTGGAGAGTGGTTATCGGTAATCATGCTCTTGGTGGAGCAACTCAGGGTCAGTACAAAACTATCACAGCTTATGATGGAACTGCTTGGATAGCAACTCTGGATTCTGCTTGGGCTGGTGGGGCTGTTGCAGTAGGAACTCCTTACTTCATTTATAACCCTGATGCCCGTTCTACAATGGTCGGTGCAACAGAGTTTAATGGCCCCGTAACAATCACAGCCTCTGCCCATGACAAACTTAAAGTGGGTTATATTGGTGATGTTGTCGGTACAGAAGGTTTCGAGATTACATTGGGTGCCGCAGCTTATGCTACCCCAGCTCTCTTGGCTGCCCATATCCAAAGTAGAATTGACACAGCTATTATAGCCCGTGTTTTGATCACACCAAATCTGGCTGGTTTCAATATTGAATGTACGGCTAATGCTCAAGCTAAGTTGCAGTTTAAATTGCAGCTTCCAGGGTTAGACAATGCTGGTTACATCCAGTTCCTCGATGCTACCAATGCTCCTGTTGAAGATTTTGCAGTGGTTGCAGGCTTAGATACAGGGGCAGCAATTGGTGACGGTCAGGCAGCTCTCCTTCAGGCTCCTATTGCAAGGTCTTACCTTTGCCCATCGGGTACGGGTGACCGCAAACTGTATGACAGACTTATTATTCGTAACCGTCTGTTGCCTGGTGGTGGTCCTGATAGCAGTATGGATGCTCATGACATCGAATCACAGACTCAGCTTCAAGTTCTGACGGGTAACACCAAAGCAGGACTGGCTTCAGGTTTGTATGGAACAGCCAGTCGTTCGGCAACAGTCCGATCTTCTACCGTGAGCGGGCAGGTTGGTTTTATCGGTGGTATGGATGCTGACAGTGAACCCGAGGTCATATTCTATGATGGTACTGGGACTGTGGCAGTAAATAATATCTTCAAGTTTGATGTGGATGGAACTCCTGTAGAAGTTATCTTCGATGCTACTGCTACTGGGACAGCTACCAATCTTGGTCCAATTTCAGATGATGATTCTGTTTTGGGTCAAATTAAAGTGGCAATGGCAGATGTACCAGGTGCCCCGTTTGGCAACGCAGCCAACATCGTGAGTACTTTTATCCTACGTCAAGAAGGTGCCGGCTTCCGTATCACAGGTGTTGAAACAAGCTCCCTGTCCAAAGTGTCCGTCAGTAATGGTTCGGCCAACGGTGTATTGGGTGCTTCTTCAGGGACAGTGGCACTTCGAGAAACTGTATCGGTTAGAAAATTGGCTTCTGCTTTAATGGCAAATCGGCACAGCAATTTTACCACTTGGATGCTGACTCTTTCTGCTGCTGACCTTTCCTTTTCCCGAGACGGCTTGGCTAATGTTGAAGAAGACAGTGTTGGTGGTCAATTCCTTTATGTGCAGGATGCTCCGATACTCGTATCCGAATTGGGAACCCAATCTTCGGTCGAAATCAAGAACACCTTGAGCCAAATTGATGATGCTTTAGCATACAACACAGGTCTGAATGCTAAAGATAGTGATGGTGCTTCTGGTGAACCTGCTTTGGACGGATTTTTCGTAAAATCCAGTGTGTCTGATGGTTCAGGTACAATCAATGAATCCCAACTTAATCCTTCTGGTGACGGTACGGGTCAAGATGGAATCGTTGGTCAAACTTATCGGGATGAAATTACAGGCTTGGTTTTCACCCTTCTACCTCGTGGTTGGAGTACAAATCCAAATGGTCCGTGGCTTCAGTACCCAACAGGTGCTAACTCTACATTCCGTATTCAGATCAGCGGAACTTTCTTGACGGATGCCAATATCCCTCATAATGCTTTCAATGGTGTGGAACTGACTGTAGCTAACACTGTTGATGTTGGTGTCAGTGACACTGCCTTGGTTGAAACCTTCAAACGTGGGGGTAATGAACCATCTATCGGTGACTTGTACTATACATCGTACATTTACCAGAAACAGGACTTCACAACGACGTTCTACACTAAGATGAGTTCCATCGAACAAGCTTATGGGAATATTGGTGTAGATGCTCCGTTAACAATGGCATCAGATTTAGCTGTGTTGAATGGTGCTGTCCTATTGGGTCTAAAACAAGTCCCTCGGGAATCAGGTGAGCCTTATGCTAGCCTGACAACGTACAGGGACGCCATTCAGGAGCTGGAAGGTACTTTGCCTGGGTTCGTTAACCCTGACATTATTACTCCACTTCGTGGTGATTCTACGGACTTGTATCAGTATCTGAAACAATCTAATGAACTGATGTCCTCTATTCGGTATAAGTCTGAAAGGACTTCTATCATAGGTATGGCCGCAGGTTCCTTGCCTGAAGCATGTGGTAACTTGGCACAAGCCCTTGAAAATACTCGTATGCGACTGGTTTACCCTGATGTTGCAGTGGTTTCTATCACGGATGCCTTGGGGAACAGCACAGATGAGTTAATGGATGGTCCCATGTTAGCAGCAATGCTGGTAGGTTCTGTTGTCAGTCCAAATCTTGATGTGGCAACACCATGGACAGGCCGACGATTGGTTGGTGTCCAACAGCTCGGACGTATCCTTGATGCAGTAGAGCAGAATCTGCTGGCCACGAAAGGTGTTACCGTGTTGGAAGACAAACCTCCGTTTATTCGTGTACGTCATGGTTTGACAACTGACATGACTAATGTCTTGACCAAGCTGCCGACTATTGTGTTGATTGCAGATGAAGTCCAACGTCAGTCACGACAGCTTTTGGAGAACTTCATAGGTATCAAATTCTTGCCTGGTATCCTGTCACAGATTGAAGGTCGGATGGCAATGTTGATGAAGCAACTGGTAGCTGCTCAAATCATCACGGCTTACACAGGCATTAAAGCATCTACACAGGCAGATGATCCTACATCTGCCGAAATTGCTGCTTACTATGCACCGGTTTTTCCATTATTATATCTGCTCTTGACCTTTCACCTCCGTTCCAGCTTATAGGTCAGTGATTTCAGGTACTTACAAACCTGAGTGACACAACTTGAAAACCTTCTTGGGTCTTGGTATTCTGACTCAAGGAGGTTTTCTTATGGGTGGTCCAAAATCAAAAGCAACCAAAGAAGAAAAATTACGGTAGCATTTCACACAGAGGAGCTTTATGATAATGTTGATTATCATAAAGGTCGGTTGGTGCAGGCGGGCATTCTTTCAAGATAAAACCCCCTGGGAATATTCCCAGGGGGTTTTTGGTCTCCAATTGAGTTTTATTTACCGAAGCCTACTTCTTTCAGTTGTTTTTGCAGTTGTTTTTGCATCTGCTTTTTTGAAGCTTGGACGGCTTCCACACTTTTTGCAAGGCCTAGTGTTATCGCATGTGTGATTATCTCTGCACGAGTATATCCTGTGTTTTTTTCTAGCAGCTTGATCTTTTCATGGGTGTCCAGAGTAAGTCCCATTGTGATTTCTGGACGAGGTTTCGTAATAGGGGTAGTCATATCAAGGATAGCCACGGCAGGTTTTACGACAGGAACCACGAGGGATTTCACGACAGGAACCACGATGGATTTCACGGTGGGTTCTAGTTTGAGGCTTTTTTTCGGGATCATAGCTACGTTGGACAAATTTTTGTTGTGCATCCATATCACAAACTCCTTTAATGCTGAGTGTACTGAATGCATTGTTGAGTCAGCGTATCTTAATTGTATAACATTGAAATGTTGTACAATTGAGTTGCCTGTGATGTCCTTAATTTTAGTGTCTTTTCCTACCGTTTCCATGAAATCAAGAATTCTTGATTTGTGTTTTTTGATGTTGGCTGGTCTAGTTTTTTTGACTCTGACAGGCAGATCCCTGAAATATGCTTTGATCACAGCTTGCAGAGTGATCTCTGGCACTGTAACCGGGGCAATGGCATCGGCTTGAGCAGTATCGGCCTTGCCTTCGGTTGTGGCTGTAGCGTCGGCAGCAGTGGTAATTTTATCCTTTTTTGAGGTAAATTGGAATGTGATTTTTCTTTGTTCGTTGTTAGTGTTTTTTGGTCCCATGATTTTTTTTACATCTCCGTTATTAATAAGTTGTGTGATACCTTTTTGTGCATCCTCTTCTGAGATTTTGAAAAAGGCTGTTATATCGTTAAGTTCTGGGGTTTTGGGGTATCTGTGACCTTTTTTCACCCCGTTGGAACAAAAACGGATATAATTTTTAATAATTTGTTTTTGCCATGAATTTTTGAAATCGGGTGTGAACGGGTCGATTGCATAACATGCCCCGAAACAAACCCTTGCAATACGCCCACGTAGAAACGATGAGGGTTTATATTCAAGTTTTGAATCCTTTATTTCAGTGTCGATAAATTCTTTTGAGGTTAGCAATTGCATATAACTTTCTAGCTCTTTAACTCGTACCGTCCGATACCAATTTTTTGACAATTTATCCCCTAGTGATTTTTCTTTTTTCTTTTTTTCTTTTTTTAGCATATTGTGAATTTGCTGGCTTGAAAATCTTTCCCCAAATGAGTCTCCTGCATTAAGGATTACGGACATAATTTCGAAACTTTGTCGGTTTAAATCTTTTCTCATTTTTTTAGTCCTTTTATTTTAAGTCCAAAAATTGGTCATGTCTATTAGTCATAAGGTCTTAGTCATAAGGTCTTAGTCATAAGGGATTTGAACTGTTAACCCTACTGGTTAACAATGGCCCTTTTCTTGCTTCATAGATAATAGTTTCGTCCTTGCTTGCCCAAAGGGCATTGCAGTGACCTGAGCTCTCATCTCCACAAGCATTTATCCTCTCTGAATGACTTTCAGCGAGTTGTTTTAATTTAATTGAAGCATTTAAATCACAATCCATCTTTAACCCACACTCCAAACATTCATAAACCCGTTCCTATAATGTCAGGTCCTTTTTGACAGGTCCTTTTTGACATTACCACATCCTGAACAAGTTTTGGAACTCGGGTAAAACCGATCGGCCTTAATTACTTCTACCCGCAAAAAAATATATTATCCAAACAAAATAAAAAAATAATAAAAAAATGTTTTAACTTGACAGTAATGTGACACCTAATGTAGTATATTTTTAGGAGGTACTTATGGATTACATTTATTTTTTACATGATCGTACATCTAATGCTATCAAAATTGGATGCTCAAAATATCCAGAACAACGGATGAGGGAAATTCAAATAATGATTCCTGGTGATGCCTTTCCTTTGAGGTATGTTGAAGTGGCTGGGAATGGGTTTGATGTTGAGCGTACTTTACATATGAAGTTTCGGGGGATTCGGATAAAAGGAGAGTGGTTTAAAGCAACACCTGAGCTTTTGGATTTTGCTGAATCAGGAGTTCTTCCTAATTCTACAAAAGTTGAAGTAGTTTTAACACCTTCAACTCGTGTGTCTGTCCCACGGTTATCTTTGAAAGAGCTAACTGCTCAAACAAAGGTGGCAGCTAGGACTGTCCGTTATTATGTTTCTGAGGGGTTACTAAAACCTCCTGTTACTTCGGGGAAGTACGCTAAATATACAGAGGAGCATATTAAAACTATTAATGATATTCAAAACATGCAAGAGGAAGGGATGTCTTTGGGAGAGATAAGACAACGAATTTCACCTGCGGAGTTAGTTATAGATATTCACAAGAAAAGGGCAACCTGTGTTACTCCTGTTGTAGGAGTGAAAATGATAATTGATGAAGATGTCCCATCACATATCAGTCATGCATTTATTAAGGCTGTGGTAGATGCAGCCAAGACATTACCAACATACAAAGGAGATTGAAATGAGACACTTTATGGAAGAATCTGTAGGAAACGTCCTGACAGAAGCAGGGACGGGGCTAACTATCCCGCTCACAATGCAGAGGCTGGATTTGGTTGGCCGAGTGACCCCAGTAGGAGCAATGCTTCGGGTAACTCATCGGTTCAAGACTGAGGGGCAGATTGAGCCTATGGAGGCCCTTTATACATTTATGTTGCCCCGTAATGGCACACTCAGACGATTCATCGTTAAAGGTGAAAATTTCAAGGTGGAATCCAAACTCGAACCTCGTGCAGAAGCTCGTGAAGCATATGAAGAAGGCATGGAAGCAGGGCATTTATCGGTATTGGCTGAAGCCAATCAGGATGGCATGGTTTCTTTGTCTGTTGGTCAAGTGCAGCCTGATGAAATCATAACTGTTGTTATGGATATAGTGTCAGGTGTTGAAATCAAAGACAATATTTACCGTTTTCGTTTTCCCTTCACTCTGGCTCCCAGCTATCATGCTCGTGCAATAGTTACTTCAACCAAAGACGACGGGAAGATGACATTACCTTCGGATGTATTTGGTGACATTATACTTCCTGAATGGAAAAATGATGCTTCTGGTCTTCATCGGGTATCTTTCAGAATGAATGTTGAAGCTGCCGGCAAACTAGATTCAGTATCGTCTCCATCTCACAGGATTCTGGTCCGACCGAGTGGCGAAGGTTCTGCCGAAATTGAATTGTCAGGTACAGGAGATGTTCCAAACCGTGATCTGGTGATTGATGTGCAGGCAAAAGAAGTTGAAGCTTCTGTGTTTGCTGATGCCAAGTTGGTTTCCAAGAAATCCAGCAAAGATGACCCCAAGGTTATGAAGGGTGCATCTCGATGGACGGTTGTTGTCCCATCGAGCCTGCTCCCTAAATCAAAGAAAGTTTCCAGAAAAGTCTGTTTCGTCTTGGATGACTCTGGTTCAATGGGTGGTCAGCCAATTGAACAGGCAAAATTGGCAGTCCGAGCCTGTTTATCGGCTCTTAGGCCAACAGATGAATTTGGTTTGATTTACTTTGGGTCAAGCTACACCGTTTTCGATGCTAAAATGGCTAAGGCCACAGATGTAAGTCGGAAACGTGCTGACCAATTTATCAGTAGAATACATGCAGGCAGTGGTGGAACCAATTTGGCTGATGCTCTTGGTGCTGCTATTAGTGTTCTGGGTGGTTCTGGTGGGGATATTTTCTTGATGACAGATGGCCAAGTGTTTGAAACAGGCACTATTGTTGAGCAATGTGCTGCAGCAGGGGCGAAAGTTCATGTTTTGGGCATTGGTTCAGCCAGCCAAGACAGGTTTCTTTCCAGCCTTGCTCGTCGGAGTCATGGTGTACAGAAGATGGTGGGTGTGACTGAAGATGTGACAGCCAGCTCTTTGGAGTTATTCAATGCTGTTAGACGGCCCATTCAGATTGACCTGAAGGCATATGTTACAGGCAAGAAGATGTCTCAGGAACATCAGGTTGATACCATTTGGGATGGTTATCCTGTATTGCTGACAGATGATGGTACTACAGGTCTGAATCTCCCACAAACCGTGACGTTTACTTGGGGCTGTGGTAAATCAGTTAAGAAGGTCAAAGTTCCTGTGAACTGTATTCAAGAAGTTCCAAATGGTTTGTCTGGTCTTTTACATGCGGGACGACAGGTGGAAGACCTTGAGGCTGCTTTGGATGCTGCTCTGAAAGATGGCCCTGAGAAAAAAAATATAGAAGCTCTCCTGAAGGTTGTTTCCATAAGTTATGGATTGGCCAGCCGGTTGATGTCTTTGATAGCCATCGTAAAACGTGCTGGTGACCAAGCAGGCACACAGGTGAAACAACAGGTCGTTGCTGTGGGTATCCCTGAAGGAATGGGTGGTGCAGGTATATTCCGTGGGTGTGGTGGCCAATCTTTTAGTTCCTATGTTCCTGTTAGTTCCTGTGTTTCTGAAAGCATCCTGAATTATGGTGCTTCTGAAAGCATCCTGAGTTATGGTGCTTCTGAAAGCATCCTGAGTTATAGTGCTTCTATGGACGGGATGGGACAGGAACCCGTGGAAGCTTCTTCTCTAAGAGGTTTTCAGATGAAGGGTGTTTGTGACTTTGCTGTTACGGACACCGATGATATCGTGGACAATCCCTCTGAATTGTTTGGGTCTTTGACAAAATTACAATCTGATGGTGGTTTGCCTGGTGAAACTCGGAAGAAACGTGCTCATGAGACTGTGATTCTGGCATTGGCAGCTTATATGTCTGATAAAGACAGTGATGCTCCCAAGTACAATCTCCACATTGAACGGATGCTGGAATTCTTGAATCATTATCTTGACTTGAATGTTGGGAAAGACCCCGACATGGCCAAAATGGTTGGAATCATTGAGGTAGGGCTGGTTCGGGTGAATGAGGAATGTATGCAAATCCTTAGAAATCCCCTGGCAGGTGACCCTGAAACTAATTGGGTTCGGCTGTCAAGTGTTCTAGTTTGATTCTGAAATAAAAGCTTCAATTTGTAGAATGGGGTGGTTTTTTACGAGACCACCCCATTTTTCCGTCCTGGGTGTTCGTTAGGGAGCCTATATTATAGCATTAGTTGTAAGGGTTGATGATTGTGTACCTAATTCGAGCTTTCCAATGACGGAGGTTTTTAACATGCCAAATACAGATAATAGTACTGCAAACACGGGGGTGGGCGGGACTTCGTACATGTACGATTATGGAACTAGCCCCAATACTCGAACAGCTGTCAGCCAAAAGGTTCGTATTCTGACACCTCATATGGGGAATACGACCACAATGGCTCAGATGGGTGTGCTTTCACAATTCAATCCTAGCCAGAGTCGTACCGTAGAACCTGTTCGAGGAGTTGGTTTTGGTGATCAAGTTGCTGAATTGGTGCCCTCTGTAACGGAACCAACTACAGGCAACTTTGAAAGAGCACTCTTGTACCTATGCAACTTGTGGCAAGCCTCTGGTTATGCTTCAGGTATAGATGGTCCTGTTCGTTCTTTAGCCCATCATAAATGGCCTTTCGACATTGAACAGCAAGTTGTTTTCAGTACGTTGGCCGATGTGGACATGGGTGTACCAAATGAAGGTATTGGATTCGAGGCGGGTACTTTCCAAGGTGGTGTAGATCAAATTAAATACGGTGCGGTTACTCCAAACCCAAATGTTACTAATACTCAGGGTAACGGTGATGAGCAAGGGCATTCTGCCATTATCACTGTATATGAAGCATGTTGGTTCACCAGTTGGTCCACGACATTTGCTAAAGATTCTGGCCTTATCATGGAATCTGGTGACGTAACCGTCAGTGATGTCCATGATTTTGCTTCTGTCTATGGTGAGTTCTTGGCAACAGGTAATGATCCAACAGTTGGACAGCTTGGTTCTATTCGATATGCTGAATCCGGTTATGACGTAGCTGGTGCAGCTGGTCGTCAGACCATTGGTGCAGCTGGCCAAGGCGTTTTTGCCGTTGGTGCTACTTAATCCAGGCTTTCCTTGATTGCTTGGGTAAAGTACAGGTAAACCTGGGATACAACCCAGCAGCCTGTTAAGACAAACAGATGGACAGATGGACAACAACTTGAGCTTTTTTCCCTCCTTCTTTTTTTGGGGGTGGTCTGACTTACCTATTGAAACTAACAGACAAGCTCAAACTTGTGCTATCCAGGGCTGCGAGGTTGTTTCCTTTAACAGAAAGGGAATAACGATAATGGAACAAATTACACTTGACGCTCTGGAGAGTGCTCTTGCCCCTATCGAAGCCATCGGTAAAAGTGAGATAACTTTCGACGTTCTGGGGACGAAATCAAACCCTGGTACACCCGTCACACTACGAATTCTTCTCCCTGAAGAAGAGATTATAGCTCAGAGATATGCTTCTGAAGCTTTGGCAGATACCAACGAAAAGAAAACTCATGATGCCTTAGAGTATCTGGAGCGTTTCAAGGTTGGTATCTTGTCGTATTCTATCGTGGCTGTCGGCTCCCTTGATTTCCATGATGTAGATTACATTGCCACAGGGGAAATTCTGGAGAACGGCCAAGCTGTCAAAGAACCCAAACATTTGGCCATGAGAAAACTCCTTTTCCGATGGACTCAAGATATTAGAACTAGGATGCTCAACAAATACAATGAGTTACTGCTCAAAGTGGAGTTGAAGTCCGAGAAAGCTATTGTTTTCGACCCTGTAGACCTGGCAACAGAGATTGAACGGGTTGAGAAACGGCTGGGAGAATTGAAGAAGGCTCAGGAGAAAGATAGCAGTATTACTACTTCGGCTATCCATGATCAAGTGAAAGAGATTGCAGAGCTTGATAAAGCAGATAGTCGAGACCGTAGGGCTGCCGTTGATGCAATGGCCTCAAAACGGGCTGGTGTCGCCCCACAGGTAGATGAAGATGTAGCTTTACCTGAAAATGTGGATGCCTCTCCTGCACTGGGTCCCCAACGAACAGAATCAGTTGAGTTGAAGCCTGCTGTCTTCCATGAAGCAGCCACCCCACCTCCTGAGCGAGCGGTGGAGCAACAAGTAGTTCCAACACCACCTATCACTCAGGAAGCGCCCCAAACACAGCCTGTTGAGAATACAGAACCTCCATTACCTGTATGGGAGGATGACTCTTTCGTGGATGCCAGTGATGTTGATGGGATGAAGGCTGCTGTTCATGCTGAAAACCAGAGACTTTTGGCAGCTAGACGTGGGCAAGTTCCTCCTGACCAAGGAGCTTTAAATACCATGAGGGCAGAGCAAGCTGCCAAAGGCCAGCCTGTGATGCGTCCTGGTGTACAACCTCCTCATATTGGAGCTAAGGCCGTAGCAGATGGATTAGAGTCCGAAGAAACCCAGATTCTGGATGCTTCACGGAAAGCTCTGAAAGAATCCTCTGGTAAAATAGGTGATACAGATGTTTATCGTCAGCCCGTTGAAATTTTGGATAGAATGGAGCCAACCAAACCTGCTCCACAGCAACCGGCAGTTTTGAATAGTGGCCCTGCAACTCAATCTGTCAACCCGAGGTTCCAACCTGTTAATCGAAAGCCATAGCCTATGGGAATGTTGCCGACGACAACTCCCGAGCAACGGGCAGCGTTCTATGAGGACGTTGAAGATTTCACCAGTGTGGGATTTATATCTCATTCATTGAGTCTTGCAGGTGCTCGTTTGTCATTTCGGTCTTTGTCTGCTGGAGATTTGTTTTTAATTAGAACCCATGGTGATGACGAGGATTGGCAGGCATGGATGGTAGCTTCTTCTATCTGGATGGTGGATGGTTTCAGCCTTCTGGGAGAAACTAATTCTCCATATCATATCCATAAAATGTTGAAAGACATACCTCGGTCAACAATGGCTATTTTGTTCAGTATTGTTAAGGGGTTGTTTTCTCGGCAGGATCAAGCTATCGGAGCAGTTGAGGCATATTGTTATGAAAATGCTTCACGTTTTCGGTGGAAAGCCACTAAAGGATCCTCTATAGGGACTACTTCTGGGATTCAGGGCACCAGCAGGTTCGGGCTGAACTCTGTGATGCAGATGTGGCGGTTTTTTAATGAGGTTGAGGATAAACGGAGTTTTGATGAAGCTCAATGGGATGGTTTCAAGCTGTCTGCTTCAGCCTCGTCTCCTAAAGGGGTTGAGAAAATTGATAAACATGATAGGAGTAGACGTGAACGAGAGGAAAATCGGCGACAGGATGTTCTTGACCGATTTTACTATATTAGAAAAGGAGTTTTGTCTTCAGAGTCGAAGCCAACAGACACTGAATCTATTGGCATTCGTGCCAAATCTTATGATGACTTGGAGGGTGAGATGCAACGTTGGGTTAGTGGGGATGAGGATTTCCATGATAAGATTGTCAGTAGCTACAAGAATTCAATCACTTCTCGATATGATCGGGAACAAGATGACAGAGCAGCCCGACGAGAAATGTTGCAGAAAAAATACGAGGAAATGGAGTTGGATACGAAGCCCCAGCCTTTGGTTGGTTATACGTTGGACCAATTGGAGCATGTTGTGAAAAGTCGAAAGCCAGGTGTGGCTCATCTTTATCATGATACTCAAGGAACTCAGGAGAAGTTATATCAACGTCATTTGAAATTAGCAGAAAAAGGGTTATTGGAAGCTGAAGATGGCCAGCTAAAAGCCCCAAATGTGAATCCTGAACTGATGGAGTTAATCACCAAACGTCAGGTTCCATATAAGTCAGAGGATTAAATCATGGACATTCGTTCATCCATCTTGAGTTTTGGTACACAAGTCGACACGACGGCAATGACTAAATCCATCACAACGATAAAGAATCAGATGGAGAATAATGTTAGGGATGCTTTTTCAACAGGTATGAAACAAGGCTTGTCTTTGAAGCATATGGATGCTGTACGTAAAAAGATGACTGACACCTCTAAGGAAATTAGCGACATACAGGAAAGGATTCGTCGAGAAACCTATAAGATGAATTCCACCAGTGCTTCAGATGCCATGAAGTCCGCAGCAGCTGTTAACAAAGAAATGTTAGAAGGACAATTACAGAATCAAGCTCAGGCTTTGGGTGCGGATACAGATAGAATAGCCAATCTTTCCAATAAACTTGAACAGATGCAGACGGATGATTCCAAACATTGGATGGCTATGACGGGTAAATCTGTTGAAACTTTCGGTGAGGGAATGCATTCTGTCTTTTCAGACATCACGTCTAAGGATGTAACCTCCATTTTTGGTGTTATTCAGAAAGGTGCAGCCAAACTTCAACAGATACAGGCCAAGGCTGTAGCTTCGAAAGAAGCTGGGGGTAGTGGGGGAATGGCCAAGATTGCAGGAGTCCTGTCAAAACTAGGTCCAACATTGGTAGCTATTGGGGCAATAGCAGCTGGATTTGCAGCAGTTGTCAAATTGATTATAGATGTGGATGCTCAAGCTAAAGACTTGCATCGAACTTTAATGGAGAGTGGGGTTTCTGTAGGTGATATAGATGGGGGGGCAAGAGATTTAGAGAAATCTCTTAGGGATGTTCGAGAGATGGCCGTAGATGTCAGTAATAATATGGATTGGGGGACTCAGGCAGAGGATCAAATAAAGATTATTGGGGCCTGGAATGAAGCAGGTTATACCATGAAAGAAATGGTAGGTACCTTGGATAAGGGTGAGAAAAGTATGAATGCTTACCAGAAAGCTACTTCTGCTGCTTTGACTTATTCAAAATTGTTAGGTGAGTCATCAGATAAGGTAGCCCAGGATATGACGGGCATGATGGAGCAGTTGGGTATGTCCCTGGCAGGTGTAAAAGAAAACTTTGCTATGATTTATGATGCTGCCCAGATGAGTGGGTTCGGAACCAAACGCTTTTTCGGGATGGTTCTTCAAGCTACTACAGGGATGGGCATGTATAATGTTCGTCTTGAACAGACAGCAGCAATGCTTCTCAACTTGAACAAGATTCTTGGAACTAAATTTGGTGCTGAGTTTTTCCAGAAACTGACAGGTCAATTCTCAGGGGATAGTGCCCAAGAAGGCATGAAGAAAATTATGTTACGGGGTGGGGATGCAGTATCCGCTGCATTAAAAAGCCAAGCAGAATATACTGCTGACGGTGTAATGAATGTGTTTAAATCCAACTTTAAGGGTGACTTTGCTACAGGGTTGAAAAGTATATTTGGAGATGAAGGGTCAGAACTAGCAGCACAACTTTCTGATGCTGATACACGAGGTGAAGGGATTAGTGCCCTTGTAGCCACTTTGGGGGGGATGAGCTCTAAAGACCAAAGCGCCCTTTTTGTAAGAACTCAGAAAGAGGTTGGTGATGATGCTGCTCGACAACTTCAGCAATTATTCGTTCAGGTAAATGGTATCAGTGGTTCTATGGGAGAGCAGATGAATGCTTTGAGAGCTATGGGTCCAGGTGGTGTTTTGGTAGATAACATGTCTAGGATGCTTGATGTAACAGGTGCTAAAAGTATGGCCGAATTATCATCGAAATTGGGTGCAATAAGTCAAGTAACGCTTGAAAGTCTGCATGGGATAGATTCGACAATGAGAGATCAAATGACAGCATTGGCAGTGTCTACTGGTGGTCAATGGAATGATATGAAAAAACTTCAAGAGAGGATGGGAACGTCCGAATTTGAGGGAAAAGAAGGACAAGCTAAATTATTAGCTGAACAGACGGAACAAATAAAACATTGGGGGGCTACTGCAATAGATACCAATACTATTAGTCATGCAAAATTAGATGAGAATAATAAAGTGTTAGAAACTGGTTTCAAAAAATTGGAGAATGAAAAAGATTTACTGATGGGGCGTGTAAAAGCTGATGCCAATATGGCTAAAACCATGTCTGAACAAGAAGCATTAGCTAAAATGACAGCAGCAGCCACTACAGATATGAGTGCCTACTTAGAGATGGGTGTTAAGTATTTTCTGAATGGTATTTATAGTACTACTCAGAGTATTTTAGGGGCAATAACGGGTAAAGATTTAGAACCCGATGAAGTAATAGCAAGGGACAAGGCTCTAGATACTCAGCAGAAGGTTTCCGCTGGTTTAAGGGATCAGTTAGGTAAAAAAACAAACCAAATCAATGCAGCTAAACTAAAGATGGAACAAGTTGGTGGTCCCGAAAGAAAAGTATTGAAGGAACAGTTAAAGGTTTTAGTGTCTCAAAAAATTAATGCAGAAAAACAATTGAAAGTAAGTCAGGCTCAGGAAAGTGCTATTCTAAAAATAACGGGTGGGGGGTGGCTTGCTTTTGATAAAACTACATCTGATTTTGGGAGTGAAGCACGGGAGAGTGTGGCTAAAGATCAATTTGGGCGTACTGAAGGAATGGCTAAGGAGCAATTTGGGGGGCAGGGTTTTTACAATAAGGTGTCCCGTCCTATAACTTTTAATAATAGCAAAGTTAGACAAAAATTACAGGAAACTAACCCAGAAGAACTTAAAGCATTATTAAAACTGGAAGAGGAGGGTCTTGATATTACAAAAGATCTTGCAACTCTGGCTAATGCTGGTTATCAGAAACAAATAGCTTTTCAAAAAACACTATCCCATCAAGAGGGCCTAGATGCTGATACACGCCAGAAAAACAAAATTGCAGCTGACGAAGGTTCTACATCTAAAATAAATGCTAAAGATAATGCAAAAGCAATGCAAGATGAGGTATTAAGGAACTTAATTCAAGATAAGCTCGGTGTATCTGTATCTGATAGGATGCTTCGAGAAGTAAGAGGAGGAACATCTGAGGATTTGAAGGGAAAAGCACGAGATGATCTCATGCATAAGTTTAGGAATCCTCACGGAAGTGTTGAAACTCCTAATGATTTTATTTTGACTACTGGTGGGAGACTTATCAAACCTAACTCGAAAGATACTATTGTAGGTTCTAAACCTGGTGGCCCTCTTGACCGATCAAGGGGGAAAGCTACTTCTATTATCAACAATTACTATCTCCCGAATGATGCTAATCAAAATTTGATGACAATTACGAAAGCTCAGAAAGCAGGGATGATATAACCAATGGCCGACAGACCTCCAATTTTCCGATCATCTTTCATGTCACCAGATGATGGTTTTGATGAGAACCTTGGGAAAAAACCTGTTGTTTTCGACATCCTTGCTACTGATAAGGAAACCAGTATTCTCCCTGATAACATGAAGTTGGTTCTGCATGTGAATCCAGAATCAATGGCCATTAATTATGCCAAAATAATAGAACGGATTCCAACCAAAGGTGGCTTCGTCGAACAGCACTTTGGGGAGGGTTTAGATTCCTTGGAGTTTAATATAGCCACTGGTGGATTCATGCGTTTGTATTCAGGTCTGTCAAATATTACAGGTGGCCAAGGAGCCCTTGATGTTGAAGGAACCCGTCGGGAGTCCATTGCTTACGATAAATATTTGGATGTGTTGGCATTGTTTCATAACAATGGCTCTGTTTATGATATCACGGGAAAAATTGTGTTTCAGGGATTTATCAGTGTTACGTTTTACGGGGGTATTTACTTAGGAGTATTCAATGATTTCACGGTATCTGAGTCTGCTGATAAGCCTTATCAGTTTACGATGACAACAAGTTTTACGATTCAATCCGAGATGGTTAGGATACGGACGGATATGACCTACCAAATCCAGGATTCTCTAAGTAGTGAGTCTGGAATAGATGCCCCGGATCTCTTGAATCCAGATTATTTGGATTTAGGTCGTCGGGTAGGCAAAAGGGATTGGATTTAGGTCGTCGGGTAGGCAAAAGGGATTTGAAATAATTTAACATAATTATAACTTAGTAAGGCACATAAAAGTGGGTTAAAGATGGATCGTGATTTAAATGTTGCAATTAATTTAAAACAACTCGCTGAAAGTCATTCAGAGAGTATAAATGCTTGTGGAGATGAAAGTTCTGGTCAGTGCGTTGCCCTTTGGGCAAGCAAGGACGAAACTATTATCTATGAAGCAAGAAATGGCCATTGTTAACCAGTAGGGTTAACTGTTCAAGTCCTTTATGACTAAAGTGGTGGTGTTATGGCTGAATTAATCACATTAGAGGGGGCTGTAGAAAGCTCTAAAGCAAAGGGGCCACAAAAAACAGGTGGTGAGGATAGGGCTTTGGTTTCAGCTATGGCCGTGAAAAACCCACCAGCTCCATTAGCCTATCAGTATTTGAACGTGGGACCCGAGTTGTCTATTGAGATGGAAGACATTTCAACAGACCAGATTGATAATACTCGTCAAATGCTCCGAAATCTGTCTCCTTTTGTTATTCAGATTGAACCACCAGCAGCTTTCCAGTCATATACTTCGGCTCCTAATGCAGCCAATAGCCCAAACATAGGCCTCTATGATATAGCTAACGGGACGGCATCCAGTTATCAGAAAGCTCGTGAGGCTTTGACTCAAGATTCGTTTTTATCGGGAATCTCCAGTAAACAAACATCAATGAATCCCGAAGAATTTTTAGCTTCTTCGGGATATAAAGCAGGCAAACTTATTGGGGATTTAAGGGATGTTACCCCTGATAATGCTGACTTATCTCCACGAGGAAGACCTGCCCTACCTGATCTTTTGACAGTGATGGATATGCGTCTGCAAGTATCAAATATTCTTAACATCCCACCTCTGGTGTTGTTAATTAACCCAGCATCTTTCCAGATTCAATACACTAAAATTCAGCAGTATCAAGACCGTAGCCGGTATGGGTACATCCTCCATACTTGGGGTGAAGATCAGGCCAAGGTTTCATTCACAGCAAAGTGTGGGGCTTTTATCTCTGGTGGGAGAGGTGTTCATGTTGCCAGCCGGAATGATTCCAAATCCTGGCAAAACATGCAGAACCTGATGAGGTTTTATAAAAATAATGGGTATATTTATGACACCATGGGTCGATCGAATGCACATCTCCATATAGGATCTTTGTCCATTCGATATGATGGCTTCATCTATTATGGCAGTATGGAATCGTTCACGTTTGAATTGAACGAGGATAATGAGCTTGGTGGTGTAGAGTTTAACATTGAGTTCACGGCTAATGGGATTCAAGATACGACTCCTGACACGAACATTGTTCAGCCTATGAGGGCACCTTTGCCAAGTATTGAAGATCAACGATACATGAATTCAGGTAAAAACAGACCTGGTGAGTATGCTTTCGGGATTGGGAGTGGCGGGGGCGCTCGTTTAACTACTCAGGGTCGAGAAGTTAGTGCCAGTGATGCTCTTGAGACGTTAATTCCCCATGATGGGGCCGGAGGGGCGGGAACTGAGCCTGCTGATCCCACGACCATTGGAATGACAGGTGGCATTGCTGACCAGTCAGTAGGAAGTCAGGCTTTCCGGAGCCCCAGTGATGTTGTAAGTGTAGATAAAGATGTAGAACAAGGTTCCGTCAACAGTGCAAAACCGTTTGGATTTTAAGTAATGGGTATCGAAAACAGACCTTTCGTAGGGACATGGCGGTTGAATCGTCAGCAGGTTGTCCAACATACTCCAGATTGCTTGGTGTATCTGAATGGTGACCTCTCTTTACCTGGGTGTGCTCGATGCAACAGCAAGATTAATATACAGGAGTTCGTTACAGAGGTGTCTGTGGACGCAGGAACTGACCCTGGAGCCACTTCGGCATCCTTTACCTTGTCAGTACCCGTCCATCACCATGAATCGTTTGCAAGGGACGCTCAGTTCATTCTCAGGCCTGGATTAGAAGTTCATATTTACCAGCGTGGGTATTTTCCAGTTGAGGGTATGTATTATCAGACTGATGCGGACACAATGCCTGCTTACCCATATTATCATGTTTTTCACGGAGTTGTCACTCAAGTAGGTGGAGCTTACAGTGCTGGTGTCCAGACGTTTTCTGTTCAGTGTGGCTCCATGTTGCATTTCTGGCAGTTCCAGCAGGTCAGCACAAATGCTTCTATTTTTGGTCAGCGTCCCGATAACAGTGGGAACAAAATATCATCTGTCGGGCATAATTATACAGGTCAACACCCATACGAAATCATTTGGCATATCCATAACGATTTCATTAGTGCTGCAGCAGGTGTTGGGTTTGCGTTGTCTTCTCAAACTAACATTGCAGCCATGTTTGGGGACAAAACTCTGTTTTCTTTGGCAGCTAAATACTGGGAAGAACGATTTAAAACTTCCACTATTCGATTGAGGATGCATGGTGCAACTGGCCAGTTATTTAATGCTGCTCAAGCAGCCTTCTTGGGAAGAGCCTCCAGTAAAGAGCTTCTCAAATTAACCAGGAGTCGGTTTAATCAATCCAATACAGGGTCGAAAAGTAATCCCGCTGTATGGAGTGATGCCCGAATTCGTGGGTCATGGACTCCTGACACCTTGGATGCCCTTCTCTATTTAGATAAAGCTTCAACCAGCAGCAAACCTGTTGATTTGAATGTCGTGGAAATGCAAGCTTTCATTACGGACATCGGGCAGTTTGGCCAATTCAATGAATTTGAGTCTACCTATGAAAGCAAGTTGGACATGGTTAATAAAGTCTGTGATGTCACAGGTTTTGAATTCTATCAGGATGTGGATGGAGATTTTGTTTTTAAGCCCCCATTCTATAATCTCGATACTTCAGGTTCAAGAACCTATTGTATTGAAGACATTGATATCATCAATATCAGTTTTGAAGAAAAAGAACCTGAAGTCACGTATATGACGGCCAAAGGTGGGGCAGTTAAAAACGTCACTGGTGTAGGGGTTGAGAATGAATATGGTGTTCGTGGTCAATATGTAGATTATCGTTTAGTGGCTCAATACGGATGGCGACCAGGTGAGTTTGAAACTTCTTATTTCAATGATAAAGATGCCATGCAGCACGCAGCAGCCAACAAACTTGACATAATGAATGCTCCTTCCAAGTCGGCTTCTGTAACGATCCCTCTCAGACCAGAAATTCGTCCTGGATATCCTGTATACATTCGATACTTGGATTGTTATTACTATTGCACGTCCATGTCACACAGTTACATGGCAGGTGGTCAATGTACAACGACTCTTCAGCTCATTGCTAAAAGAGCCAAGTTCTTTGCCCCTGGGGATGTTGATAAACCAAATGGAGGTATAAACGCTATCCATTTGGAGAATCCTGCTATGCCTCCTCGTCCTCTTCAAGTAGCAGATAACAGGGGCTATCCAACTTTAATGGGATTCCCTAACGTAGTAATGGGTCTTGACCCAAAGAAAGTAGACCCTCGGATATTGTTGCTTGGAGGTGGGGTGTTCGATGTATCTATTCCTACAATGATTCCAGGGATTATTTTGATGGCATTAGATATGAACGTTATCAGGTTTGCAGATGGTGCAGATCAAGGGACTCTGTTTGAGATGCAGACTGGTGAAAGTACCGTCCAGAAATTTAAGTATGACCTTGACCAAGACTTACTTCCTCCGGGTACACACCCTCAGACATATTCAGATCAAAATGCCTTTGCAGATTTAGCTGCTGGGGTTGATGCGTATAAAGAACAGTTAGAGGATTTGGCTAATACCAAAAAGGTTCAGAAAAAGGCTCTTCGAAAAGCATCGAATGCAGTAGTTAAAGCCTCAGCAGACTATAAGAAAATAGCTAATATAGAGGCAAACAAAACAAAACGGGTAACAGCCAGGGCTGAAATCAAAAAAGCTGAAAAAAAAGTAGCTGTTGTTAAAAACATTTTAGATCAATGTGACATCGCATTTGAAGCAAAACTTAGTAATATAGAGGACACGGAACCTGTAAAGATGCTTTATTCTATTGTTCAGAATATGATGAGTATAAAAGATGGTTCTCGAAAAGATATCAACAGCACTAATTTTATTTTAGGGGTGTTGGCAGATAAGAAAGCTACTCGGACTAACGGTTCCTTGCCAGGTTCCTACCGATATTATTCCTCTTCTCATCCAAAGCCCCAACATCAAGGAATGGGTAGTTTGACCATTAACGTAACGGATGAGGATAAATCTCATACTATAGTAGAAGAACCATTGGAAAATGGTCAGATAGAAGGGGAGGGTTTCCTTCCTGACGGTTCTCAAACTCCATTGAATAAAGCTGTGGATTCCAAGTTTGGGAAAATCTCTGTGACTAAAGGGATCAAAGTTTTGACAGGTCATCCAAATAAGAAGGGTGGTATTGTAGTTCCAACATCTGAAATTAGAGAGCTTATGTTTTCTCCCGTGGAATATAATATGACCAGTGTGAAGACCACGACAATTAATAAATCAAATCCAGGAGCTTTAGGGTCAAAGTTCTTTGCTAATTTAACCAGCAGTGCTGTGGTTGTAGCAAATGCAGCAACTAAAAGGATGACTTCAGAGGATGCCTTTTCGGCATGGCTCCAGACATTAAATTCTAATTTGAGAGATGCAGCAGCAGGGGCTTCTTTGACATTGCCAATTCCTGGGGATATCTCGATGCCTTCAGTTAAACTAAAGTCAGAATCCATAAAACCCAGTGATTCCCCACAGGATTTTAAACTGAGTGATTCCCCACAGGATGTTTTTGGGGCATCCGAAACTAGGGCATTTGCAGGCAGTGAAAGTATGACAGTTGATCAGTTTTGGAAAGCTGTGGCTAAAAGTTTAGGAAAAAGTGTTCAAAGTTCCGTGAATACTTGGGTAAAGACTTGGAGACAGGCAGCTTTAAAAGAGGAGCTTGAGGCTCAACAGAGTTTGGGGGTTATTTCTCAGTTTTTCTCTACACTTGCAAATGTTTATGGCCCCGTAGGTATAACAAAAATACAACGTACTAGTGGTAATAAAAATAAAAATATTAGTGTAAGCAGCCCAGTGTTTCCAGTGTCCGATGCCCGTGGTTATGAAGTTGTGGGTTCCTATCGATATGGCCGAGGTGTGGACATTGATGAAAATGGGGTGTTTTCCCAATTGGTATTAGATGGGCCATTAGAAAGTTTAGACATTGCCAGTGTAGATATTTTTGTGAATGGTCTCATGAGAAACAAAGCAACTGTTGAGTATGCCCAAACACAGGCATTATTACAAAGTCTGTCTAAAGCTCGGCCTGATGATGAAGCATTAGCTTCTATTCGGCAGAACGTCAGTAAAGTTGGTGACGAAGCATCAAAAACTCAAATGCTGACGGATGGTCTTCGGAACTGGTATACTACCAGTGTGAAAGATGGAGTGGCCAAAACAAAGATACAACTGACGAACGCAGCCTATTCCTTGGCTGATTTGACTCCGGAATCTTTACGAGTGTGTAATTGTAAAATGGCTGAGGCCAACATTATTCTTGAAAGTGCTCAAGACCGTGAATTCATTCCCGTTATCGAAGGATTTATGGAGTTACAACAGGACGATCCGGTAACGGCCACCAATGCAAAAGCAACGGCAGCTGCGGGACAAAACTGGATTCTTCATCAGAAAGCACTTCGTGGTCAAGTTTTGGATAGAGACCCAGGTGATCTTGTGGAGTTTGTATCTAATTTGAATGAAACTTTAGAGGCTGCTGACAGGGCCACCCAGCAAAAAACTGAAGAATTTGAGTCCTTTGTAGAAGAAGAAGCTAGAGAAGCCTCTGAAAATGTGGACGATGCCTTTGGTGGAGATGGAGAAGTATAATGGCAACTACAATCAATCCTCAATCTGGTTTGAATGGGGTAGGGACTGTACCGTGGGGACAATTGAAATCCTCTACGGCATTTGCTGCCAAAAGTAAAAAAGATATGAACCCCGACACTAATTGGGGTTTGGGTACGGCAAGAGTAATCAATATCAATTATGTTGAGATGTTTGTCACCCTCCGAACATTAACGGGTGCAGCTTCAACTTTTGATAGGGTTCCCGTTCCTTTAACGTTTCCAGGGGCAGGTACCCGTCATTTCTTCGGTGCTATGCCAGAAATAGGGGATGTGTGTGTCGTCGGGTGGATGCCCCCAGAGAGCATGTCTTCCAGTACGACAGGAACTCGCACACCAATCATTCTCTCGTGGTTGATACCTGGTGTCTGGCCAGGTCAGGATTGGGTGACGACATCCGATTTTGATCCCGATGAATATGACATCAATAACCCGAAGGACCAGCAAGCTCTCAGGGGAGTTTATTCCCAGATTCGGCACAAACTTAGGCATATACAACCAGGTAATATTGTAGCATCTTCTTCCCAAGGTTCTGATATGGTTCTGGATGAGGGTGTGACGTTGGCCAATCGCCGAGGAAACGAGATTCGTTTACGTGATGCTGATCAAGCTCTCGTGGTACGAAGTCTTCAGCAGTTCCATGCAATGGCTGGTACACGTATTTATGCTGGTATGGTTCAGCGTGATGCTAGACTTCTGCCTGCTATGTGTGTATCTGATGGCCGTGAATGGGACAGTAAAACCCAGGCTTTGGCAGGAGTAGCTATTGATGATTCTCATCTTTCTGCTGACTTGTTGGCAGGAGATGGCTTCTATACTCCATCCAAATTATTCCAACGGCGTCAATTGACTACGGCTGAGGGTGATTTGGCAGGGCAGCCTTTCCCTGTTTCTTCATATTTGGATCCTTACAAGTTCCTTCAGAGAGGTGGGTTCATTGATGATGCTGGGTACGTTCTCGATGCCAATCATATTCCTGCAGTCAGTGATGCAGTATATGGGGGAAAACCTTTCTTCAGGGTGGCCAATCAAGGTCTTCAGAATACCGTTAATGAAATAGATACTCCAACGCTTACAGAATACCGTGTTGAATTGGCTCATACGTCTGATGGCCGTTTACCCGTCACAGAACAGACAGATATGTTTGATGCTGAAAGGTTATTGGAGACCAATCCTGATATTCCTGGGGCAATTTCCACAAATACGCCATTTATTGAATTTGTACTGGGTTCTGTGGTCGGTAATGATCCATATTCAACCAAAGGCCGTGAAGGTTATGGTTTGCCTGTTGTTCCTATCATTTTTGATGGGGAAACTCCTGCTCCCAGATTGGAACCTGCTAAAATTACAGATGTAGCTGATGGCAGTACTCCCACTCCGATGAAAGATCAGGCAGCCATGCTATTCCGTATGGCTCCCCCGACGGCTGAACCGGCAGCACCAACTTTTTGGGCTGTGAATAAGCAAGGACAATATCGAGGATACATCGGTGGTGAAGCTAAAGAAGACTCCGTTCATTTATATGCTCAGGGTAATATGAAAATTGGTTCAGGGGGTAGGGTTGATATTTACTCACTGGGTGGTGTTCATTTTCATGCATCGGGAAAAGCCAGCATGGAACTGATGGCACCTGAAGGTGCTGTGACTATTTACGGGGGTGGGCCAATTAAGACGGCTGAAACCACTGTAGAGCGGGCATCCGGTACGGGTGGTGGTGAAGGTGATGTTCCCTCAGTGGATATTGGGGCAAAGACTAATATTCGGTTACAGGCTGAAAAGAAAATCCTTCTGAAAAGTAATAATCATGAAACTCAGGCCACTAATGTAAAAATTACTGGCCATGAGAAAGTTGAAATAAACGGTACGAAAACTATCAGTGAAACAACTGAAAACTACCAATTGTCGGTCAGTTCTCAAGCTTCAGAGTCTTATAGTGGGCCTAAATATTCATTACCTACTAACTATCCATTACATGAACGGGTATATACAAGTCAGTACCCAGGTTTCACAGGTGAGAAAATCTCTTATCAGATGTGTGACAGGGAAGAAGAATTCAAGATTCTTGGGAATCATTCCACAACTATGCAAGTTGGGGACATGACTTATGAGACACTCTTGGGTAAATGGTCAGCTACAGCTTTGGTAAATAGTTTTGAAGTGGATTCTACCTCTGGAATTACAGGCCAAGCCAAAATAGGAAACGTGGCTTTGAAAGCCTTGGTTGGGACTGCAACAGTTTCAGGGATGGCCACGGCTACGTTGGAAGCAACAGCAGGCATAGCTACAGTTCGAGGTGGTGTTGGTGTTATATTGGCAGCACCAATTACAGGGCCTGATTCAGGTCCGATCATTTGTGCTGGTTCTTTAGAACCTTTTACTAATCTGCCCTTTGCCACTTGGGGTATGGGTGCTAAAATGCATAACGTAACGGCGTAACGATGATTAACCCAGGTGTTATAACAGCAGCATTGTTGGTAAATAGAACCGTAGGGGGTTTCCCTTTGGCAGGTATCAATTTTGATAGGTTGGCTTTGGGTATTGGGATAGCCGTGAGTGCTTGGGGGATAAACCAGCAACAGAATTTATCTTTGAGGGGTACTACGTCAGGTTTGGTTGGGGCTGGTGATATAGAATATTCAACAACGAAATTAACAGTCCCTCCTAATATACCAATAATGCAGGCTGGTTTGATTGGGGCTGGTATGGTAGGACCCTTAGCCCCGTCTCTGGCTGTGGTTGTGGCAATGAGTATATCTCAGTCTTTCACGGCTTTTGGACAATACCGTGGTACTTCCTCGGGTGTTGGGGTTGGTTCTGATATTTCCAGTATGTCAGTTGCAAACCCCGTTACCTTGATTGCTATGTTGATGGCTAATCTGACTGTCACATTAGGCCCGGGTTTAGCAATGCCTATGCTGGCTACGGGATTAGGGATTGGGATAGCAGGTGTTTTAATATTTGGGACGGGCTCGGGTGCAGTGAGTGGTGCAAGTGGGCCAAGTCCTGGTGGTGGAACTTCTCAATCGACGGTGGTATAAATGAGTAACTTTAACGGAAAAGTATTAGAGGGTGTTCGGCAATCACCTGTAAATTCCCCTACGACAAATGAACCTGGGGCTGGTGTTATTCGAGATATTCGAGGATTGCCTGCTAACTATATATTGTCTGCTCCTCCTTTGATTTGTGCCACTGCTGACCAGTATCGTGTTGCTGCTCTGGATGCCCCAGGTTCAACTATTGTGGAATATCTGGTTTGGGCACAGAACTCATCCCAGTTGGCTACCGTAGATGATGCAAGTTGGTGGACTACAGGTGGGGTTGGAAATATCTCAATTGGGGATCTGGAGGTTATTGCTTATCCAGGGTCAGATCAGGAACTTTACATGGATGGAACTGCTAATGTCATCGTTGTAGATAATGGCAATCGTTCTATTGGTTCGATTTCATGGCTGGTTGTGGCTCGTGGTGATGTGGAATATGATGATGATGGTTGGGATGATGTTGATAACCCTTCTATTCCCAGGAAAGGCAGTAATCCTTATTTAGCCTTTGAGATTGACCTTAACAATCAGAATCCTGTATCTGGGATGGTAACTTTAACACCCTCTCAGTTAGTTCAGCTTGATGGAGGTTTATCTATTGAGCGTGGTGATAGAATTATTCAGCCTCGGTATACGGTGGCTGCTCCACGTTTTTGGTGGACTCGGAACGACCGATATGAAAAACGATTTGGATGGGATGCATCACTTCAACGGTGGGAACCTTGGAAAGGATCAGGGGTCAAGAATCTAGGGTACCTCCTGTTAGAGGAGGCTTCATTTACAATGGACCCAAAACTTCAGAATTTCCCTCTCGGAGCTTTCTTGCCTGGTGATGCCACACCCGGTGGGGAAGATAAATATTCGATGATTAGATTGGGGACAGACCCTGGTATCACAAGTATTCCAGCAGGACCAGGGGGTGACTTTATTGGAATTCAGGTAAAACCTGATGATGCTGTTGAGGATTTTGATTTTAGTGTTGCTCCAACTCTCACTGGTGTCATGGGACAAACCAACGGGAAATTAGTTTTTAACCCAACCTATGTGAACTTACATGCAGGAAAATCAGTTTGGTATTCTTACAAGGGTTTCTCTAAGGATGAGGATGGTATCATTGGAAGTATTCAAGATGCTTTAACTTCTGACTTGTTTCTTGCTCCTCTTCCTGGCCCGACTGATGCTCTTTTGCTCCGATACGGGAACCGAAGTTACCTAGATTCGGTGACTTTTGCAAACGATGCATCATTACAAGCTGAGGTTGCCACCAATGGTGACCCTGATGAAGGACAGATTTACCTTTCATTATCTACTGGGCGGTTGGTACTTAGTCCTGTAGATTTGGGCAAAGCCAACCCAGGTGACCCAAACACATTCTCTAAGTATTATTTGGGAGATGGTTTGGTTTATGATGGTGTTTCACTTTGCCAACGCCCTCAACCAACTCGTTCTCCTGTCAAACTTTTGGCTGAGGATGGTGATCCAACAGAGGATGCAGATGAAATATTTATGCCAGAGGCCGAATATCTTCCTGGGACATACCACTCAGTAGATTGGAATAATGCTTATAGAGGGCTTGGTATTTCAGGCATCTTGAATGTTTCTGATGAAACTGGGTCTCTCCCCTTGCCTGGTGATGTCCCTGTTCGTCCCGGTGGTGATAATTCCTATGGGGGTGGGGTAGACCCACTTGTAACAGACCCAAATGTCGGAATGGTTCGTCGTTTGGAAGATGGGGTGAGTGACCTTATTATTTTTGGTAAAAATCATGCTATTACATTAACACGATCGTATAGAATTCCTGATGACAAGCCTTCCCGAATTCGGGGTGGTAATGCCTATGTTTGTCTTCAGGTAGAAGGTACTGACCCTGGTTCTCGGGTGGAGATGGGGCGGTATGATAGGCAAGAACTGGATGGGGATTTCATTTATTTCCTTCAGGCAGCCTTGACCCCAGCCACATTTACAGCAGAAGCTAAACTCTATTCCCGTAACAGAGACATTTTCCGTTTCGATGGGGATGAGATTCTTTACTTTGCAGTGGACGGAGTTCCATATCAGTGGTCTTCCAGTGGTTTAGTGGCAGGATATCCTGACCAGTCTTCATTTACGGCAGAAGAAGTGGTTGCCGATATGGCCACTATTGCAACTCTCCCTGCTGGTTCTGTGGTAGAGCATCTTGGTCGAATCCTTATTACAGGTACAGCTTCAGTAGAGATTGGTTGGGGCGGGACAACTAAAGACCTGAGTGGCTCAGCTGTCCTTGGATTCCTCCCTGGATGGCTGGCTGTTGAGGGTGAACCATGTTGGTTGCCTGATTCCGGTGTTAGTGTGGGGCTGTTCCGTAGCCCTGTGAATCAAGACAGATCAAAGTCTACTGCTGATTTTGCTTACGTTGATAGGATTAGGGATGGATTATTGAGTGAAAGTCTTCAGCCAAATCCATACTTCTTTCTTCAGAATCCTCCATTGCAAGATATTGCTGGGTATGGTGAAAATTTCTTTTTCCAGTTGGTGAATTACATCATCGATGGGGATGACATTCAGATAATTTATAAGAATCTGGAGCATTATAAAGACATCATTTATCGTTTTGGTCAAAAAAAATTCGATTGGGTAGACGAAGGTTCCTATCAGTTGCCTGTGGAACGTGCATTGAACATCTTGGATTTAGGGTCAGCAGGTGTAGTCCCTGAATCTATGATGGGTGCTCCTGGAATTCCAGGTGCTCTTTATGTGAACACAGGGGAAGGTGGCCTTGTTTTACAGTATCAGGATGACGATTATATTCTCCCATTTGGGGGTATTCCTGGAAATGCTACTCTTATTCATCGTTTTGGTCGTCGGGTAATGTTCGGTGCTCAGGGGGTGTTTACTGATGGTTCCACTACGTTTACAGATGCTAATGCTGATTTTAATGATCCTGACAAACAAGTATTGCCAGGTTACCGCCTTAAATTGACGGCTGGTGATGCCAAAGGTTCCTATGTTGTCGAGAGTGTGGATTCAGATACTTCTTTGACTGTTTCTCCTGCATTCCTCTGGACTTCAGAGTACCCTACAACTTGGGAATTATTTGAAGGTTATACCCGAGATGTTTATGACCCGATGATTGTGGCTGATATGCTGTACAAAGAATTCAGTCCCTTGTCAGAAGAACCCTTCAAAGTTCGGGTTTTGTCATATCTAGGCCTTGTTCCCGAAGATTCTTCGGCACAAACTACAGGACGTTTGATGGCAAATGTTGAAGGAGCTTTGTCTAGTAACAGGCCAATCAACCTTCGATACAAGCCAGAGGCTCCAATAGCGGAAAACACAGTAGGTTTGTCATGGCTGACAAAAGTGGGTATTGGGGTCATGGAAAATGGTGCCCAAATCATTCCTGACGTAACATCCATTCGATTTACATCAAAGGCATTTAGTATTCAAATCGGGACGGTCGTTTACAGTCATGGTGATTTAACATACCCTTTGGAGGGTGTTTTGTCCTTCAGCAATGATCCTGGTACTTCTGTGGAGTATTTGACAGTAGACGCAGATTTCCCGAAAGGGATGCTAAAATTTGGTTCAGGCGTACTGAGTACATATGCTGAGAGTCATGTGTTGGTGAAAGGTGAATTCCTTGACCCCACATATCTGGCTGCTTTGCATGGAGAATTAAGTCCTTGGACAGGTACCGTGAACCTTTCGGATACAGACTTAGCTGCATTTGCTGGGGAACGAACTTATTTTGTCGAGCAAATGGATACTAAGAAGGATTTATCTGTTCAACCAATGAGTGGAAGTTGTGCATTCCTTCGACCTCTCCCGAAAGGTGTGTTGGTTGAGATGGAATATTATGGGGCTGATTTGGAAGGACGGAAACTGCAATATCCTGTCTTGTCCTTAGAGGGTGAACCCACGGGGATGACAGAACCTCGTCAGATTACAGAGTTTCTGCCTGTGTTCATCCGAGATGAGATTGCAGTAAGAGAAAGCAACAGGGTTTTCACATTCAATATTGCAAGTAATACCGTCTATCAGGGCATCGACCCTATTATTTATATTCGGGCAGCCCAGCAGAATTATAACGAAACTAATTGTGTGATTGATTATCTTCCTGATGGCCGAGGCCAAATTACCTTCCTCACGTATGACGTGACGGAGGGGGTAGATGTGAAAGTCACTTATGCCGTTGCCGAGTCTCAAGGTGGAGAACGAGCATATGAAACCAGTATTAAGCCCGTCTACCGTCCTCCATTTTACATCACTGCTAATCAGAATCGGTTTGGTATTCGTGGTGACAGAACAGGTGAGTTTGAAGCAGGCCAGATGCTTCGGTTTGGAAAAGAAAATTTCTACGTCAAAGACACCAGATATTACCCTGAGATAACGGATTCTGATGGAAACGTCACTGGGGATATTACCGCAGTTTATATTTACCCAAATACAATTCAGGAGGTCGGTACAAGGGCACCTGCTAGGGACATTCTTGCCCTCCAGACATTGATGCCTATTACCCCCGTGGTTGACCCACAAGGAACAACACCTGTAAATACGGGTGCCAATGCAGGTTTGATGTATAATGTGGACATCACAGAATTCCCTTTTGAGCCAATGAATCGTGGGCAAACGGACATTGTGTTTACTGGAAACCTGACGTTCCTGGCAGTTCCAGGGCATGTTATTGAATTTGGTGGTGTGCCTTACACTATTGTGGGATCCTCATTATCTGATGATGGTTCTCGGACAGTTGTTTCGGTTGCTTCTGGCATCCGTCGGGCATTTGAGATGGCCCAGGAACCCACAATCCGACTTACTTACCGTCCTATTTATCCTCCTAACGTGGTAGATTTACTGGGGGTTGGAGCTTTTGTGCCCGAAGAAGGGTATGAGTTGGTGCAGTATGGTTTGATGAATGATGATGGGGATGAACTTCCAGGTAAGTCTTTAGTGAATACCGTTGATTACATATTTGATGTGGGGAACGGGAAAGTTACACTTTTGGAACCCATTCAGGAACCGTTGAATGTTCCTGAATCTCTAGTCATGTCATTCGTGCGACTCAGGCAGCTTGCTCCTTACGTGGAGAATGGGGCAATTGTCCGACCTACATATTCAGCTAGTTACCTGAATTCTATTGCTCCGAATAAAGACAATGATTTGTTGGGAGCAACTCTCCGTGGGACATATACGTTCAGAAGCCCAGACACTTTCTATTTCCGAATCGTCCCGATGTCTCAGTTTCTGGTGGAGGTCACGACGGAAATCATAGATGAAATCTCCAATCAACAGCCTGCCAGTGGGGCACCCAAGCCTTCTGGTGGGGACGAGAACTGGGACTTTGGCCGGATTGGTCTGAAGACAGAACGTCGACACTTGATCAACAAAGACCGTGTAGCTCGAACTTTCCTGGATTTTTATAATGTGGCCACCAATTCCTTTGAACAGATTCAAGAAACTGTTAGCGGTGACATCGTGGGTGACAGAGATGGTAAGTTCCGATTCTGGATTGGTCATGGAAAAGAATGGCCGACACCAGGGTATGAAGATGAAATTACAGGGGATTTAACCCCCCGGAATGTCTGGACAGAGGTTTTCTCTGCATTTGCTGATAATGATCCTATCCGATACGTTTATGTTCAATCTTATGATAAACTCGTGAATCCCGAGTCATACGGAGTTAAGGATTCAGAATTACTTGGAGGTGTCCCAGACATTGACATTTTGAATTTGATGATGGATACTCAGAAAGACCTCGTGACCAATGAGGTAGATGATGTTGTTTTAACTCGATTCTGGGCACAATTTAAACAAAAACATGGATGGCCTTACTTCTATTTCATCTTGAAGGGGCGGTTCCGTAGGATGTACGAGAACCATAAGTTTTCTCGTATATTCCCTCGATGGACAAAAACATTCCTTCGTACCAATCCTGGCATCGAATCTGATTTGGATGCTGAGGAACCTGGTTGGTATTCAGCAGGCCGTTATGATTCTGAGGGCGAGTATCGTCGGACGAGCCAGATGGCCATTGGGCAGGTAGCAAATCCTGTTCTTGGTGACATTGGTGGAATTCATTCCTTGTTTCTGACTAAACGAATGGCCAGGGCCCGAATTTGGCAATATTATCCAAATGGTATTCCTGAAGGTTCCTTTGGATTGGTGGGGGTATCTCCTTCTCCAGCCATCGAAGTTCCTTGTGTGATTGCAACTCCTGGCTGGATTCGGGATTTCCCGATAGACCCCTCAACAGGATACCCTGATAAAGTTCAATTCTTGAGTAATGCAGGCGACTTTCCAGACTTGGAAACGGGTGACCCCGAAATGGCTACCCCTCCTTTCATTATTGGAGAGCAGCTTGGCTGGGGTAAACCTGATGGTAGAGTAGCTGAAGCATATTGTGGTTCCCTATCCAAGAAGTCTGGTGACATCAATAATGCTATGACCGGTTTGTTTGTCAATGAAGTCCTGTATGGTTGTGTCCTTACGTTCCAAGATGCTGATGGGGATATTGTCACTGATCCAAATAATGTTTTGGTTGGAACTTCTCCAACAACAGGCACATTAGCGGAAGATTATTTGGAATTGGGTGACACGGTTCAATCTGTTCCCGTCTCAGGTACCTCTGAGATAAGTAATCCTCCGACGACTGAGGATATGGAATTGCTGGCTGATAATTCCAGTGTGTATCGTTCGGGTTTTGATGTCAGGCATGCTCAGGATGGCCAATTGCTGGATGTGACGTTGCCCTCTAAATATGATCCTGTTTTCTGGAACTGGAAAGAAATCTTTGGCCAGAACCCACCACCGCCTCTAACGTGTTTGGAAGGTTCCGTGGAGTTTTACTATGAGGGTCAGAATCCTCTCCTGATTCCAGCTCTTGAAGGACTGCCACAGGATGATTCAGGTGATTACCATGTTCCATTCCTTCGAGTGACAAACACGGAATTAGATAGATACAATGAAGGGGTCATCCTGGCGGATATGCTTAAAGTGGATGACCGAGGTCCATTACCGTGGGGGTTGTACCCTGACGAGTGGTTGGGGAATGATGGTTGTGTGACGACCATCCCACCTGATGGCACCCAAGCTTCTATCGTTCCTGCTGATGAACCTGCAACGTTGCTGACGGCTACTAACACACAACCGAAGGCTACCGTGGCCTCAGAGGAACCTGGTACGGCAGATTTGGATGAATATGACCTGATGTTTATGCAGGTTGAGGGGACAAGCCCGTTTACTAAGCTTGGTGTCGCTATGAAAGGTCCAATGGGAATTCAATCTGTTGGTCGTATTGTTCCTCGAAATAGTTCCTGGAATTTAGGGCCAGAGGGTCCAACGACAGGGGATGGTTCGATGATTGAACCTCCTAGGTTCGTTACTCAGACAAAGCTAGGTTCCCCGATTCGATACAAAATCGAAAATGCAATGGTGAGTGATATTCAAGGGATACCCCCCTACAATGGAGTGCAGTTACGCACTTATGATTCTTTACCTTTGCCTGCACATTACATAGTGTTGGATTTCACCAGTATTAACATTGATATGAGTGGCTTGGATGCTATTTATACAGCGTCTAGTGAGAATAAAATTACAGTTAAACTCATATCACATGATGACTCTACCTCTATCATTGGTCCAAGTGGGGTAGCTGCTCCAGTCCCAGGATCAGTTTTGTTGACATTGGACATCCAACAAAGCACAGGTCTGACAGTTACGAATTATGTTGACCCTCCGGTGACAACGGCAAATTTGGTTAATGCCCAGTTTGGAATAGACGGGATTGTGATTGCAGCACTTCTTGGTATAAACCCTGCAGATTATATCCCAGGGGACACTCGGTATATTTTACTGACATTCACTAGCCTTAGTTCTCCGTTGATGGATTTAATTTGGGATGTTCCGAACCCTCCAGTTGGCTCAATAGTCCGTCCAGATTGGTTTATCCCTTATGCTGTGCTTGATTACTTAGGGGATCTTTATACCCAAGCTGATTATGGGATGGATTTTGTATTTGACGTGGACACATACAATACGGCAGGGGCAACAGGAGAATCCACGACAGCATATATTGGTTCCGACCGGTTAACTTTTTACGAAAATATTGATTTTGATTTGGCTCGGGAACGTGGTGCAGTTCATAGTTTGAACCATCTCACTGAGTTGGAAACCCAACTGTCCATTTATGAAGTGACCGTTGGGCACGACAGTGTAACCACATATTCTTCTACTATCAACACATTCTGTAATGGGGAAAGCGCAGGAAACCCTGTACCGTTTACATTCCTCCCACGAGATGGTGTCGTTGCAACCTCTGGTTCTCTTGTCGTCCACGGTTTTGAGGGTTATGATGGAGCCACGGGGAATTTCCCCATTATTGGTAATCAGGCAACTTTTGCAGGAGCAGCTTCAAACGATCGATGCAAGCTTTTACCGTACTTGCCCGTTTATGGGAGTATTTGTAAAGGGATTGGGGTGATGGAGAGCCGGTTCGATTCGAGCTTGCTTCCTGCTGTACCCGTACCTCCCCCTTACCCGCCGATTCCTGGTACGCAGCATCCAGCAGCTTGGTTTTACGATAATCGAGTAACTGAAATCGATCCAACTTCATTATTGTCAGAGGGTGTCGTTACTCGGGTTGAATCTGGGGACATTTTGGTTGTCAAACAAGATGTCAACGGTGAAGCCACCACGAAAGCTGGAACTTACTTGGTTAGACATGCTATTCCACAGTACGATCCTGTCCTAGCTCCCGCAGCTTATTGGTGGTGGTCTGCTCCATCTGCTGTTGCTGGTAATGAGAATGGCTGGTGTCCTGTACATTTCCCAACAGTAGTGGGGTACGATGAAGCTACTCATAAATTAACTATTTCTGACCCAGCTTTAATCCTAGCTGTTGAAGAAGGTAATGCTGTTGATGGTTATCCTAAAGACTGGGAATATGGGTTTCCAGAACCCGCATTAATACCCGGACCTGGTACGTATACGTTTGTGTATATCATCAGGAATGCTGAGGGGCTTTCAACAGCTGATCCTGGGGGTAGCTTGGGGGACGTTGGGTTTGATGCAGCTGTTACAACTTACAAAGAGTCGATTCTCCGGCTTCAGTATACAGATATCAACATTGTTTCTGGTCAGTGTGTGCTAGATATTTCCCCTCTTAGTACAGTCACAGATGCTTGTTATGTTGGGGGTGATCCTGCAGCAGTTTTGGGGTCTGCAAATGACCCTATTATTTGGACGAATGCTGAATTAGCTGCTCTTTTAGATGATGCTTATCAAGTTTCGGGTATGAAAGCATGGCCAGTTAACGTTTCAGGTGAAAATTATGGTTTACCTGCAAACAATGTAGTTGGCTATGATGATGTGGATGTTGTTGTGAATGGCTTTGAGAGGTTTTATTTTGATAGTCGTTTAACAGACACAACCCCCCAGCTTTGGGTTGCTGATACTTTGGCTCCTGCCCCTTATATAAAATCAACACTATCAGCATTGGGTTCTAATGAAGTATTCCCTATGATTTATACCCCAGATCCTAGTACTGATTTCTATGAGGACAAGACTACCCCCGTTTACCATGTGGTTGCCTGTACTATTGTGAATTCCATAGATGAGGCAACTTGGGAAACTTTAGATTGGCCAACAGGTTCTTCTTACATTGGACGAGATGTAGCAATGCCGAATTTTTATGGTCATTGTCTGCTTCCTGCTTCTCATTTAACATTAGCAGATCCTTCTCAAGATCCTATACTTCACCCCGATTGGTATAACGGCCACCGAGCACATTCAGGTATTTTCCTGGAGCCGTCAGTTCCACGGCAGGCATTGAATCTGATTGCTGACCACCCTAGAGTGGTGGATGCCAACGATTCTTTACCTGACCCAGAACTTTTGGCAGACTTAGATAGGGAAATTGGAGCCCGTAGTTCTGATTCTTATGGGACTTTTGCTGGAGTTGCTCCTGTTCATACTACACCGTCGGCAGTAGTATTTGAGATACGGCGTATTCGACGTTTCCATGATATTCAGAATGTTAACTTGAAGTTGGCACCTCTCAGATTCGTTTATGAAATACGACGTGGCCGAATCACAGGCTATGATACAAGCTCCACCACAACAGGACAACGAGGGATCGTTGAAGCCCTTGAATTCGTGATGGATTTCGACCCTGTACCTCATGTGTCGGGTCAATCAAAGACTCCAGATGTATGGAACGATGGGATAGAATATACAGGTACAAACCTCGGGCCTTTCCTGAATACCTATCTAACTTATCTAACTCCCAACGAAAATGTTAACGTTAATGCTGGGGATATGTTTAGGCTTTTGGATGATGATGGGACAGTATTGGAAGAAATTCGTATTGAGAGAGTTCTTAATGCCAGTACACTTCAACTGGCTGCTCCTGGTCTTGTTACCAAGACCCCAGCTGAGTTGGCAGCACCAGGCGGCAAGATGAGGTTTGAGATTTATTTAAGAAAAGCTCCAGTTCCTTTGGAACAGTCTGTCGAAGAATTGTTTGAACTAGTCACTGACAGAGAGATACTTCGGACTGATGCTGAGTGGGGTGATACTAATGCTGAGGAATTAGGGGGCTATGTCCCAGAACTTGGGACTGATACTTGGGAGGATGTGGCTAATCATCTGTACGATGATCTGAATGTGGCCGCTGGTGTTAATACTTTCGGTGACCTGGGTATCCTTAAAGGTGACATTGTGATTGTAGACCCATTAGGGAAAGTTCCTCAGCGTTCCGGTCCAAGTCCTTACATTCAGGAACGTGGGATGCGTCCTATTGGGGATATGGGTGTGGTTGGCCGAGTAGGTTACCAGAGTGGGGCAGCCGCAACGTCCAATCAATACGTTGCAGGTTATCCAGATACTCGTGATGATAACCGAGGTTACTATAGGGTCACTACAATAGATGATACAGGGACACCATTTTTAGAGCTAACTGGGGTCTCTACATTCTCTGGGGATGTTGATGAAGATGTGGTGTTCGATTCTACGGATGTTGAACGAGCCTATGCTGTTTACCCAACCGTGCATTTGTCTCAGTTGAATCCAGCTTCTGATGAAGGCCAGATGGATTTACGACCAACGAAGAAGCGGGTGGCCGACAAGTTTACGACTGATTTTAATTCCATCAGGCCATTCTCGTATAGAGTTATCCGACCTTCATCATTGTTCTCGGATGAAACTGTTGATTTGGTTTTGATGATGCGTGAACGGCTTTTGTCTCTCATTGAATTAATTGGTAGGGGATTTGAAGGTAAGAGTGGTGATTACTGGGCATTCCAGAAATATCTTCACATTGAAGACCTAGGTTCTACAACGAATGCTGAAGATGGCCTCGGAGTGTTGTCAAATCTATTCCTGTTATCTGTTCTTGGACGGACTGACATTTCTCCATTCCTGAATAATTCCTCTTGTATTTCCATCCTTGACCGACGATTTTGGGTGATGGACCCCAGATTGGATACTTTGGCTCCAGCCCGAGCAGCAGATAATAATCCATTCGGCATGAGGCCTGTTGAGGCATCGGTTGACTATCCTTACACTGCCTATAATGACCGTATAGGAGGGAAGGTTCGTCCTGTACAGCCAGACAGGATTGATGATGCTCTTGATCAACGTGACCGATTCCGACCGATTCGGTATGTGTGGCTGGCTTACAGAACACACAGAATACTGGGTTCATTGGCTGCTATTAATAGATTTGATATGGAATACGTCCAGCGTCGTGCCGAGCAGTTAGCACTTCTGCTGAAGCAGGACTCCTTGGAGAAAATAACATGAGAAACATGACTCCTGAACAATTGGTAGAAGAATTGAAAAACGCAGGTGTAGACCCTGAACGATGGGTTGATGTTGAAGAAAAAATGGTGAAGCCTGTTGCCTTGGATGAACAACGTCGGTTGTTAACCAAGATGAGGGATATGTTCGAGGGTATAGTAGAACAGGACAGGAAGAAAGTGTTGACTCTAAAAGAGCAAGTAGAACGGCTCAAACATGGGGGAGGCGTTTAATGGCAGATGCACCCCAATGGGGCACACTAACAATTGAAGTTCCTGATTTCCTGGAATCTACCCGAGATGCTATTAACAGTGTGGCTGAGTTCCTGGTTACGATGTTGGATATCGTGTTGGCAGCCCTTCAGTTGGTTAAGGCATTTTTAACAGCTTTTATTGACCCCATCCTATCACTTATCCAGAAAATCATTGATGAGCTAAACGCTCTCATACAAGACATTCGTCAGATGGGTATTTATATCACTGGTGATTGGAAATTGTTTGATTATCCTTTCGATGACCTTCGTGGAGGTTACAACGAATATGAACGTCGGATGGCCGTCAGGTTGACTGATCGTACTGATCCAACTCGGCCCAACCTATCTGGTCGCACGAAAGTGTTTGGGTTATTTTTCTACCTCTCGGTAGACATCTCAGATATTCAACGGTTGGTTGCATTTGTCATGAGGCTGATTGGGTTCTTTAAACAGGATTGGTCGGCCAATACACTTCCTTCGGTACATATTACGGATGTCAGGTATGGCCTCGATACCGTTAATATTATGAATCCTGTGTCATTGGGGGATGCTTTTACCCAGATGGCTCAGTCTGGTATTTCTGGTGATGTACCTAACATTGCACAGGTTCGGTTCAAGACACATACTCCTAACAAGAATAGTCCTTTTAATCCATTCCCTGCAAACATGCTGGGTCCTGATGGTTTCGTCATTACGGTTTCCACTTATCCTGATGGTATTCAGGTTAAATATGATAAGCCCCGATTGAATACAACGACCGAACCCAATATTAAAGATTCAAGTAAGCAGGTTCAGCCTCGTGATTATGGGGCTGTTCGTGGAACAGACGGAAAACCTGTGGTTCTATATGGTGGTCAAGGAATGATGGAGCTGCCTGCTTCTCTGGGTTATAATCATGGGACAAAAAATGGTGGCCCTGTTACAGGAAGTACCCGAATTTATGGGTATTCTAACCCTGCGGACAATGCCCCTATCCCTCTTGATGATATGGGGAGTTATTTCCAGAAAACTTTCTGGATGGATCAAACTGATGTAGCATTTCAGTCTTTCACAGGTGAATATGTTTTCAACATGAAATTGGCTGAAATGCCTTTAGTTGGAGATATAAAAGTCAAGAGTGACGGTAAAGTTGAGATTCTTCCTCTTGTTGCTACTGCCGAACATGCTGGGACAGTCCATGTCAGGATAGCTGCTGTAAATAAAGCAGCCCTTGAAAAATTTAAATATAACTTTGGAGATTCCAAAGTCACTACAATGGCAGCTGCTCCAGGATATGTGGTTGTACCTCCTAAAACTGGGTGTGGGGATGTTTCTGATATTGGCCAGTGGTCCAGACCTCAACGGGTAACGTTCCCAAATGCTAACACAGCAGCATATCTTCAGGCTGTTCAATCAGCTTTGGTCGTTTTATTCCTGTGTCGTCCTGACTTGGTGACTATGGAGGAACTCAAACAACTCCTGACACCTCAGCAAATTACTAAAATTGAAAGAGGCTTCCTCCTTATTGAGGGGACAGCAGCTTTACCCTGTGGCTTGGAATCTTTGAAACAACTTCTTCGAGTGATGTATGATGGTGTGTATGGGCCGAGTCACCAATGGAAACGAAATGATTCCCTTCCACTGGATTTCAGACTGTCGTTAGACCGTAGGGTACGGAAATTCACTCAAGACTTATATGCTCGAACAGGTCCAATGCCAGACATTGAGGGGTTTGTAGCTGAGAGTACCGAGAAACTCCGCAGTGTAAAATGGGGAGAAATTATTGGTGCCTCCAATTGGTTCTCTTCTGACAGTGTATTCACAGATGATTTCAAAGAGGCCACTTTGTTAGAGGCTCTCAATACCGATAATAAAGCTGGTTCCGATGTCACTTCTGGGTTGGCAGTCAATCCTTGGAGTATTGGTATCAATGCAGATGAAGCTCTGATTGCAAGTGAGTTGGTTACAGGTCGGACACCTCAGATGTTTGAGTCCACTACAGGTGACTCCGATATTGTGATTAAACCTATAGTTCCTTTGGCAGACCTCCCCGAGTATTTGGCTACAATCCCTGCTATTTTTAAATCTACCTATGAAGCCAGTCCCGTTGTGGAGGGTGTCGTTACAGTATCCGATGGAAATCTTAGGACAATGAATTTGATGGTACTGGGAACCAAAGAAGGTTCCGGCGACCATTCTCCTGTTGTGTTCACAGATGTACCTGGTATTAACCAGGTTATTACTGGATCAGCCGGTTTAAATGTTGAAGCAGCTTCTAATATTGTTTTTGCCCGTACTCTCTTGACAGAATATGAAGGAGGCCAGCTTATCCGTGAAGCTAAGATTGCTTTAGGTTTAGCAGGTAACCTCTGGAAACGGAATGATGATGAGGCTTGGATTGCCATCAGATTCCTGGATGTACTGCCAGGCATTGATGATTTCCTTGAAACCATCCGTAATTGGGTTCAGGCCATTAAAGATGCCATTCAATCTATTGTAGATACCATCATTAAATATATTGAGTGGTTAGAAGCCCGAATCATTGAAATCCAACAATTGATTAGAAGAATCAATGCTCTCATTCAGTCTCTCTTGGGTCATTTATTTCAGGTGCCTGCATGTTCGGCTTTAATGTGTATATCAAACGGGACGGATGGAGTGTTGTCTGATTTGATGAATTCTCAATACAAACCGAATGATGGGCCTCTGGCTTACGGGGCAGGGATAGCATTAGTTGTCCCGTTCCTACCATCATTCGTTTACGATTTACTGTTGATGTTGTTCAAGAAGTCTGATGGGTCTCCTAGTGCAGGATCCTTAGCAGGAGAAGACCCTCCCGATGGAATCCCGTTGGAAGGTTTGCCTGGGGTTCCTGCTGAATCCCAGGATGCTCCACCTGATGTTTTATAGGAGGTTTTCATGAGTTCCTTTGATAAAATGGTATCGTGGCCAATTGGTTATTTTAGAGCTACTACCAGCTGGCTTCTTCGAAACCGAAAAGAAATCGGAGCCAGGGTAGATACTATCAGTGCTGAAATTGACCGTATCGGTCATGTGTCCGTCGGGTATGAAGATTCTACCTCTGAGGAAGGGGAGAAAACAGAAACCAGGTCGTCTATTTCAGTTACATCTGATTCAAATGTTGGGAGATTGATGCAGGCTTATGTGGCTAATGGTGGCAATCCTTTTGATATTTCCCCATTCATGCACCCACAAGCAAGTTATCCTCATGGTGGTGTGGTTGCTCCTCAATCTGTGGATGATAATGAGGATAAACAGCCTGTAATGATAAAAAACAATGATGGGGATATTATAGATTCTGGTTATGGACCTTCAATGGGGGGCTGGATGAAAACTGACAGGTATTATGCAGCCAGACAGGGCGGACGTACTTCTCAGGGTAGCTTTGATGCCGATACTATTCTTACAGGAATGCACCAGGTTCGACATTGGGCAAATAAAGAAATCAAAGAACGTCTTCAGGATATGGAATGGAGAATTATTAAACAGTGTGATTTACGGGAGCAATTAATTCAGGAACGTGATGATGTTCTCGTCACTGCTTTCGGTGGTGTGGTTGGAGGAGTTCCTGAGCCTGATGAAGGACGATTTGATTCTGGTCTTTTAGTTCAAAATGTGGTTCAGGAAATGTACCAACTGATTTACCAAACGGATGATACAGGATTGGTGGAATCCTTTGCTCCTAATCCCGTGGTTCCATTGTATGGGTTCACATTTAAGGATGTGGCTTCGGAAATGAATCGGTTTGAGATGGGGTGCTGATTCGGTGTAAAGCCTATAAAAACTACCAGTAGACCATAGGAGGAGTCTATTTCATGAGTCAGGAATTTCAAATTGGGTGGCCATGTGACCATAGGACAATCGAAGAAGGGGTTCTTCTCGGTGCTGACCGACGTTCATTGCTTACTAGGCAGCCCATAGCAGGGTCAAAGACCGTCCGAGTGATGGCCAATGACGAACTGTTTATTCCGCTCGGTGGTTTGTATTCTGCTGCTCAACTTTATGGTTCTACTTCAGGTCCGTTTGATTTAACTGAGGGAGAAGATGCTCTGACAGTTGAAACCCCAGCAGGAACTTCAACGGTTTCTTTTGGGGTCACTGGTGTTAATAGGCTGACGACTGACCAAGTTATCAAGGAAATCCAAAAACAGCAATTCACTGTTGCAGTAGTTGAAAATATCAATGGCCATCTGGTTTTTTCAGATGGTACTACGGTAGGTCCCGATTCTTTTGTGAAAGTACAAGGGAAAGCAGCTGAGGCTTTCGGCTTTGGTTCTGCTGAGTGTAATAAAGGTGCTTCAGAACAACGCGGTACCCGAGGTTTGCAGTTATTCCCGAGTTGGAATCTGGCTCGTCGCCCTGATGATTTAGTGAATCGTTTCCCTGTATTCGATTATCCTGTGAAAGGGAATCCTTTATTTAAGGTTTCCTACACGGTTATTCCGGAGAGATGTCTTCGATGTGGGGGTTCTTGGGTTGAGAATGATTACCGTTATGGGATTGACGGTCAGTCCATTATGATTGAAAACGAGGATTTACTTTATCAAGCATGTCTAAAAATCCTTTTGACTGATATAGGCAGTAATCCATATCATACGTGGTATGGAACTCGAATAATGAGTCGGATTGGGTCAAAGGCTGTGTCCGGTGTGTCCATGTTAATTAGTGAAGATGTCAGAAATGCTTTGGCTCGATACCAATCTCAGCAAGTTGAACAAGGAAAATACCAGCAGGTTACTCTGAAAGAACAGCTTTATTCAATTTTGAATGTGCAAGTTGTCCCTCACAAACAGGACCAGACGACATTTTTGATTGATGTGACTATTCGTAATGCTTCGGGTGACCCTGTGAATTTAAGTATTGTGTTTACGGTTCCTTCGGCAGTAGCTTTGATGGGGTCTAATGGCCTCATGCTGGGCACGGAAGCTGTGGGTTTGGGGGCAGATAGAGTTTATCCGAACCAACTAATCATTAACGGGTGATGGTAATATGACAACAGAAGATACAAGAACACCAAAATTCTATGGGCCTGACAATGTTCTCCGATCAGAATATATTTTCTCAACGGATTTGTCATTTCGTTCATTTTCAGGGACTGTTGATGCAGACACCATAGATGTACAGGTTTCGCTTCGAAACGGGGCTTTCTCATCTGATCCTGACATGGTTTCATTTGAAGGAACCTCTTTCTCGGTCCCTAATCCTGCAGCTTTCCCTGAAGGACTTCAACTTCTTCCTGGGGAAAATATCATTTCAGTCCGTGCGGTTATGTCCAATGGGGATACCTCTCCAATTGGGTCTATTCAGGCTAATCTATCTTTAGAACGGGATGTAAAGGCAGGTGTGGTTGCTCCTAGTGGTATCTATGTTGAGCGTTTGGATAGCAAAGTTCAAGTTTACGTGGATGGGCTTGAAGATACCAATGTGACAGGATATTTGTTCTATGCTTCTACGGAAGCTGGTGGTGGAGCAACAGGATACAAACGTATTTCAGTAGGTTCTGTGATCTCTGGGGAAGTTTATGAGAAAATTACTTCTCTTGGGGAATTAGATTTGGATGCAAATGTGCTTCGGAACGAAGATGGAAGCTTGGTTGCTGAACCTCAGTATATCCATTTGGTTAGCACTCAAGAAGACAGGGCAGGTGAGGTTCTTCAGACGGATATGAACCAACGTATCAGTATGCCTGATACATTGACTCAATTCAGAGCCAATATGGTGTTTGACGGAGTGCAGGAGTTGAATCGGTTTTCTTTCATCCATAATCGTAAAGCTACGGCTAGTTTGACGGAAGCTTATCCTGCAGTTCCACACTCAGAATTTGCAGCCACGCTGGACACAGATCCCTTGTATTATGTGGTCACTGCTCTGTATTTGATTGACGGGAAAGAGTATGAGTCGTCTTATTCCCCTGAAGTTGGGGCAACTCCTATTATCGTGTCGCCTTTGGTGTCTGCATTACCAACAGTATCTAGGCAACAAATTGTTAAAAATGTTGCCTCGTCTATTTATCGATCACATCCAGAATTGGATATTAAACCAGGTACGATGATTAGAGATACTTTTGTTGACCCGTTCTCTAGTGAAGCTGAACGTATCCGGTTTATTTTGGGGTTCATTCAGTCTTGTCAGGCATTTTCAACCCTGTTGGATATTGATGACCCAAACCAGACGGGTATTTCCATTACTGTGAATAATTCACCCTACAAATTGGCCTTGAAACAGGCTTTTTATCTGCAATCCAACACGGATGTGCAGAATATGATTGACAATGCTTTTGATAAACTGGCCTCCCAGCGGGGTGTTGTCCGTAACATTGGCCGACGTTCTCGTGGTGAAGTTGTAGCTTATGTTACAGTCAAACCGACCACATCTATTTTTATCCCATTGGGAACAATTGCCTTTGCAGGTAGCCAGCAGTTTCGAACCACTTCCACTGGTTACATTACTTCAACAGGAATAGGGTCATCTTATAACCCTGTAACTGGTCGCTATTTTACCCAATTGTACGTACAGTCCGTGAATCCTGGGAATGATGGCAACGTGGCTGCTGGACAGATTCGTGCATTTCAGAGTGGACCCCAAGGTGTTCTTTGTTATAATGATGTTCCAACCTACGGAGGTAGGGATATTGAAACTAATCGTCAGTTAGCCACTCGTGCCGATGGAGCATTATCTGGTGTAGATACGGGAACTTACCGTGGGTATGTGCAGACTACGAATAATATCAGTGGGGTCCTGGAGTCTACCGTGGTAGATGCTGGCCATTCTCTGATGCTTCGGGATATCAATCCTGAAACTGATCAGCATACAGGCGGTAAAGTGGATGTGTGGATTCAAGGTGAGAATTTGGCCTCTATCAGGGACAGTTTTGCTTTCTCTTTCGAAATTGTGAATTTTGGGCAGTTCGAGCCTGTAGGTGCCATTGCTGACCTTAAATTCAGGGCAGTTAATGCTAATCTCTCGGTAGATAACCCTCTTATGGAAATGTTGGATAATGAAGCCTGGGGATTCAAGTTCACAGATGACACGACGGGTAAAATATTTGATTTGACGGATGTGGAAATTCCGACCTTTGACACCATTCAGTTATCCACTATACACAATGATCCAGCCAACAGTGCCTTGACGGATGTTTTCCGAGGGTCTTATCGTTACCGTACCAGTAATAAATATGTGTTCCAACGTCAGCCAGCACGTTCAATTACGAGCCTTGTGGGTTCAGTTACAGGCTCTGTAGACGAAAGTTATTTTAAGCTATTTGCAGGTAGCCCTCCTTTGGATTTAGGTCGTTCTACTGAATCTGGGGATTATATACAAATTATACAGCCTATTTTAAATTTTCTTCGGATTCCTTCAGGTGATCCCATTGTGGTATCAGATGAGAGGCATGTCCTTTTGGAAGGGATTGAATATTTGGATAATTTGGGAATCAACCCGATTACCGTTCGGGTGTTCAATGTAGAGAGAACTGTTGAATATTATGGTCCTTATTATCCTGATGTAGAACCTGATTTTACATTGGTAGATGAGGTAGGGGATTATCCTTTAGGCTTTAAACCAACTTCTTTGAGTCGGATGACGGAGGGGGAGGAAGTATCTGTAGATTATAGTCATGATGAGAATTTTGTTGTGACCTACGAAGTCAATTCCTTGATTGGAACAGCTCAACAGGATTTGGATGGGACTCGAAATATCATGGCTGATGTATTGGCTAAAGATTCTCTCCCAATCGGGGTGGATATTACGGCTACTGTTGTGACCAAGAAGAACAATAGCGTCTATGTGGTGGATAGTGATATCCGAACTCAATTGGCCAGGTTATTTGGAATCTTTAATTTGGGTACTCCTGTACGGCAATCTGATATAATAGGAGCCATTGAACTTGTCGATGGTGTTTCCTATGTAGTTGTACCTTTGACGAAGATGACGCGTACAAACGGCTCTCAGGCTCTCTTAGAGCGTGTTCTGACGGACACAGAGATTGACTATACAGAAATCACAGCTTGGGCAACTGATCTGGTGAGGGTATACATTTTGAAGAATCCTTTGGAGTCAGGAACTGCCGATGGTGGCGGTGAGTTCAATGAAACAAAAGGAGTGTATCAGGGTTATATTTTGCTGGAAACCTATAATACTACACCTGATTCTCATGGTGTTCCTCTGAACAGGCTGGAAAATGGAGCTTACATTATTGGAAACGGGGGGATGAATATCCCTGGTTACAGTGATGATGCTACTTTGAAAGTTCTATATCCATTTGCTTCTGCTGCGGAACTCATTGAATATAGAGTGGGGATAACAGCTAATAGAGTTCTCGTAGCAATGCCAACGACAGACACACCTTTAGATCAGGTTTATCAGGTGACATATGTTGTGTCTGGTGACAGTGGCGTGAAGAATATTAACCCTGATCCGATTCAGTATTTGCATCTGGGAGATTTGGATTTTACTTACGATGAAGACCCTGATTTCTCGTCCTTGGTTAGTGGTGGAAGACGGAGTAGTTAATGGCAAACCAACCACGAGATAAAAATCTATTTCCATCTTCTATCCCTCAGAATCCTTCACTTCTGGGTGATAGCCAAGATCGTAAAAATGCTGTTCGGAGCCAAGTTGACCGAATCATGGCAGCGTTTATGAAAGTGTTGCCTAGTAACTATGTGTCTCAAGTATCTGGACCTTTTTATAATCTTCAGTTTCAGTCCGCTGCTGAGGAAATTGCAAATATTCAGATACTGGCTCAGGAAACAATGGCTGATGCATTCACAGATTACACTCGGCCAGAGTATCTTTGGCAGATTATCGGTTCTTTGGTGTTTCCCGATGCTAAAACTGATGGTTGGCCTGACATTGAGGGTGACTTGACGTATCGAGAGTTCCTTCAACGGATGGTGCTTCTCCTTCTTCAAGGAGCAAAACCTGACGTTATTAAGGATGGTATTGAGTTGCTGACCGATGCTACGGTTGAAGTAATTGAACGTGGTATCGAGGCTCGGAAATTAAAGGGCAAATCGGCTTGGGGTTCAGATGACCAATTTACATTTGAAATTAATATCAGTGAAGAAGCAGGGACAGTTGAAATTGATGGGGAAGATATCCCTCTTTACAGATTCCCGACAGAAGACCCGTTTACTCTGGCCAGAAATGCCCAAATTGTTTTACGGGCATTGAAACCTGGCCATACACTTTACGATTATAGGCATTTGTTCTTTGACAGTTTTAAACACTTGTTTACAGATACCTGGTCTTCTGAGTTTACAACTTATTATTATCAGGATTTCAGAAGATTTTGGTTGGGTGCAAAATGTGTGACAGGGACAGAGGGAAAAACTCTTTTGGACAGAGCTTTATTTTCAGATGCCTCCCGAGATTTCACATCCATTCAACCTGGGGCTATTCTGACAATTCTGGACGGTCATAACTCTGAACATATTAGTGATAATGATGGTACACCTGTACATTTAGATGAAGATTATACAGGGAACTTTAGAGTGGATGAAGTTTTGTTTTTCCCTGTAGGAGATGATGCGGTGCCCCGTACATACACAACATCACCGACAGGATTGTCTGGAACAGCTACCATAACAGGTGATGTTTTAGAAGATCCAAGTCAACATTGGGAGAATGCAGTTGAGGGGGAGATTCTGACTTTTACTGTAGGGCCTAATTCTGGGTTTTATAGGTTAAAAACATTAGTAGGGACTTTCGGGGGACCTGTTGGGTTTGCTGATGGACCTGCCACTAAGGTAAAAATAGCACCTAGTATCCTACGTTTACAGCGTAGAATGTCTCAGTCTGTTGATTCTCAGGCTTATAAAGTTGAGGTTGACCGGTTAGGGATGCAAACACCTCGACGAGTTGAGAGTGAGGATGCCACGGTCTTTTTTATACGCTGATGTGGTTTTTGGTTGATATTAACCCTCTTACAGAGATGTTTTAATTAAGGAGATATTATGCCAGCTGATATTAGATATTCCGTCGTTCGAGACAGCACGACATTTGGCCCTTTCACCAATACCAGTGAGAATATCCTCCGTAAGGGAGATGTTATCAATTTGGAATGCCCAAATATTGATCAGGTCAGTTACTATTGGGTTCTGTCTTATAAACCAGTTTCATCTGGTGGGACGGCTTCTTTAGCAGCATTGACTTCGGCCACTGCACGAACTACGAGTTTCACTGCTGACTTTGACGGAGCCTATTTGGTTCAGTTGACAGTTAATCAAGGTGTGGCTGGTGAAGACACTCAATTTATTCGTGTTCGTGGATTAACAAAATTCAGCAATTTAAGCCTGATTGCCGCAGGAGAGCGTTACAATCAAGAAGGTCCCGTTCCAATAGATGCAGACCCTCAAGGTTGGGCTGATTTCCTGAATAATAATTTACAAAAAGCATTGGCTGTTACTCGACGGAATGCCACAACTGGCCGTCAGCTTTATGTAGATGCTAACAGGCCACGAGGTTGGGAAGGTCTCGGGTTAGGGGACATTACAAATAACCCTGCTAATGACCCAACCAAGTATGTCGAATATCCCGGCACTGACCATACGAATGCAACTACGGATGCTGCTACTGGAATCAGAATGCCCACTGAGGGTGTTAGTGACTTTAGTACTATTCAAGCAGCAATAAATTATGCTATCACAATGAATCCTGTGCCTTCCTTGACGAATCCTGTATGGGTTCTCGTAAAACCAGGTTTGTATGTGGAAGATTTAACATTGCATTCACATGTTTATGTTATTGCTGAAACAACCATAAATGAAACAAGCAGTTTAGTTATAGGCACCTTGGCACGGGAACTGGTGGACAATGAAACGCTAGTTCGGTTGTCCTCAGTTGTGGTTCAGACGGTAACCTCAGCAGGGCATATTTGGGAATCAGGGCATTTGCCTCAATTGGATGAAGCACATGTACCAGCAATTTTGGCCTATTATGCTAATCTTCCAGTATTCTTAACATCGGGTATCCTTTTTGAGAATTGGATAGAAAGTTCTTCAGGGAATCCTCAATCTTTATTTAATTTATCTGGTACAGGCTTGTTCGTTTGTGGTTCTGATATATATCAAAATGGTACAACAGTGACACAAGAAAGTGGTCCTGCTTTGTCCATGGTGAATCCACAACATGGTACCAGTTCCATTCAGAGGGATTTTTTCTTAGTTGTGCTGCAGGATTGTCTTCTAGCTAAAGTTGAACAGGCTGGTGATGAAGAACCTTTGATATTAATGGATTCCGCAGGAGTTCTTCAATTTGTAGGGGTGGTTCAAACTTTGAGTGGCGAAACTACCCAAACCATCTTGATTCCTGATGAGGCTTCTGTTGATGATGGTGGTAGTTTAGGAGCTAAAGCAGCTGATTGTATAATTTCAATGGTTGGCAATATTAGTGAAGGGGCTACAGCAAGTACTTTTATTAAGGGTGTACCTGGAAGTATTTCTGTTGAAAGTTCCAATATTGAAGGGGATATAGTTTTTGATTCCGATGTATCTAGCCTAAATATTAGTTATAATCCGGCAATCGCCATTGGGGGTGGTAATACATTTGGAAAAAATATTATCGTTAACGATAATATTTTTGATCCCGCAGGTGATGGTGCTTATATTGAAATTGGCCTCGTTGAAATTCATAGTTATGCTTCTTCTGAGAATTACAGGCATCCCGTAATATTGACACAGGCACCAACAAAGGTGTTGTCTTCTGTGGTTCCTAGTTATGGACCTTCTTATGGGATACGGTATGACACAACATACATACACCCTGATCGAGGTACGGCAGGCGACCCTGTATTAGAGACAGGACAACAATGGGGTGCCCATATACCTACAATGCATCCTTCAATACAAAATGTTGCAGATTTAATGCTTCAGTTGGCATTACCAGAAGCCCCACCTTCATCAGGCCCTGATATATATCACAACCGTTCGTACACACCAACGTTGGGGTCATTGTACAAGGGGGTATGGAAGCTGGAGACTGATTATACACAACCCACAGCAGGAGAGGGATTCGGACGGGTTATTAACATTCAAAGACGGGAATTTGGGGATCTGGATGGATATTACCTGCCCGTTCAAATTCAACCACCCGCAGGTATCTATCCAACGGAAGGCATTGTGACCGACCGGAGGTTGTTACGATTTGGGACAGGAAATGAAGATGTTTCAGGGCTTTATGTAGATGTTGGCTGTGAGGTTGACGGGACTCTGAAAATCTATGGTGATATCGAAGCTGATAACATCGCGAGTTCTTCAAGAAGTACTATTTTTCAGCAAATTGATTATAGTGGCGGTTGGATAGGTGATGATCCCGGTGGTCCCGTTTCCGATTTCCCTGGTGGTGGGTGGTATGACCCTGGTGTGGATACCATAATTTACGGTATTTTTTGGACTGGCCTAGAGCCTGCACCTTCAATATATCTCCCTCAGTCACGAGGGTTAATAGGTGATGCTACCCAACGTCCTGTGGAAGGTCAAATTGTTATCGTAAAAGATATATCAGGATCCGCAGGTGCCCAGAATATCATCGTAAGAACGACCTGTGATACTTCTGTTCCTGGGTCGGCTACGGGAGCACAGATTCCAGAAGGGGATGCACCTTTATTTGTAACGGACACACTAACAACTAACTTTGAGTCCGTTACATATGTTTACCATGTCAATCCGTTATATAGTATAGGTTTTTGGTATAAGATAAGCTGAGGCGGTGATGGATGACCAACCAAAACAACAGAACCGACCCGACGGAGAACTTTCGTACAAGTCCCTTCGGGTTTGGTCCGTTCCCACCACCAGGATATATTGGAGTATTAGCTCCAGCCCCATATCCTGACAATGCTGGTTTTGGTGGGGTTTCTTGGGTTACACTTCCAATCCCAGACCCTGTACCAATTGGTGGAGTTTACGGTTTATCCCCTTATGGGGGAGTTGTACACCCTCTTGCTCCAATACCACTTTCTTCATTACCTGAACCAGGTGGCAGTGGAACTTCAAGTTCTGGTGGAGTCGGCTTCGGTGGTGATCCCTTCGGATTATCTCCTTATGGGTTAGGTGGAGGTACTGGAGGAAGTTCAGCAGTATCAGGAGCCCTGAGCCTGAATGGGTATGAAATTGAGATTTTCTTCACAAGTCCTATAAATACCAGTGACACGTTACTTTACTTGGTTACTTCCTACGCTCTGACACCTCTTTTAGGAGCAGCTTCAGCTACCGTGCTTAGTGTTCGGTCTGAAACCTTGGGGTTTGAAGGTGCTTCCCCTAGTGTTTCATCAATTATCATTAGGCATACAGGGACAACCTTGGGTGGTTTATACAAGGTTGGTGTGAATGGCCCTGGAGGAATTGTAAATGAATCCGTAGATATTCTGACGAAAGGTGAAGCTCCAACTTATACGGTCAGTGCTATCGGGGGTGAGAATTTGGTTCTTACATTCTCTGACCCAATGTTGGAAGACACTGGAGCTTCTATAGGGAATTCAGAGATTACAGATCCAGATTCGTATGAGTTTGAGTCAAATCCTGACTACCCAATTGCTTTGGCACCAATAGAAATTACTCATCCTTATGAAAGTGACCTTAGCAAAGTCTATATGACTGTAAAAGGGATGACCTCATTACAGTATACTTGCAATATTACACCTTCCCTTGCATTTGATTACGAGAGTATAGTTTTACCAAATGACGACCCAACGATAACAGGTGTAGAGGTTAACCCTGAACAAGGAGATTCCTATGTTAGTGGTGGGTATCTTTGGATGTCTAAAAAACGTTATCGAGTTTACGGTTGGGAGTTCCTTGATAACAGTGGTCGAATAGTACCTGATGTGACGACGTTTAAAGGCAGTTTGACTTTTGATGCTGCTACAGCCTCATATAATCCACCTCTGAATGCATTCACTAGCCTGACTGTTGCCTACATCATTTTTGAGGATGGCCCTGCAGGAACGGGCATCCGAGTCAAAGTTTCGATGATTCGGCAAACCGGTGTGGATTATCTTAAAATTCAAAGTGGGACATTCAATTCATCTGTGCAACAGCTTTGGACATCGGGTACGAATACCATTGCTTTGGTACGGAATTTGAAAGCAGGGACCTATTCCATTCTCTTGAATGGTTTGCCTGTGGTTACAGCACTGATTGCTGCTTTTGATGGGGTATCTGAAGGGACAGGAGCCGGAATTTCATGTATTCTGGCAGCTGATGGGTTTGATGTATCTGGTTTTCGTGTGCAGGAAACTACATTCTCAGCCACAAGTACAGTATATTCAGGTTCATGGAATTTCCTACACGATGCTGAGAGTACTCCATTTACAGGTTCAACTGCTCTAACTCGTGATCATATTATGACCCAGCGTGGCCCAATTGTAAAAGGTTGGGGTGATGCAACCCCAGCCACTAAACAAGATGTTGATATTTTGATTGCTGGGACGGTTGTGGGAGTCAAAGATGTGAATCCCTATATCGGTGAAATTTGGCCTACGTATCCGATCCCATTGCTTCCATATGATGACCCTCAAGCAGATGTGAAAGTTAACTATTATTGGATGGCTTCACCTATTATGGAGATGGCTGGGTTGAATACTCCTGGCCTTGTTTTGAATCAATGGGACAGACAGTCGGGGCATACAAATCCAGCAGCTCACGGACAACCGTTCGGGGATCCTTTAAATATCCCTACTCAGCCTGCACAGGTTATCCCATTTGATGATGATGAGCTTCCTATCAGATTCCCAATGGGGGCTGTGTTGGGGCCGATAGATAGACCTCAACCTTTACAGATTGGCCATCGGTATATGGGTTTTGAGAAAGAAGCCTCAGCTCTTTTGAATGATCCCACAAGTCTGCTGTTGAATCAAGACCCTTATGCAACGGCAGTGGATGATTTTGAACGAACTATGACAGGGGAGTCTATTGCGTATGAGGGCATGGAAACACCTCTTGTAGCATCTCCCGTTTGGCTGTTGAAAGGTCAAGATGCTGGTTGGGTTGACATTGGTGACGGTACTTATACTTTGATTGATGCCTTGGCTTCAGAATTTGAACCTGACCTTCGAACCGTAACTATGTACCATAGGGAAACGGATTTGACGTTCCCTGCGGCCACAACTTTGGCCACTCGGTTTATTGTTGAGGATTATACTCTGGAAGGAGTGTTTACAGGGATAGGTTTTGGAATTCATGATAATAATCATTTATATCAAGTAGGCTTGTTGGTTATTAATAGTATTCGGCACTTAGGGATGCTCATAGATCCAAAGAAACCTGAATACCGTGAATCTTGGCATCTTGGACCAACAGCAGCTTCTTCTGTGTTGGACTCGAATACTATTAGCATTGTGTCTGATTTGGTTCCAATAGATTTTCAAGCTGGGATGCAGTTTCAGATATTTGACCATGCCCAAGCTGGTATTTACACAGCAGCTTCAGTTATTCATCAGTGTGATGGTTCCACGACAGTTACTATTGATGAAGTATTTCCAGCAGACCCTACAATGTGGAAGCAGGATAATCCAGAGGTCGTGTTTGAAATACGTTGGGATGAACATCCTTTAACCTATCGTTTTGTGGTGGACTTAGTTAATGAGGCAGCCTCCTTGGAGATTGCAGGTGAGGTTTCCGCTACTGTTTTCCAATTGAATGGGAGTGTGAATCCCTGGCCTGTACCTTCGGAATCGGCATTAGTGTTGGATACATCCAGTAAAGGGCAGGTTTTCTGGGGTTCCTTGAGTTATCTGGCAGCAAACCGTACAAAATGGTCATTTTTCCGTTACGGTGTAGTTCCTGATTTCACAGCTTTAAATGTCCCTGCTATCGTTGTGCAAACAGAAATGAACGATCTTCCCCAGAACAATCCTGTGAATCCTTGGTTTACCGCTCAGTCTTTCGGGACAGGGATGATTGACCTGACTGGGGATGTCCTTCTTTTGAAAGCTCCTGTGGCAAGTGATACTTTGGATTATACTTTTGGGTATTCTCGAATTGAACCATTTGTGAATGAAGATGCAGGTGTAGATGTCCGAGCTGAATTTAGGGTAGATTCTGGAGTTTTAGGCGCTGGTGATGCAGAAGTTGTCATTAACAACGGCACCAAAGAAGTCCGACTAGCAACCCTTTTGTATGCTGAAGGATTCTCTGGATTAGAATATCGTAGGCTTTTTACTATCCCTTCTGTTACGATGTCTGGGATTCAAGATCCTGACCAACAAGGGTGGTCGATTGTGTCCGGTTCTGATGGCTCCGATCTCCGACATGAATATGATTTGATTGTGACCCAAGAAGCTGGCCAGATACAGCGGTATCGAGCCTCTGTGGACACTTCCAGTTTTTCCGTGGACTCAGGCTACCGTATTGCTGAGGTTCAACTTGGAGTGGATGCCTACACTACAGATGCTAATGGGAACACAGGAATCGTGTTCCAATCTGATATAGGTCCGAATAAATGGTTTGGTGCTCGGTTGAATGATGATGGAGTTACCCCAACACTTCAGTTAGTGGATCAAGTAGATTCTGTTATTCATGAGTATGAATTCGATTGGACTGACGGGGAAACCCACACGTATCGAGTTGTTGGTGCTTTAGGTGTTCTTTCGGTGTTTGTGGATGATGCTCCCTTGACTCCGACGCTGAATATTGATTTGTTTTTTGGTGGGGCAGGCACGGATACTTTTATATTTGGGACAACGAATCTTATCTTAGGTGTGGTTAATACTACATTATCTAGTACCGTTCGATGGCGGACAGTTTCATATCACCCCACAGCTGCCCCTCAGTGCCTTCGTACCGTGGGTATTTGGATTGGTGGGGACAAAGATCATATCAATTCTTGGGAACTCCCCAGGACGGATAATTCGACGGCTCCAAATTCAGCTCATATTGGGCCTGAGATTACAGTGATGGATTGGCGACAGAATTTGGAAATCAGGCTTCTCTTGAAATCGGATTTCGGTGTAACAATGTATCGGCCAGATTTGGCATTACCTCCATATTATCAACCTGAATCAGATGTTCCTGGAACAGGATTCATTAATCAAACGAATGAACCTTCAGCAGGCTGGGTGAATGTTGAGTATTCTCAGTTACCTCATGTTTCCTCAATGTTTGGTTTCATTGGGTTCGGGTCTTTTGATTCTCGGTCTGTGACTCAGCAACGATGGGATTGGGTCAGGTATCGAATTTTCAAAGCTCTGACAAACGATTATATAGCACCTCAACATATGACTCTTAATCAGTATGATATTATCACGAGTGGTGAATTGACCAAAGATATTACTTTGGAAAACGTAGTCGTTCAGACAATAGATACTCGTCGAGTGTCTTTGCTTCCAACTCATTTGTATGCAGAGGACATTTACAAAATTGTGGATGGTGACACTATATATACCAGAGAATCTTGGACGTTTGACATGGACTCTCAGCTCATTACCTTGGGTCAGGATGCCGATTACACTGATTTATATTTCTCTGGGGCTCATGTGCCTGTCAATATTATCTTCCAGCCAGGTAAGCCCGTTACGAATACCTATCTTGAGAACCAGCCTTTGGTTGATAGTGTGACTAAACTGAATGAGGGTACTCCCCCAATACCATTAAGCCACGCCAATGGTATTACTAAACGAATTCAGCACAAGGATATCTTGAATGATCCATATGAAGTGTTGAATACAGGTAGTTCCTTCACTCTGAATGACCCGTATAAGGTACTCGACCATGAAGTAGATGCTGAAACCTTGTATGAATCCATGGAGTTCATGGAAGTAACAAACGATGGTATCCGTGGATTGATAGCAATTGCTGGAGAAGGAACTCTTCCTGAAGGACACTCGGGATACTCTGAAATTGAAGAAAAAGCTGTTGGTGCTCATGTTTTAGATTTCCGTGGAACTAAATTCTGGGAAGGTGTACGCTTCCCAAAACCTGATGCTTTTGAACAAAGAGGTGGCCTTCCTGGAACAACATTATTCTGTAGTGGTGGTAGTTATGTTGGCCCTGTTGCCGTGAGTGGTGGTACTCCTTCCATTGGGGCACCTGAAACTTGGAAAGCTGGATTAATGCAACCTTTGGGTGGTGTTCTCGGACCAGACCCTGTTCAGGCAGTTCTTCATCCAACATATCGTTCAGGTGATGTAATCCGTGGGAATGAGGGTGGGAAAACTAACCGAAGCACCGAATGGTACATGCGTATCGGTTATCCTATTGTATATCCAGAAGGGGCAGCTCCGTACACATCCACGGACACTCCATTGACGGAAACAGTTGCATGGCCAGCTATGGATAACACACCTCCAAGCAGGCCCCCAGAATATTCTCCGAACCCTGATGGAGTGCCAAACCCGACCGGAACTGGGGCTTGTTATGCTGTGATTACCTCGGCTGGGGAATATTCCCATATTGGCCCTTGGGGTGGGATGGATTCTTTAATACCCGAGCCTGATACAGGTTTTTTCGAGTTCCGTGGAACTCTGATAGATGGGACTCAGGTAGAAGTTCGAGAAGAAATCAGTGGAGATTTTGCTGTGTTTACAGCCAGGAACGTTCCTGTAAACCCTGATGACTTTGCAATTACCCCACAACCACACGTTAGTTTGGCCGAAGTCATCCGAAATAATCCGATTGTCAGCTTATATGTTACAGCAGAAGCAGGGTTAACACTGGCTGCTGTTGAAGCCGTACAGGTGATTTCTTTGGATCCCGTAACTCTGATAAACCAGGTTGTAATTGAAACTAGTGACTCTGCTATTATCAGGCTGACAGGAGTGGATATGGATGCACTGGGTGTTGGCACATTAACAGGTGGAGCCAAAATCAAACAAAGCTCATTACTGGCAGGTGGGGATTCAACTATTAAGGACGGCGTACATGAACCCATAATGGGTATGGTCTGTCAAGGTGGCCAAGTTTTACCATTAGGAGTGGAAGTTGGTTCCATTATTTATGCAGCTACAGGGGTTTAAGGCGGTAAAGTCTCTATTTTAGAGCCCTTGTAGGAACCTGTGAAGGAAAAAAATATTATGTTTCATAATGAGCAGATGAAAAAAAGCACTCAGGGAATGAAAGTTATGTTGCAACAGCATGAAGAGGAAGCTATCCATTTCATGGCTCTTGCCAAGGGTTCGTTCCACCTGAAAATGTGGGATGCCAAGACTGGTGATGTTCTGTGTGAGTGGGAAAAATTAAATTTAATCACGTTAGATGCAGGCATTATTGCAGCCCGATTATTCAAAAATAGTCAAGATCCTGCTGTTGGGGTGAATAATGGAATCAACATGTTGGCCATTGGGACAGGGGCAACAGGCAATATCCTGAACCCTGATGCTCCACAGCAGGAACAACGACGCCTTAACAATGAGATTTGTCGTAAAGCCTTTTCATCTGCCCAATTCCGTAATGCTGAGGGTGTAGCAGTAGCTTATCCCACAAATATTGTTGATTTTACAACAGTTTACGGGGAGTCTGAAGCAGTTGGGCCATTAAATGAAATGACCTTGATGCATACTTACTCACAGAATCCTGCAACGAAGAATCTGATTCCCACTGAGTATGGTGGTGCAAGCTATGACCCGACATTTGATGTTACCAATTATGATCTGATGGCAAATTATTTGACGTTTAGCGTGATTTCAAAACCGAGTACTGCAATATTATCAATAACTTGGCGGTTGACATTCTAATTTGCCTGAATATGATAACCGATAGAAGGTGAGATATGGCGACCAAAGACTATAAGAAAAATTACTCCAGTATTCAAGGGGTGGGGAGTTCTGTCCCTGTTCCTAATGATGTATCTAGGGATTTAAGTGCCGGTGATAAAGCTTTTGAATCTGTCATTTGGCAAACAGGTAAACCTGTACTGGATTCTGAGCTTGAAATCCATCAGGATGCAGCAAAATGGGAAAATAAATTATACCGTGAACAGCATTTAAATTCAGGTTGGTTTCGTGGAGTGTCCCGAGAAGATGGGTACAATGATTATACAACAGAAAGTGTTTCAGGAGTTTCTGATAATTCAGGTTCTGATTTAATTGACGGCACTACTCTGGTGAATTCTTTTGTGATGCCTAAACTGACGGCTTTGGTAGCCGGACGTACTGTGGTGATTGAATATACAAACACCGAAACCCCTCTGAAAAATCTGATTCAATTGCCTGCTCCCCCAATATTTGCTCCTGATGCTGTTCAACGAACAGATTTTGTATGGCTTGAAGTTTGGTTGGCTTTAGTTGCTCCAAGTCCACGGGCTTCGGGAGCTGTTCAGGTAGCAGGTATTCCTTCAGTAGGAAACTCTGTTACTATCAATGGTGTTCCTTTAGTGGGTACTTTGGCAGCTCCTATAGCCGGACAGTTTCTTATTGGTGCAGATGAAGAAGCAACTGCTATCAATATTGTGACTGCTATTAATGACCCTGCTAATGCAACTTCAGGTTATGTAGAAGCTAAAGCCAATGTAGACATTGTGGTAATTGAATCCATTGTGGCTGGTATAGGTCAGGGTGCAGTAATGCCTTTCACTGGAAATGGTATCCTGTTGGCATCAACAGCTCCGGCCTTGATTGCTTCAGGGCTCCACTTAGAATATGGCCAAGATCGTCCCAACAAACCTGAAGATGACCAGAGCAAACTGTTTCGGCATGGGAATGCCCTATCTCCTGAAAACACTTGGCTCAATGATGAGATTGTAGACCCTGTAGTAGACTTGGAATCCACACAGCGAGTTCAATTGCAATACCGTTTCAGATATACAGACGAGGAGGCCATCAATTACAAAACTCATCCCGATGGGTTCTCGAACTCAACTGCTGGTGCAGATGAGCCTTTAGTTATTGCCCAAGGCCCTCGTGATACCCCAGCTTTAAATGTTGGTGGTGGGCGAACATATCCTTTTGTACCAGCCGACACAACTTCAGTTTGGTTACAATCCAGTGCTATTGCTTATGCTGTTAAGGATAATGGCTTGTGGGTTGCAGGTTCTGGTGATGACCAATCCGTTAAAGACCTCGGAGCTATTGATGGTTATGTGTATGCAATTCCTATGTGTTTTGCATTCCGACATAATGATGTATCCTCTGCCTTTGGAGGTGCCCGTGGCTTTGACCCTGCTCAAAATGCCAACGGTGCTCCGATGCACGATCATGCTAACTATGATGGTCCAATAGGGGCAATCCCTGCGGATCATTCTGACCGACCTGACGGTGAATTTGCAGATGTCGTGACTTTAAACAACATACTGGACTTGAGAAGGTCTATTGTTTCTCCCGGAATCAGCTTGACAAGTGAGCTTCAGTATCAAATACAATCCCTTTTGGATGCCAATAATCAGACTTGGGCTGTGAGTTCACATGAAAAGTATGGCTACGGCGGTAACAGCAATGGAAATGTTTCAACTCGATTCCTTATCTGTAATGCTATTGGCCGAGCTACGGTTGCTGACGGTATGCATATCCGAGACTTTGACCATGTGGCTCGACGATTCGGTAGCAATCCTGTTGTAGAACGAGTGGTGTATGCTTTCTGGCCGGGTGATCGAATAGAAATAGAATTTCCAGTTCTCCCAGGTCTTGCAAACAATGGCAAATATGTTGAAAAAATAGCAGGCTCTACTGGTGGTGTTTGGACGGAATCTGATGTTCTCCACCTGGATTTAGAAAAATTAGATACTCATGGTTTAGGTGCCCTTTTCCAAGGAGGCACGAATGGTGTTTCTTTGCCAGGGCCTGAACAACCTTTTACAACGAAGGCTCCTCCAGGAACAACAATCACAGATGTTTTGTCCGTTTATCATGATGATGGACATTATACTTTAAATACAGATCATCAGCAAGTACAGGCTTCCTTAATCAAAGGCTTGGGGACAAGTCATCTCGAAATCATTTTGGATGCTAATAGTACAATCGTATCAGGTGGCTTGCCTGTGCTAGTCCCAGCTACCGATGAATATTCAATGGTGGCCAGTACTGCTGTCCCAGCCGATGGTTCAATGAGAAGGATTTTTGTTGAAGTGGAAATTAGCTATCCCATAGGTGATGCTGATAAAGCTGGATTGACGGACACTCCTTTGTTGGATTTGATTGATCCTGACGACATGGTGTACGATGGAACCTTGACAAATCTTGCTCCCCTTGAATATTACTTGCCAGGCCCGGGATCACAGGTGGTAGTGGATGAGGGGCAGATTCCTGTTGATATGGAATTACGAAACCCCCCAGCTTTCCGAGAAGGGTTCCGAGAAGTCCGTCTGGATTATGTGACTGATTCAACCGTTAGTACACTTGTTCAAAATACAGACCCTGTGACAGATGGTATGAGTGTTGGTCCTTTATGGGGACTCGTTAGTAGAGGGCCTTCTGAAATCCGAGCACCTCGTCGTTTGTATGGCCAACCTTTTAGTCCTGGTGGCGGTTTCCCTGTCATTGAGGATGTTCCGGGTTTTGCCTTCAAGAATCCAGACTTTGACTTAACTGAATATGGCAGCAGTTCTCGTAAAATCGTCATGGATAACGTTCTTTCTGGACCAGGTAAAACTCTTTGTAATGTTACATATGAACCTCAAGATCCTATTCCTAATTATGGGGATGATGGCTACACGGTTATGGTGTATTACAGGGCATCAGCTCCACAAACTGCTGGTGTCATTGATGGTGATATGAGAACCTCAGCAAGTAATGGTGGAACCGTCCCAACGGAGTTAAGAATCGAACCTCTGGCTATCAGTCCTCATACGTGGACTGGCCAAGTAGGTATGGGTTCAACCGATGCTGCTTTCCCATATGCTGCCCCTTTAGATCAGCTTCCAATGTTGGAAGGTATCCCAGGTTCGGAATTGAATCAAGATTGGTTCTTCTGTGCTTCAGCAACTGTCACGATTGACGATTTTAATGCTGACACAGGAATGTTGGTGCTTCAGTCGATGGTTCAAGCTGACCAGCAACCCGAATGGGTGTTGGGAGGACTTGATAATTATGCCTCTCCGAGAACAGATGCTGAATTTAGGGCTATGTATCCCTATGTGATGGGTCTGGATGGGTATCGCCCGACGGTAATGGCTCAGCCTTTGTTTGGATCGACTCGACATAAAGTATTCGTTCCTGTCCTGGCTAGAATAAAAGAAACGGTGCCAGGTGCTACGGAAGGTATATTATTCAGGCAGGATGAGTTAGTTCTTGTAGTATTAACACGATTTGCAGAACTTGATGAAGACAATAATATCCAATTCATTGGGGGGTTGTCGTCCGAAGGTAATGAAGGTTTAGCTAATGCAGAAAATAATCGAACTTGTGCAGCTGTGTATCGAACCCGTAACCTGCTTTTAGCTGTGGGTGGCAGATAAGGAGATCGGAATGCCGAGGAATCTAAATCCAAAAAATATCAAAATTGGCCCTGGTCAAACTGTTCCCGATCGAGGTGCTGATGCTAGTCTTGTAGATGGCGCCGTGGTAGGTGGTGGTGGAGTTGGTGGAGATGCCAGTCTAGTGCTGGCTGCTCTGAAAGTCCATATCCAAGACCCCAAGAATGCCCATGAAGGTTCTGCTATTGGCCTTGAACCATTCCAGCCTTTTATTTCAGATGATGTCGAAGGTTTGTTTCAGGAAGTAGCTGGGGGTATGCCTTATGAACCTCCAATGCTTGGAAGGTATGCCCATTACATGGATTTCCATAGTGTTCCTGATTGGGGTGCTGCCAAATTAAACGATACTCCTATATTCCTTCGTGACGGTGATTTTGATGATTTGATAAATACAAATGCTTATGGTGACGTGTTCCCATATTTCCTTAAAGCCCCTCAGACGGTTGTTGGGTCGGAGGATATGAACTTGGACGTGGATGCAGAAACACCCCAACAATATTCACCAGGTTTCTTACCTGAACAGCCATGGGTGACTCCTGAATATGATGGTAAAGTCACTAGCTCTAAATATAACACCCGACAGTATGGGACTTTGTTCCCAAATGGTGGGGACATTATGGCTGACCGAATCTTCAATCATGCAGGCATTCTTGGAGCTGATAACCCTTCAGTTCGAAAATCTGGTGGTGCCGGTCGGTGTTATGCCGGTGGTTTTACTCGGGCTGATGATGTTGTTCAAAAAACGATGTGTCTTACCCCGTTTGAACATGGAGTAGACATGTGGCCATTATTGGTTACAATTTCTGGTTCCATCTATCCAGCTGATCGGGGTGTTCTTGCTTTGCTACACTTCCCTCATCTGGAAACACCGGCAACTTCTCCTGATGTACCGTGGACAGATGAACGTCGGGATGCTTTCTTGGCTCAAAGTGTTTTAACTGACCGTTGCATTGCAGCTTTACTGTTAGGGCAGGGAGTTCTAGGTGATGCTTGCATCGAATTTGGTGCCTCCTCTGGACCTTGTGACGGAGGCCCAGGCGGTATCTTTAGTGTTGGGGTAGATGCTGAAGGAAATTACGACCCCTTTGCTTACCCTGGCAGGGCAGGTGGCCAGTATAATTTAGACGAACTCCATACAGGCCAGTCTTCAATACCCTCAGTAGGGGTACTCCCAGACCCGTGGGACAACTTGACAGGTCAAGGGGCCGGTGCAGGAGCTAAACGGGCACAGTATGTGGCAGTTGGGGATGATTACTATCCAGCAGCCGGGCAGGTACGCCTAGGCTCTGACCCTGATGTAGGCACAATTCTAACATGGGGAATTCCAGTTCTAGGTGGAACTCTGAATACATATTTGAGTTCTGGAGCCATTCCTGCATATCCTGCTGGGTCATATGTGAATTTGCAACATATTGGTCGGTCGGTTATCCATACCACCAATCAATTCCTGTATCGGTTGCCTGTTCTGGATGATTATTCTGAAACTTCCGGGATGAAGTACACTCCGAAAAGTTTTGTTAACCCAGGTGCAATAGAAACCTATCGGTATTTCTATGCTGAAAGTGCTGCTTCCCCTGAAAAAGACCCTTTCGATTATGGGTCACTGTCTACCGAACTTTCTGTTGGAGGGAATTATCCCCCATTCCAACAGGATTGCCTGACGTGGCAACTTGCTCGATACCGTCATACCTTTGCTATGGATGGGGGGTTGGATGCTTACCCTGGTGTTCCTACACCGTTGGGTTCTTATGCCCTATTTCATTTTAAATCAGAACATGATTTTGAAGCTCTGATGTTGGATGGCTCTATGCCGGATGAACTCTATGGTATTCATTTCCTGACGGATTCTTCTAATGTTGTAAATGAACAAACCGATTCGGTGATGGAACCTGAATATATGGGTCCGATCCCGGATTTCAGTTATTCTGCTAATTTCTATAATGGTCTTCGGGATGAAGTGTTCGTTGGTGGTTCAGAGGATGATCATAAAGTACAACGAACTGATGTAACCAGTAGTCTATTTACATGGTCTGCACCTCTTTCTTCTGTAGCTGACCCTGGAATAGTGTATATATCTGGTGTTGCGTACTTTACTCCCCGAAAAATCATTGGTGGAACGTCTTCTTTCCAGTTTAATCGTATTGAGGTCGGTATTGATAATACTTGGACGGGTTGTTATCGGACAGATGCTGAGGTACCCAGTAGTGCCCCAGCTGTTTTTGATAGCCCAAATCCTGGCTTCCTGAACCTCAAACCTTTTATGGCAGATACCTCTGGATTGCCTGCTTCTTATCCTGTTGGCCCACAATACCGTCAAGATTATAGGATTGAATTCCCATTTACGGGTTTCTTTGACCCTCTTTTGAGTCCTTACAGCAACATAAGTGGTCCGGCTACAGGGGATCCCTTAATTCTACTAAATACAGATCCAGTTGAAATACCGGGAGATGAAACAACACCTTCGTTCTCAACTAATGCTAAACCTGTGTTTTATGTCCGTCGGCCATTAACTCATGGTGGTGATTGGGAAGATGTTATCCAACCCTCATGGTCAACGAGTGGCTCTGGGGTTGTAACGGGTCATGGTGTTGATTTAACTGCTCTTAACACCGTTTTATTCCATTCTACCAATTTCTCTTGTACCGACATAGCGGATAAGACCACAGGAATAGGTAGGTATGGGAATTTTGTTTCTACAACACCAATTACTTCGTTTGCTATTAATTTATATCCTGCATTTGACAGCTTGTTGACTAAAGAAAAAGATGTTGAAGAACGTTTCCTTGATGAAGTTTACCGTTATTTATCCTTATATGACCTTCCAGGTGCTACCGAAGCCTTCTTAAAAGCAGCTACCGTAGGTCCAGGAATGTCAACCTGGAATGGAGGACCTGTTCCTATCCCTGTTCAAGCTGGGGCACATCATGGTGCTGCAGATTTTCCAGCTCCTTGGGATACATTTCAAATGATGGGGCCTGATCCAATGATTGAATTCGTGAACCTGCTTTCATGGACACAATTACCCTGGTATACACGGTCTTTAAAAGATATACCTCCATCCCCAGCAGCAGAACTTCAAGTTTGTGGTCTTCCTCCACGAAACCCACCTGTGTTGGATTGGGCTGAAGTACCATTCCCCTCGGCTGGGGTATTAAGATATCCAGCAGTGGATTATACAAGTGGGTCGAATCGTCCAAATGTTACCGATGATGCCAGCATAACTTTAGTAGATTATTCGGGTACCTGGGGAGCATCTTTAAAAAACTATATAAGATTCTTTGATGCCGCTTTTAGTCGCTGGGGTGGGACAACTACCCCACCAGTTGAGGCTGCGGGGCAACCTTTTGTGACACTTCGAATTGAGGGTGTTACACTATCTGACTTTACCTATATGGCTCCTGGGCCAGGAACCACGGCTTCAGGAACATTCCCTGCAATTGCGATTCAAGTAAAAATACCAGGATTGACAACATGGATGGATATTGGTCGAATTGACGGATCAGGCCCGAGCAAACAAGACCCGAACATTGATGGGGCAGGTTGTATGGTACTTGGTCAGCATACATTTGACAGTATTAATCCTGAAACGGGTATGGTATATAGTCAGATTCATGTAAATGTCGGCCCTATGGCTAATCTAGCAACAGGTATCCGAGCAGTCACAAGTCCTGACATTTATGAAGTTCCTGTGGGTGTAAAAGTGATAATGAATGATATGGCTGAAGGTGAATATGATCTAATTTCAGATTCAGACGGTTCTTTGGGAGGAGAAGGGCTTAATGCTTCTAAGGTGCGTGGGATTACTACTATTAAGATAGTCCATCCTACTCAAGTTGAAACGGCTCCTACAACCTAATTGAGTCGGTGAAATGGTTATAGTTCACCCCAGTTAGAAAGTATGGCTTAAACATAAGAGGTTGATATGGCATATGACCCAAATAAAGTGAATCTCGGGGCTGATCTTTTGACAAACCCGACGGCTTCTGACAGGGACCCCTGGCAGGAAGCATTTAAGAGATTTTCTGCTGTTGCAGAAGCTAGTGTGTTACGTGCGTCAGAGGCTATGTCTGGAATGACTGGTTCTTGGGCAGCTCAGTATAAGTTTGGTCCTTCTGTGACCGATAATTCAGATCAGCCTGAATCTACATCTCCGTCTAATTTCAGTATGAAATGCAGTAAACTTGGGCGTCCAGGAATGCCTGAGATTGATTTCGTTCCGTACTGCCATAATACTAACCGTTTTGGTAACAAAGGTGGGGCACTTCTCGGTGAACCTATCTCCTTTCAGTTCGTAGGTCCGACCCCCAAAGTGGGTGGTCAGAACATGGTATGGCAATGGGTCGTAACTGCAGGACCTGTGGCAGATACCCTTGAACTTGATGATCTCATTGTGGATACATCTGCTGGGCCTCCTTGGTCTCATACAACCCGACCGGTAACTATGGATATTGAAGCCCTCTATAATATCGTTCCTGCTACATGGGCCACCCGATTCGATGGTGGCCTTTATGTGATGATTACTGAGACAGGGTACACTGGAGAAATAGACCCTACTACCCCTGTAACTGGTGGTATTGGTGATGGAGCTCTTGTCCAGGATGCAGGGATCCCTCGGGAACCTTTAACCCCTCTGACTTCAAATAGCAAAACGGAATTGTTCAGGGTTACGGCATTGAATATTGGTGGGAGTGGCTACCTTACAGGGTTCACATTAGATTCAGGTAAACGGATTGAGGATTATTTTGAATTTAATTCAGGTGGGGGATTGGATGTTGTTCGACACATCACGTTAGTTGAACCTGTAGCAACTCGTTTGACTGCTATTCCTGACTCAGGTGCAGGTAAAGGCAGGGAACAAGTATTTGCATTCACTCCTCCTAGACGAGCCCTGACTTCTGAATTTCAGATGTTGACTTCCAACTGGATCACTGCAGGTGCTTTAGAATATCCTTGGGATGAAGCAGCCACTGTTGGGCAAGACATTTTTGATTATGAATATGGTCCAAGTCTGCCCGTTCAGAAACCCTTTGCTGAATGGGAAAATGTTTATTTGACAGATGAAAGTGTATGGCCTTTAAATGGTCCGTGGGCTGTTATGGTGATAGCTTGGGATGCAGATGTTAGCAATGGTGACCCTCTTCCTGAAGCAGGCGACATCATTAAGATACATGCTGTTCATACTGGTGATAAAGACTTATGGGAAACCAGTAATGGACGGTCTGCAAATTGGGGAAGTCTTCTTGGATACTTTGAAGTGAAAACTGTAGCACTTGCAGCAGGTACAGTTTATTATGTTGAGGTCAGACGCTATGTTGAAGTTAACCCTGAGTCAGGGAACTCTATGTGGGGTCTTGGTAGAATGTTTAGTAATCTTCTTGTGGACCCTTATGGAATTCAGTTAAAATGTTCCATTCACAAACCTGTGACGGAACTTTGGAATAATCCCTGGTTTGATGCCGATGCTTTGGATTCCACTCGGCTAACAAACCTTATCGACCCTCGATGGGTTGAGCGTAATGGTGCTATATCTAGCTCTAGTCTTACAGAACGACCGATGGGTAAGAGTCCTTATCGCCCAGATAGAGCTATTTTTGACACGGCTTCTTCTAATAGTGGGACATCAGGGTCAAATGCAGACCCTGGAAATTTACAGAATTTAGGTTTCAGGGTAGTATTATTCCCTGCCCGAATCAAAACTGTCCCGACAGCAGATGGGACGGAAGATATTCTCACTCCTGATTGGAATCGTCCAATTACTTCAAATGAAGTGTCTATTGACCCGACCGTAAATGCAAAACAGTATATTGAGGTGGACTATGCCAATGGACTCGTCCGTTTATCACATCCTCCTCAAGCTTTGGCCATCACTGATCCCAATGCAGGGGATTTAGCTCCTTTGGAAGATATCTTTACACTTGGTACAGATGATAATCCTCGTGGGGAGATGGTGTTGTTTGCATCTTGTGTTCCTTACACTCAGGACATTGGACAACGTGGGGCTGGCCCACGTATAACTAACAATACTGAGGTTCTCCAAAAAGGAGAATCTTATGATGTTTACGGTAGTCGGACAGCTTTTGATATTGAGGTGCCCCAAACGATTACATGTTATAATGATGTTGGGGTTACCGACCAGCAACTAGTTTTGACGGGCTTAGTGGCAGACCAACTGCCTCCCACAGGTTTCTTTGAATTATTCGACGCTGGTACTCCTGTGTTCACAACAGGGAGAGTGAGAGGGTCTTTGTTCGGTTATTATGGGGTCGTGGAAACAGGGGGCAATACTGTCCTTCACGGTGTTCACGGTGGCCTAGAAGTAGGAACCGATACGGTCACAATAGCTGTTGCAGGCCAAGCTCTTTTACGAAGAGAATTATACACTCCGAATGACTTGTATGGTACGGCTGGTGTATCTTATCAAAATGATGTCAGTTATGGAAGTGCTAAACGAGCAGGTACACTCCGATTTACCGGAGTTGAGTCTGTTGTAAATCTTGATGGTTCTATCACAATAAAAATAGAAGCATCAGGTGTTCCAGGTCCGGCAGGTCCGGCAGGTGCAACAGGTGCAACCGGTCCTGTAGGTCCCGCAGGTGAAGGTTTTGAAGAATTGTTTTCTTCTTGGGTGTTTGACGGCGGTGACCTCACAGGTGTTTGGGATGGACTACTTGCTTATAGTGTTGATATTGCTGCAACAACAATTCTTTTCCAAGGTTCAAGGATTGTTGTCCCATTGGGGTCATTAGTTGTTGGAGCAACCAGTTCGGGGTATATTTACATAGATGGTGTGACGGCTCTTGGTGTTTATACTTATAGTGTTAGTGCTACTATCCCTCTACCGGATATTGACCATGTTTTATTAGGGTATTATTCGTCAACGATGGGTACTGCACCGGTAACAACAGACCTTCGGTATCCATTATTGGACATTGACCGTCGGTTGGATATTTTTGTAGGTAATCATAAAACAGGAACAGACACTTCTTTAACAGGTTATCATTTCACATCATTAGCAGATGCCGTAGCCTATGCCAATGAGATTCAAAACCCAATAGCAGGTCGTCCTGATTATAGAGTAAGAATCCGTGTTGTAGGGTATACCGAGGAAGTCCTTGGGGATTTACCGATTCTGATTAAGACAGATGGTTTAACTATTGAAAGTGATCCTTCCCTTGATGCTGATGTAGCTATATCTTGGGCTGCTGATGATAAAGCACTGATTGATTTGAATGGTCATGAGGATTTAACTTTTGACGGTTTAAATTTCCGTAGTCTCAGTACAGACTCGGCTAATATAGAGCCTTTTCGGGCAGCTTTCATCAACACTGGTGGTATTTGTAAACGGCTCACTATTAACAATTGCCGTTTACATGGTGGTCAAGGTTTCATTACAATGACTGACAATTCTTTTGAAGATGCCATAATTACTAATAATTATTGTGAAGACCTATTAGATTTTGGTGTTTATTTGATTAACACAGCACCCGATCCTATTACTATGACGGTGGCAGGGGGCACAACCACTACTATTGCCGTTACCTCTGGTGTGGTTTATGTTGCCTATGGTGTAGATATTATGGTTTTAGGCACATTAGGGGGGACAATTACTTATACTGATGTATTAGGTATAAGCACAATGACAATTACAGATACCGCTGGTGTTTATCCTAGTATTTCGGTTAAACCCGATGATGCAGGGAGTGCCGCTCAAGTAAGCTTTGAAGGGGATGGTACTTTAAATGATGGTACAAGCACAATTGTGTTCAGTTCTGGTGATTCTGGTATGTTTGCCAATTATGACCTTGCTCCTGCTGCCGATGAGGGCATTATAGCTGTTACTTCCAGTATATTGGAACGGAGTGTTATTGAAAATAATACATTTATCCAAGCTAGTACTATTGGTAATATGGCTGATAATACCCGAACGATGGGGGCTGCTACAGCAACAATTCTTGTGGGTGGTGGGATGACCCTTAGAATTGGGGATAATGATGGATCAGCTGCAGTAGGGGCTCCCCCTACTTTGCCTGGGTATATCGACCTTACGAATGGTGATACTGCTAACCTTACGAACGATGGTGCTGGGACTGTTGATATTATTACACCAGGTCCAACTACAGAACTTCAGATTACTGTTGGTGAAATGGTAGCTTTTTATGCTTCTACCACTGGTACAGGTGGTTGGGCAGTTATTACATTTCCAGGTACAGATCCTATTCAAATCACCGAAGACACTTTTGGGTATCTTTTGGTTGGTGCAACAGAAGTGGACTTCATCCATGGACCAAATACAGGGGCAACTGCCGGTGGTATTGTACTTCATACGGAATTACCAGACGGAGCAGTGAGTAGTGATTTCTTATTTGCAAGTATTTTAGCCAATATGCATAATGATATTGTTCATAATACCATTCAAGGTTTCCATGTTGGTGTTTCTGCCAATATTATATGGAATTCCCGAATTTGTAATAATGTTATTGAGGATACAAAAAACCTTGGGATTCAAATGGGGATGATGGCAGGTTATTACTCAATCAATGATAATGTTTTAGACTCTGTGTTCACAGCTACACAACTAGATGACGAACCTTTCCAATGGCCTGCCCAACAAAATTTTCCTCCTACTGGCAGTTTTATCAATGCTGCAACTCCACCTATTAAATATGGAATTTATGCAAGTGGTTTTCATAGTGAAGTTGAAAAAAATGTCATTGCAACGTCAAGTTATCTTAGCCCAGCAGGTGATGAGGAAAAGCCAACTTGGACGTTCCAAGCTATTGATATATACTTGACTGGCTATTGGTTGACTGCTAGAGATAATACTTCGTATTGGTGTGTGGGTGGTCTTGGTTATGCTTTGAAGTTTGAGGATAACACCATTAGTTACTCAGGGTTTGCAGGTCTTTCAGAAGATGCTTCCATTTTTGTTTTCTCTTCTTATAGTGTCATTCGAGGTAATTCATGTGGTGGCCATATTTACTTAAATGGTTCAGGATCCTCTGTTGTGGATGCTAATGTTGGTGTTTTGACAGGCATTTATTTAGCAAATCCCACGCTTGCCTCTAGTATTAGATTAGGGAGTGCAAATTGCACTATTTCTAATAATAAAGTGAACAGCATTTCTCTTACGGGAAATGTTAATATTATATACCGTCCTAATTATTGTAGTGTTCAAGGCAATAGTTGTGTTACTCTTTATAATGGGGATTCATTTGATTTAGTAGGCCCAACTAATACACGAATCCTAAATAATTATGTTTCTACGAACATTGTTTCATATGATGAGGCAACACATGCCATTATCACAGGTAATACAGTACTCGGAACTATTGATATCTTTGAGGACTATTGTGTCGTAGGCAATAATCAAGTTGCCATAATTGATGTTAATGCTACCCCTATAACCAACTGGAGGAGAGTGCTTATTTCCTCAAATAATGTCAGTAATAAAATTACGGGAGAAATAACTTTAAACACTACTCCAATTTATACCTCTGTTATAGGGAATACAGTTCCCACTGGGGGGAAAATGTTTGGGCACACGACAGTAGGTGTTCATACTGATTGGGAAGCACATAATATAGAATGGTAATCAATTGGACTAATGAGGTATAAATGAGAGTTTTTATAGATCAAAAAGACTTGATAGCAAATGGGTCTTCGGCTAACTTGAAGATTACTCAGGTGGAAAAAACCCCTCCCAACTATGAAGATGGGACTGCCATCAATGGCCAGTTTATCCTTCCTGTCGTGGATGGTGTTGAGTTTCAAGTTGATTCTGATTCTTACGTTCTCCCAATTGATGGTGAAGATATTAGCAGTCAGGCTTTTGCTCATCTGCTGGCATCTTTTCCAATGTATGGTCACATCTTCTTTAATCCTCTTATCACTGCTCAGAATCTTGCCTATTCTGAGGGTGGTATTGATTTTTCCAAGACTTTCAAAGATGTCAGTAATACACCACCTGATCCTCCTGTTTATTATAGCTCTCGGCTTCAAACAGGACGAGAATCTGGTACGGATGCTGGTAATTATCCGACCCACACGGCATTACTGTCTCTTAATGATACCGTTGTGCCGAACCGCCCAGGTGTTATGGTTACAAAGGAAATTGATTTGACTCCATATACAGGTATTGATGGAGCAGATGAGTTTTGTGTGTATTGGAAATTATTTGACTTCACAACCAGTGAGGATTTGGCAGGGGATTATGTGAACGATGTTGTGGGTAACAATACCCCTGCAATACGTCGAATCTTCGAGGCAGACCCAGAACCCGATGACTTATCTGTTTATGTTTCCCCTGATGATGGGGCTAATTGGTGTGAAGCTGGGTTCCTAGAATCTGTTGCGTTCACATCTAAGACTACGAGCATCAGGTTGGCATTTTTGAATCGTGGGAGTAGTAAAATTTTCATCGCTAACTATGGAGTACTTTTTTAAAGAGGTGTTATGAGATACAGGTTAAATATCTCTATTGAACACCTATATTAAACAGGTAAAAGGTAAAGAACATGAGTAATTACGGATCTGATATATCTCGGACACTCGATGCTGTTAACAGGCAGTTTTCTAATGTGTTGTTCCGGAGAGGGAAACCACCCCTCGATGCTGAGTATAATCTTCAGGATGATATATGTTCTGAAGAACTGAGGGATGTCGTGCGAGCGATGATGCCTTCCGGTTTTGTTATGGATCCCACACGTCCTCTGGAAGATTTCCAATTTAATCCTTCCTGGGCAAACATGTTCATTTTAGGGAATCCAACCATACAAACTCTTGGTTCAACCACTACAATTGAATCAAATCCTGTTATATGGGCAAATGTCAATGGCTGGATGATTCCTGTTGCAGGAACTAACATTAATTCAACCTGGTTGGCAGCTCAAGGTGAACCTACTAATATCGTTCGTTTGAACCCACCACCAGAATCAGATGCACGGATTGATTTCGTGTTTCTTGAAGCTTGGCAGACTCGGCTCGATGCAAATCCAGCAACAGCTCATAAGCCTGCTGCTGATAAAATCTGGAAATATGGCAACGTTGAATTCGGTGGGACTAACCTGACCGATGATCTTGAAGACCCTGCAATTGGGCACCAGACTTCAGCTCGTGTGCAGATTCAGTATAGAATCAGGGTGTTTGGCTCAGGTGCAGGTCAAGGCATGAGTGCTGATCTGGTGAATTATCCCGACGGATTGGGATACCCTAACATCCTCGGGCAAGGTGCTGCTTCTGATGTGGTGGCTGGATACCCTTTCCAAAATATGCGTGAAGAACTCGGTGACCCTTCCTTGTGGCGTTCAGGTGATGGCAACCCAACCAATGGAATGGAAACTGTGGATGGTTTTTCCTATGCAATCCCTATTTGTGCGGTGTTTCGACGAAATTCACGAGTGTATGTGGCTATGACAGCCTCGGGGAATCCAAACCACAATGGTGGTTTCAACAGGACTCCTGGAACAGGTCTGTTGCCTAACCCGTTGACAGGTGCTAAAGCTCTGACTATGGCTACTATTGTAGGAGTAGGTGCCCATACAGGGATTGCAGCTTCTGATGGTTTCAGTACTGCAGGATTTGCTGTTCCAGCATCTCCTGCTGAAATTCAGATGCCTTATGGTAACTCAGTTGAATTCAGTATCACTGTTGCAGGCTTGGCTGGGTCTGGTTTGGATGATGCAGCTCAGAATTGGCCCTATACATACATTAAGATTGGTGATGAGATTCTCAGTGTGGCTTCTGTGGATACTACAGCACAAACCATTAGAATCCCTGAGAATGGTCGTAGTCGTTTTGGAACTGCCCTAACGGGCCATCTTACTGGCACAGTTATTGAGTTCTATAATACCCGACCAGATGACCTGTATTCAGACCAGGTTGATAGCTGTGACATCTTAGATCTCCGTCGAGGGGTCAATGCCAATGATTGGGACTTTGGACGCTTGTTAGAACGTGGTGTTACCGATCTGTTAACAGGTAAGATGAGAACGGCTTGGAAACGAGAAGGTGCTTCTTATGGTGGTACTCAAGGTCCCGTCATTCATGAAGTAGATCATCTTTATGCTTACGACTCAACTCACCCGAATGGCACTGACCCAATTGATGGACCAGATGGTGTTCGTACAGTTTGGTCAGATGCTGCTGCAATACAGCCTAATGTGACGACTCTTTTGGATAATGCTGCTGTAACTTCAGGTTCAACCCCACAAACTGTTGAATCTTTCAATGCAACGGTTGAATGGGACGTAGCTCCCGGTTTTCGTCCGTCCGGTTTCTTGAATACAGGTGGAGGATTAACAGATGAAGAATCCTTCTCGAATGGTTCCGTTCTCTTGTTTCACATCGGTGGTGACGATGGTACCGAAGGTGCCCGAGGAACTTTCCGAGATGGAAGTACCAGGGCAGTTCGGTTCCTGATGCCCAAGGAAATGTGGCGGTCTGGATATCCTGTTGTAGACCCAGAGAATGGTCAACAGCATCCAATTCAGCTTCGTTTTTTGGGGGAACGAGCTTTTGAACCAGCTCCTGAAAATTTGGATGCTGTAAAGGCAGCCAGGCACGTTGGCCCTATGTATCCGTGGAAAGATTTATCCTTTGAATACCCTTTCATTGCTTTGGGAGGAATCCTGAATGATGGTGGTTTGATGCAGATTGACGTTCCTAACACGTCTTTCCGAGCGGCCACTCAATATGATGAAGCTGTCTTTGTGAACTATGACATCATCGAGATTGACCTTAATAGTTATGATTTCGATATCAACGGAGAGTATGGTTTTTGGATTGACACTGAGCCTACAGGTACGAAACGATTCACAAATAACCCTGCCCGAGTCAGTAAGCCTCTCTTGAGGGGTGAACAGACACTGTATGGACTCCTAACAGACTATGGCCGTGACCTGACGGGTCTTTCTTCGGAAGTGTACTTAGTCATTTATGGTGATGATGAATGGCGTGATAATAACGGTGCTTTCCAAGTTATTGGTGTTGGTACCGAAGGTTACACCACCAATAATGCCCTTAACGGCACGAGTTTGGTTCTTCGTCCACTATCTGCGGACTTCTCAGGTACTAATTCTTCGGTTGCTAAAACTCTAAGAGTGGAGTTCCGAACTCCTTATCATAATGCTGATGATACTTCAGATGCCGAGAGTAGAGTAGCAGACTTGGCTATTGTGTTGACAGACCTTGGTGGTATACTGGATAAAGAGATTCAAGTCAGTAATATGACCATTTCAACAGGTGATCATCCTTGGAAACGTATTTACTTGGGTGATGTGGCAGGGACAACTTACGATTTGGCTCTTCCTTATGACATTGGGGCTGAGACAGTTAATATTGCAGCCAGCAAAGCTCTGGTGGATTTGACTTTGATTTATCATCCTGGCCGAGGTTCAATGAACCGTGTGCCAGATGAACTGAACCGTTTTGCTTTGAAAGGCAATAATACTCAGCCTGCCACCGGTGGATATTTAAGAGGGAACCCAGCTAATATCGATACAACTTTCTCGGCTACTTCTGGTGTTCCTTCAAATGAAATTTGGTGGGATCCAGCTCATGTTCAGTTGTGGAATCGTCTTCCTTCGTTGGGATGGTCGGCTCCTTCTGCTGAAGATTATGGTGGAGATGTTGTTGGTTATACAGAGCAGGACAGAGAAAACGAACTGTTCTATGACCGTGGTAGCAAGACAGCTATCTTCCGACCCTTCAGGGATCGTCAGATGACCCTTCAGGCTGTCAGTATCCGAAATGATGGTGGTACCACGGCATTCCCAGATGCAACTACAGGGTTAGAGGGTGCTTTTGATTACCTGACCAAGGTTATTGATAAAGATGCAGGACAACTTTTCACACCGAATAAGTTTGCAGCATTCCCAGTACCTTTCGAATTCATGCCACGGTTTGGCCGACAGGATATTCCTTACTATGTGGATATCAATTCAGGTAATGGCCCATTCTTGAGTGGGGTCAACCATTTATTTGTGGATACCGTTAGTGTGACCAATAATATTTTTAATATTATTGGTGGTGAACCAAAGACTTCTGAAGTTGCCACTTTGATTTTCAGAACGGACACCCCAAATCGTTATGCTGAGTATGATACTTACACAGGCATAGAGAATGAACGGCCTGTGATGTTTGCCCGTAAAACGACGGATATTAATGTTCCTGTAACTCAATATGGTTTAGAAATACTGGCTCAGTTGGCAGCCGTGAATTCATCTGATTTTGGTAAAGGGCTTAAAGGAATCCAGCTTCCACCGTACATTGGCCCTGCTCGTGTTCTTGGTGTCTATGAAAAAACAGATTTTGAAGCTAAAGGTGGCCATACTTTTAAAAGTAACCGCTGGCAGATGGAAGAAGCTGCACCCCCGAACCTGTTGAAAACAGATGCGGATCGTCAGACTTTGTTCATTCTTCAGGATGGGGCAAAAGATTTAACAACGGAAAATGGAGACCATACGTACATCATTCCGTCGAATGCCATCGACTTCACCCGATCATTGACATACATTACGGCAGGAGATGCCAGTAAAACTTTCGATGATTATGAATATGTGGTGGAATGCACGGTATTTGGGTTTGCCCAAGGATTTATTAACGAAAATAATTATGTCCTGACACGTCGTTTGAACGGCCATGGCGGAACGAATGTGGATAATTTCTTAGACCCTATTGAATTTGACGACATCCATATGGTTATCCCATGCCCTGCAGGTGACAGTGATCAATTGTACTCGGCTTATAATCGAACTGTTTATCAGGGTGATCCTTACTTCTCAGTAAATGGAAGTGCAGCCGACTATACAAACAGGTATGGTCAAATAAGTATTGGTCATCAGTATGACATGAGGATTCCAATCCAGCAGTATGATAGTGCTGGGAATTTTGTCCCTCAAATCACCAATCCCAAGTCTTTTGAGGTTTTGGCATCAATGGACTTCTACACAACGATGGGAACTGGTAAGATGGGAGGGGATTTCTACTCAGGGACTCCGTTGGATATTGGCCACACAGAATTGAACCTGAATGCTTCTAAACGAAGCCCAGAGACGAATACCAGCCCAGCTTGGAGAATCCAGCCTCGGACATATTCTGAAGGCCAGAAATCCAATCCCAATAGGGCAGGTTTGAATATCATTTGTCAAGAGAATGCCAGTTGGTGTGTTGAAGATGACCCTTATAACATGTATATCCGATTCCGGTTTGTATTACTGGATGGAACATTAGTAGACTTGTATGGGTCAACCTCAGATGCTGAATCCATTTTGACGGCTGTTACCCCGACAGGGCTGGATATTGACTCAGAGGACGTATTTGAGGTGGACACCAGTTCCAAACAGATTGTAATGGAGGGTTCTAAACTCCAAAATATTATTGTTCCAGCAGGAGGGTATATTGAGTATACCATGGCTGTGACGGGTGGGACTCCTGTTGATGGTGACCATGTGGTTTTCACTTCCTCAAATCTTTATACTGTTGGTGACGGTCGGCTTATTGCCATGTGTAGAGTTGCTGCAGAAGTGGTTGTCACCATTATCGATCCTGGTGAAGAGATTGAGACATATTTAACTGGGGACGAAACAGTTACACTTCCTAACCCAGTACCGGCTGATTCAACATATTTAGTTTTACCCGAACTGTTAATTCCGTTGGTCGATTTACCTGATGATGGTTATACTGTAGTTATCGAAGATATGGAACAGGTGGACTCTGCTCCAATAGGATTGATATTTACATGTCAATCTGTGGTTGTAGGTTTAAATCTTAATATTCAGATGTTTGTTCATAATGTTTCGGGTAGTCCTATTAATGCAGGTACTACGCGAGTTGTAAGAATCGGTGTGGCTGGAACCCGGGATGACATCACTGCATCAGATATTGACCTGAGTGTAAAGGTTTTCCAAACCACTGGCAGCATGAGTCAAACGTTGGCAAACTTGATGGAGACCATCAATACTCACCTACGACTATATCAAAATGTAAAAGCTCTTGGGGAGGGTGATGATGCTTTGAAACTCATCTCTGTCCCGACGGGAACAGAGGGGAATGACATTACAGTCACAGCTCAGAGGGTGGGAGTTGACACGTCTACCTCTCCTGTGTCTGTTTTTGGTGAATTCACGGCACAGAATTTAGTTTACCCTTTGGAAGCTATCCCCTCCAACATGAATCCACAATCGTTTGTGGCTTCATCGTCAACACCTCTAATAGGTGGTGTTAATTTCCCTTTGAATGCTGGGGATGGGGCAAGTCAAATCGGTTTGACAGGTATGACAGAGAGATTACCTTTGGGAGCATTGCTTCAAGACAGTGATTTCCTCTGTGAAAACCCTCTGAATGACCATGCTTCAGCAGTGAAAACCAGTCCTGTTGGTCCACACCCTCTTCAAACGTTGATGCCGATGACTCAGCAAGGTGAAGAATTTGAACGGTTCAATGGAGCGCCTGGTCAGCTTTTAGCTTTATCTGATGGATATGAATGTATTATCTCTTTCAGTTCGTGGACATCAACAGATACAGGTGGCACGAAGAAATACCGTATTTATCGTGGTGCTGGCGCTCCTTATGTTCTGTCAGGAAATAACCCAGGTGGCCCAATCGATTGGGTTTCCGATACATTCCCAGCATCCAGTCAACCCGTCCTCAAAGGTGGTATGCTGGCTTGTAGGGCTATGTTAGTTCGTAACTTCCCAGAATATTTAGTAACCTCTAACACACATCCTTCTGAGGGTGATGAAATTCAGATGGTTGTTTTAACTTACGGGCATCTTGGTGATGGCAGTTCTCAACTCACAGGATTAACTTTAGATGGTATAATCTCTCCATCAGGGTATGGTGAAGGATATGCTGCGGCTGATCGGTTCCGTATTGGAGGACACCCGATGTTCCGAGGTTTCACCCGTCAGGTACCAGATCCTGCTGCTGTTCAATTGGCGGTTTACCCAGATGGAATCCGGGAGCCATAATTAACTTTTTAGGAGGATAGAATGAGAAATTTAATGTTGCTGATGGTTCTGGTTGCTTTTGTTGTAAGTGGTTGTTCTGCTATCGACTATTTCAAGCGGCCTGAGAATCAACAAGTTCTGTTGGATGCTGGAGTGACCTGTTTCCAAGGTCAGGATTATACTTTGGGTATAGCCTATGGATTCAGTCGAGATGGCCAGCAGATTACGAATGACACAATGATTGAAGGTATTATCGGATGTGACAATCGTAAATTTTCGGTGATTTGTGATGTTACTAAGGGACCTGACGAAGACCCCTGTTCAAATGTGAGGTCATATACAGAAGACCCACCATCAAATGACAAACCAGCCGAGCCTATGATAGAACAACTGGCCGAGCCTGTGATAGAACAACCGGCAGAGTCTGTAGTGGAAACACCCCCAGTATCGTAAGGATTGATTATGCCTGTAATTAAACGAGAAAATATTGATAGGTCTATTCGGGCACCACATGAAAAGAAGTATAAAGCCCAGCTCAAGAAGGCTTTACATGACCCCATGTTGACCCCTGAAGAGACAGACCATATCAAAGAGCAATTGGCATCCCTAGGCAAAGCCAAGGTTTATCGGAGGAATTCACCTCCAAAACCAGGTGCTATTGATTTGACTTAAGTCCCTTTTGACTAAAAGTAATTATAGTGCCATCCTGTTGGGTGGTAACTTTACATAAGGAGGTTAAAATGAAAAAAGCATTGTTTGTTCTGATGATCTTGATGATCCTTACTATTCCAGTAAAGGCTCAAGAAACTGATGTCTCAACTGATGGAGCAACTGATGCCCCAATGACTGATGTTGTCGGTGAAGGTGATATTATAGATACACCTGTTTCTGACACGAAAGAAGCAGACATTGTAGAACCTGGGAAGGTTATGGAGGTATCAGCTGACGCCAAGTCATTGAAGGCTGAGAAAATTATCCCTACTATTATAATAGATTTACTTAATGTGCCTGATGTTGAGAAGGTTACAGACATTGCTGAAGAAGAAGCCGAGGACGCTGGATGGGGAGCTTACGGGGGCATTTTCGTGCTGCTCATTGCTGCTGTTATCGGTATTATTCGTATAAGGCGTAAGAAGAAAAGGACTTTGGTCTAACCAAACATCCTGAAAAGAGAGAAACCCCCGACAGGAATTTAACCTGTCGGGGGTTTTTATTTGATATTTACTGTTATCTACTTTCTAGTGATGAGCACTGTGGCTCTTCCGCTTGGATAGCTGTGTTTTCCTTGTAGTTTACAATCATTGGGAATGGGTAGGTTGTAACCTTAACGGGTATCATTTTGATAAATTGAGCCTGTTGAGTGTCCACAGCAAGGGCATCAATTTTTGTTTGGTTGTTATTACAACCAGTCGGCCCCAATTAGCGTAATAATCATTAAGAGGACACTACAACCAGTTATCAGTCCAGTCAAAGTTAAAAGGAGGAGGGGCAGGAAATATTTCTTCATAGTTTTTTGGGTCCTTTAAAGATTACAAACTATACGAACTGGTAATGGAATAGCACTTTTGGTTGTGGCAATTTGAGCAATGTTACACATTTGGGTTTTGATAGCTGCACGTTGAATTCCCAACGATTGTGCTAGGTTTGTTTGGCTATCAATCTGAGCTTGGGTTATACGACTGGCCAGACCCTGGTAATCAGCATGCATGGTCAGCATTTCTTGAGCTTTACCTTCAGTGTACTGGTAGGAAGTTTTGGTACTGATATGATCTCCATAGAGGAAGACTGGTTTCACAATCATGGTTAAAATACCAAATGCTAGGCTGATAAAAAAGACTCCGAGAATCACTTTGAAGAGCAGCCCCATACCTTTATGGGCATGGTAACTGGCTTCCTTATAATCCTCTTTATACTGCTTGTTGAATTCACTGGACATTGTGTGACTCCTTTCATGAAAGTCAAAGTTTGTGCTAAGATTATTAGTCATAAGGGACTTGAATTGCTAACCCTACTGGTTAACTGCCCTTTTCTTGCTTCATAGATAATAGTTTCGTCCGTGCTTGCCCAAAGGGCATTGCAGTGACCTGTGACCAGAGCTCTCATCTCCACAAGCATTTATCCTCAAAGTCCCTTTTGCCTACCCCGTAATAGTGGGAAAGAATTAGTTTTTACGTTTCTAATGTGGTCTGTTATCACTTCCCTTCTATTTTCAAGAGCACAGGCTAGTGTTTCTTCATATCTTCAATAATCACTATTACTACAACAACCGAGAAATTAGGGAAACTAATCCAAATTAAATAATTTCAAACCCTCTTACTCGGGCTTTTCCCTGAGAATCCTTTTTTACTTCAGTTCCCCAGTCTTCAAGTTTAACCCTGATCGGAGTATTTCCTTTCGGCCATATTCCAAAACCATAAGAATTCTCATGATTGGGGTTCAAATCACAATGCCAATCTTCATAATAAATACCGACCTGATAAGTTCTATTGTAGTTGTATTTCCCTCTTCCTTTTTTATCGTGATTTCTAAAAGCATAAAGATACCCATCTTTAATTTCAAGATGATGTTTTTCGGCGTAATCTTGAAGGTTGGTGGGATTGAAAGTTCTCTCCTGGTATGAAAATTGATACTCTGAAATCCTACCCCAATTTACTTTTTCTTGGAATTCACGAATAAATCCTTCTGATAAAGTTTGACATTTGGAAATTTGATACCAATGAACTTTATCCTGGAATTCACGAATGAACTCCTCAGATAAAGCTTGGGATTCTGAAATCCTATCCCAATTTACTTTTTCTTGGAATTCACGAATGAACCCTTCTGATAAAGTCTGATACCCTGGAATGTCTTGCCAATTAACCTGATCCTGGAATTCACGAATGAACCCTTCTGATAAA